CTTCCTGATACACGCGACGGAACCAACCATAGGTAAAGGTTTCGTTCTGTTTGCGTTTCTCGGAAATATCCAAGTAGTAGTAGGTTTGGAAGTGCGTCAGTGCCATCGCAAGGATGGACATACCTTCAGCACCGCGAACACCTTGCAACGCTTTGATTGCGGTGATGGTCTTAGTGCCCATAGCACCGTCAACCACGAGATCCGGATACAGCTTCTCTTGGTTGTTCAGACTGTTCAGGATACGTTGCAGTGCAAGAACCGCATTCTTACGACCAGCGTTAATGCTGAAGTCGAACAGACGGTCAGCAAGGAACGGTTGGAACGCAACAATCTGATCCAGCAACAGGCGCTGCCACCACATTTTGTCGTAGATCTCAAATGCGAGTGACTGCGGCATGTCGCGCATTGCACCAGTGTAGCCATACTCACGGGCTGTGGCAATAGTGATGCCCCAGATGGTCTCACCACCCAAGTCATCCTTATTGTTCACGTAGCCTGCTTCAATGGCAGTCTTACGACGGATAATGCCGTCTTTAGTGAACTTACTATAGTCAACCATTTCAGTACCTCATTAATAACCGATGGCGATGTATTGAACGTTCTGGGTTATCCAGATTTTGTGGCTTTCGTTTGTGTCCAAACCAATAGATACCGATGTCTGGGTGTAGCCATTGATCCTCACCACACAAACCCAACCTTCCCCAGATGCTGAGGTGGTAGGTAAAGCCATTACCCCCAAGCATCGAGTCGGGAATCTATTTTTAAAGTTGGCAGTACCGCCGGTAGTAGTTTTGTCCGTAGCAGGCATCTGTATTGAACCCCATTGGATCATAAACCCAGTGCTTTTATCTACCCACGTTCCTGGATAGCCACCGTCCAAGGTGTTTTTAGGCGACAACTGCGCAATGGCCTGCGCCAGTCCACCCGGCGTGACAAACGCATCCCAAATGCTTCCGTTAGTGGATTCAGCGGCATTCGCCGTCCTGAAGTTATCCACGCTACCCAAACCAACCTGTCCTTTAGTAACGCCATGTGGGTTACTGCGGTTGTTGATGTGGTTATTGAGTGCGGGCATTACCTTGGCGTTAATCAACTGCATTGCGCGTAGTGGTGACATGAAGCGATCATTGGTACCACCCGCTTCTGCTTCCGGTTGGGTGGCCATTGGCAGGTTTGGCACATCACCAAGACCGACTTGACCTTTAGTCGTTCCGTGTGGGTTGTTCTTATCCGCAATGTGATTATTAATCACCGGTAAGATCTTCTGCTTCAGTGCGTACCACATAGCCGATGGTGACAGATACGTAGTACCGTTGTTCTCATCGATGGCATTGGCATTCGTAGCCATTGCATAGTTCTGCACGTTACTGAGACCCACCTGCGCTTTAGTAACCCCATGCGGGTTATTCTTGTCAGCAATGTGGTTGGACAGGTCGCGCTTCATGTTAGCAATGTCACCATCGATCAGATCCTGCAAGTCCTTACGCAGTTTCGTAACGTCTGCGTTGGTTGCGTCTACGCGAGCATTGAGTTTATCAACGTCGATGTAGATTAAACCTTTAACACGATCGATGTAGTCATAAATCTGCTCATGCGATGCAACGTCACCAGTCAGAATTGCTATCCGTAAGTTCTCAATTGCCTCAGTCACAAACTCCATGCCGTACAGGTCATCGGCATCGTGAAGGTGGGGGGCCGGTGGGAAGCGAACTGGTTTACCCAAAACGTCAACCCAATTGACTTTACGGTTATCCAGCTCCAAGGCTTCGAATAAATCAGAGACGGCGCTAGACGATAGACTGAACGGGCCACCCACAACCTGATAGTCGATTTCAAAATCGTTACCAAGTGACTTGTTGGTGATGATGATAGCAGCGCTAACCGAGAGACCCAACATTACTGTTGCATCCTGGTACAGCATGATGGGCTTGTAGTCAGTACCCGGCTTAAGCGGGGTCACGTTGCCTTTCTGCCGCACCACCAGACTATCCGTGTAGAATGGACCATAGAAGGTCGCAAACGCACGAGAGTTGTCTCTTGGTACAACATGAGGCTCCGCAAGTACCAAGTTGTCCTTCGACTTTCCAGTCGTGTCCAACGGATACTTAATAACTTTTGTAGCCATTTAATTATCCTCAACTGAGAAGCGGGATATCCTCTTCTCGTAAAAATATAAACTTGAGAATACGGGGACTTAACTTTCTAAATCCCCGTGGTATCCCGCATTAACTACTTTTCAGATCGGCAATCAGGACGATGTCGTCGAGGTCGTCCACAAAGTGGGTCTTACCGGTCAACGGCGTGTGGTAAAGCTGGCCGGGGAACAGATAGTCTTCCGGTTTATCCACAACGTTCCACTTAGCACCATCGTACTCTTGAACCTGTCCGCTGCTGGTAATGAAGATCGGCGTGCGCAGGTCAGGGCGAGTTATCGTCTTCCAGGTCGACATGCTCTGGCTGTAGCACGCGTAGCCAACTGGTGAGCTACCCATGAAGTTAGCCAGGTCGGCGTCTGTCGTTAGGTCGATAGTCAGCTTGGCGCTGGCAACGTAGGTGGCGCTATCCAGATCTGTGGTTTCCAGTGTGAATACATCACCCACACGAGTTACGCGGATCTGTACACCATTCAACCAGTTTCCCCACCCCTTACCGGTAGTGGATGCGTTGGCACCGCCAGTACTACCGGCAGAACGGTTGTCATCAACAACACCATCAAACCACTTCAGACCACCATTCGTCATGGCAATCACTTTCTGGTCCGTAGTAAAGGCATCTTTGATGACCATCCACAGTTTCGTCGCAATGGCAATGTTACTGCCCGGTGTACGGAAGGCAGTGAGGGTGTGGGTACGTCCACCTTCGACATAATAACCGATCAACACGCCAATGAGGTCATCGTCTGCGTCGGACGACGTTAACTTAGCCTCGAAGACGTAATCGCTATAAGCCTTAGGCGATACAAAACCGATGTGGGAAGCCGAGTTCACCTGACAGACGATGCGATTGTTAGCCTCATCAAATTTCCAGGCATCAAGTTCAGCTGCAATGGCCGGAGATACCATGGTGGTTTCATCGACACTGTAACGCTGCCACGTTTTGAACACGCGTTTGAAGTTCTCATCCGCACCTTTCAGTGTGGTCACTTCAGCAGCGCTGGTTGCAAAGCCAATGTCACGACTGATAAGGCGGGCATACCGCGCGCCGCCAGTCTCTTCATTGTCTGCGGCAAATGCCACATCGCCAATCTTAGCATCTTTAACCACACGCTCACTCAGACGAGACCACAGTGCCGACAGCATCGCTGCTGGCGTCAGGAACATATTGGTGTTCCCTAAAGTTACGTCTAGCGAGGTTTGTGCTGTTTTGAAGTTATCGACGTTCTCCAACCCAACCTGATCCTTACTGACACCATGAGGGTTATTCTTGTCGTCTTCGTGGTCCTGCAAGTCCTTCGCAACGCCGTCTGTGACAATACGGCCAACCATCGCAGTAACGCCAGCAACAGTAACGTACTTGTTCGTAGCTACACCGGAGTTCAGCTCGCCTGCGGTGGCAATACCGTAGTTCTGCACCAGATTCAAGCCAACCGTCAGCGCGGTGATCTTGTGCGGGTTGTCGGCATCCAGGTGCGCCTGCATAGCGCTTGCAATAGCGTTGGCTACATGGTTAGCGACACGTAGTGGCGTCATGTAGAGTTCGTTAGATGTACCAGCCACAGCTTGCTCGAAATCAGCAATACCGAAGTTTTGTACATTACCCAGACCAATAGACTCTTTGGTAGGTTTGTCGCCAGTGTTTGCCATGGCAGTTGCGATACGGTCAGCGACAAGCGCTTGCACCAGAGACGGTGACATAAAGCGGTTGCCTAACACACCTTCCATTGCTTCGGCTAAAGTAGCCATGCGATAGTTAGGTACGTCACTCAGACCAACCTGCGTGGCGGTTACCTTATGTGGGTTGTCAGTTTTATTGGCATGCGTGTCAATGATAGGCTGTACTTTCTTAGTTAAGAAATACGCCAGTCGACGAGCACTAATAAAACGAATGCTATCGGTACCCGCGTCAACATCCTGTTCAGTTGCCTCTGAGAGTTGACCAAGTGAGTCAAGACCCAACTGTGCCAAGGTAACGTGATGTGGGTTAGCGTGGTCGCGGATGTGCTCAAGCAGAGCCTTTAATGCTTTGCTAGCAGAATCGCCCAGCGTAACACGAATCTGCTCCAGCGCTTGAACGACATCATCCATGCCAACGAGATCGTCAGAGTGGTGAAGGTGATCAACCGGTGGGAAGACAACAGGCTTATCGATAACGTCATCCCACTTCACTTCGCGGGGATCGTTCTTGATGTTCGCCAGGATGTTCAGGATCTCTTGTGCATCTAAGACCCATTCACCGCCGAGGGTTTGATACTCAACGGTTAAGCGACCGGAAAGGGTGCGGTCAATAACGACGATTCCGCCGTAGATTGGGGTAGCACATTCCAAGGATGCCGCTTCAAAATGATAACCCAAATCGAAATGCACACCCTCAGTCAACGTTTGACCGCTAGCGATGTGTTTTACGACCAGGCCCTTTTTGAAGAATGGCGCGAAACTGGGGATAATCACATCGTAGTCGGACCCACTGGCAGGGTTAATACTATGTGATTCGGGTGGGACACGGTTCGCCGCCAAACCCCCAGACGGATCGAATTCGTATAGGTACTTTTTATCAAACATAACTGTTCGCCTCTGCGAGCCTAGTGTAAAAAATAATTTCTTTGGGTATTACGTGGTGTAGGCTATGACATATTATAAGTCGGCCTCCGAGCACGGATTATCGAGGTAATGACATGTATAGATACATACAAGCAACCGCCGTCGAGGTCGGTGCTCCGGGTACGTGGAATCCCGTAAATCTGTCGGAGTTAACACTCGAACAGATATTCACGAACTACACCGGTGCTCTGGTGGAAATCGAGGTTGTTGAACTACAGCGTCGTTACAGTTTGAATATGTGGGACCTGAATACCAACCTTCGCTTCTTGCCTATTAAGTTTGGTGACTGGCTGATTTCTATTGGTAATCAGACCATTCCACTTAGCGATGACCTGCCTGCAAACGATCGTGTTTATGCGACCTATCGTGATGCGTGGTGTCATGGGTTTCAAGTGCAGGGTTATAACCGCAACATTGCTGTCGAGCAGAAACTCACCTTAGATCAAACCATCGATGCTATCGTGACTAAACCAGACGTTGACTATAGTCTGATTGACCAATACGCTTTATTCCTGGTTAATGGACTGGTGCATAACTCCGTTGCAATTCCTGACGGTATGGTTATCCAGGACGCTGGTAAAAGTCTGCAAGCATCTAAAGAAAACAGGGTAGGCATTCTCAACTTTGAGAAGCTCGGTAAGGTTGAGCGTTTTGCCATTACGCCAGAGATGCTGATACCCCCGACCGATGATCTTCCGTATACCGACAGTGTTTATCTGAAACTCACTGGCATCGATACGACCAATAAAACGATTGGTATTGTTATCGGTGGGTACTTGCATCTGTTGGACAATGCGTACGATCAGGTGGGTTCGCAGTTACTGAAATTGAACATGCGTGACTATCCGATTGTTGAACGGTACTGGATTCTGAAACAGAATACCGATGTCTCGGCTATTAAGTTGACTCACTTCAATAACCGTAAAGACAAGCTGGACTTCACTGAACTGACTTCAACTGAAAACATTGCGGCGTTGTTAACCCTCTCGCAAAGTTTCGTAGTGACGATCGATGCTGTTGATATTGGCGTTGAACGCATCATGGCACACCAGGCTGAACTGGCAGGTCGTTATGTGGCGTACAGTAAACCAATGTACCCACTGATCTCTGACACCGGCAGACTGATCAACTATACTTGGTACGCAGCTAAGCATGACTACGTTGTTCGTACTAGTGAATACTTCTTCACTAACTACATGCGGCGTACTACTGAATTCCGTAAGCAGACGATGGTAACACAACATCGCTATGTCCATAAGCCCACGGTTTATCAGGATGCTTTCTGGCTTCAGATTTATCGTACTACGCACTGACGGCATAAAAGCCTCCCTACCCGCAGTGGGTAGGGAGTGCTTCTTTATATGTTGGGTGCGTTAACGTTCTGCGAGCTATCTATACCAGCACAAGTGATCTTACCACCAATCACTGCGTCACCGGTAGTCACCAGTTCACCTTCGATGCGCATGTTGCCCTTCGAGACCATGCCATGACCGTTGCTATTGTAACCAGTGCTGATTTGGCCAACTGTCACGTTGTTAGTGAAGTTTGCCTGTGGGGTATCCACATGGAACAGTTCAGAGATATCACCAGAGAACAGATTGGCTTTAACCTCAACAGTTTCGGCAATGACCTGAACCACCTTAGTTTCCATCTTGATCAATTCAGCAGCAAAAGCAAAGATGTTATTCTTATCGATCTTAAGGTGCGACCCAAAGCTGTTCTGCATTATCCAAATTGCTTCTTGCGAATCGAGGTTAACCATATTACCTGTGTCGTCGGCAAGAATTACAGCACCTTCACCCAGATTGAACTGGAAGATATAGGCAAATGGTTCACCCTGTGATTTACAGGTACGCAGTGTAAGTTGCTTGGTGTGACTAGACCACTCGATGGTGTGCATGTTCTCAGGTTTAACCTCAGAGGTACCATCTGCATTGGCATTGTTGTTAATGCCCCACACAATCGTCTCTAGGCGCATCAGGTGGCCGTCTAAGCCCATATACTCCCAGTAGTACTCGTCCTGGTCAGCAAAGCGATAGAGCATCACACGCATCTTACGACGAACGTTTGGCGGGGTCAGTCGTTGACTACCCCACCGCAACCATTTAGCTTTAATAACGCTATCGGTTGTTGTGGTCGAACTGTATTCTTTCCCGCTGGAATCTGTACCCTTTGCTTCCACCGATTGGGTATTGGATACCTGCATACCTGTGGCACCAGGGTTAGACTCTAAACCACCGACTAACAGAATCTCAGTACCTGGTTCTAAATCCTCAAGAACGCGGGCCACTGAGACGGGTTTGAACTGACTAGACATGTCCTGCATGGCTTAGCTCCGGATTAAGTAATTATTAATTTGCTTGTCCTATAATTTGCAAAGTTGCAATCAAACCATACCCTTTCTGTCTAAGCAGAAAGGAGGGAAGGAATATATTTATTATAAGAGTTAGTATTAAAAATCCTTCCACTTGATTGGTGGTAATTGTAATAAATTACCACACCTTAGAATTAAAAATAACACGTCAGCGTTATCGTATAGATGAATATAAGCTCGGAGTCACCATGCGTATCAAGAAACTGATTTTAGAAGGCAACGTACGTTTACTGTACGCAGGGATTAAACGCCTTGTCTATACACCGGAGTCTGCTTACCAACTGGTAATCGGAACCAACGGGTCTGGTAAGAGTTCTCTGTTCGCAGAGCTGTCACCATTACCTGCTTCACGCCAAGACTTTTTAGCAGGCGGATTAAAGCACGTAGAGATCGAAGATGATGAAGGGAACCACTATACTTTAATCTCTGATTTCCGTGTCGGTAACAAACACACTTTCATTCGTAACAAAGAAGTTTTGAACGATGAGGGTACAGGCGCAACTCAGAAGGAACTGGTCTTCCAGTACTTCAAGTATACTGACGCATTGCATCAACTGTTGACCGGTGAGATTACTTTAACGTCAATGTCGCCACAGCAACGTCGTGAGTGGATATCGAAAGCGTGTAGTTACGATGTAACGTTTGCGCTGGCTCTCTTTAACAAAATGAAGTCGACAGCACGTGATGCCACAGGAGCGCGTAAACACGCCGAGACGAGGTTGGCGGTTGAATACAAGGGTTTGTTCAGTGATGAGGAGTTAAACGATCTACAGGACCACATAGATCGCCTGACAGCGAATATCACCGACCTTATGTTCGCAGTCGATCAACATGCTGCTCCACGGACAGAAGCCAACCGTCGTTTAGAGCAAGCCATGGGTGAGCTGAAGTCATTAGCCGGTGATCGGATCTTAGCGATGGATACAGAACTGCTGCGTGGACAACAGAACCTGGAAAACATCCTTCGTCAGATTAACTATGCTGAACAAGCTCGGGCTAACGCAGAGTCTGGACTGATTGAACGTCGTCGTGAGTTCACTGAAATCGAAGACACCATTCATCAGATGTCAGTGATGGTGGGAACAGGTGGGAACACACTGACCGAAGAACTTGAGCAGCTCCATGCTAAGCTGAAAGACTTCTATTCAGTTCAACGCATCGAGTTTGATTACGGTGAGTGTGACTTCATTTACTTGTTCCGACTGGCTGAGGAATTGGACAGTCCGATTACCGACAAGCTGTTAGCATTACCACCGAACCCAGGCAAGCGCTTTAACCGTGATGCATTAGCCGAAGCACAACGTAAGCATGATGAACTGGTTATCGCCCGTAATGTTAAGGCAACAGAACTCACTAAGCTGTCTGCTCGTAAAGAGATGATCGAGGGTGCTGAGAATACACAGTGTCCGAAGTGTGGGTATACTTGGGTACCGGGTGTGTCTGAAAACGAGCTACGTATCCTAGGCGAAAAGATCGAACTGTTAAACGTACAGGTCAATCAAGTCAATGATGCATATAACCGTAATCAGGTTTGGCTGGATGAACTGAATGAATGGCGTCGACTGTTCAACGACTTCCGTAACGTGGTCAGTTCAAATACTGCACTGGGTGTGTTATGGAAAGAGTTTGCAGTAAACGATCTGGTGTTCGAAGATCCAAACGCGTGTGTGCATCTGTTCTATCGCTGGAAAGAACAACTGCGGGTTTTAGCTGACCGTACCCGTGTTGAGAATCGTATCGATGAAATCAATGTCGTACTGAATCGTGCGAAGGAGATTGCCGGTGGCGGTAGTTCACAGTTCTTAACTCAACGTGCTAAACAGTTGGAAGAGGTTGTAGCTGCATTAACACACGATGAGCAGAAATGGCGTCGTCAGCGCGATGAATTAAATGAAGCATTGCTCCAGGCTCGCGAATGGGAATCGTTGAAAGACAAACTGACGACTTCTATTGAAGCTGTGAACAGTGCGATGCGCAATTACCTCTCGTCTCAACTTAACGATCAGTTCCGTCAGAACATCGAACGGCAACAGGCTGAGCTGGCACAGTTGTCTTATCAGCTGAATGAGCGTAAGTCGGCGAAAGAGATTGTGGCGAGTCTGGAGCGTCAGCGTGATGACCTGATGCAGAAAGAAGCAGACATGAAAATACTGATTGATCAGATGTCACCAACCTCTGGGTTGATTGCCGATCAGTTAAGTACATGTATTGATTCTCTCGTTAACCAGATGAATGACTTCATTGCATGCGTGTGGACATACGACATGGTTATCAAGCCATGTGGTCTGGATGCAACGGATCTCGATTACCGTTTCCCGATTGAGATTAAAGGGCGTCCTAAACTGGTCCCTGATATTGCTAAGGGGTCCGGTGCAATGCGTGCTTTCATTAACTTCACGTTTGTATTGGTTTATCTGTCCTTTACAGACATGCACGGATATCCTATTTATCCTGACGAGCTGGGTGCAACATTCGACCCAGAGCACCGTCAACGTGTAGTGGAATTCTTCAAGCAACTGATTGACTCTAAGCGAATCTCTCAGGTCTTCTATATCTCGCATAACCCTGAGGCACATGACACATTAGTTAACGCTGATGTTATTGTGATGGACTCAGCTAACGTGGGTGTAGTTGATGGTGCTAACCGTTGTCTGGAAATTGAATACGCATAAATAAGCACTCTCTACCCTTTGCGGGGTAGAGAGGCTTTTATGTCGTTACTTAGAGTTTTGAACTAACAGCTCTTCCAGCATTTGGTTACGAGTACGGAGTTCAGCGTTCTCAGCCTGTGAGGCCAGTAGCTGTGCGTGCTCGGTGGTGCGGTTGTTAATGCGTGCTTGTCGTGCAGACTCAAAGGCTTCAGCAGCTTCTTTGGTGATTACTGTAGACAATGACACGCTATGCAGTGACACGGTAGGTTCAATACCCACAACGTCACTTGCCAACGAACGAACCTTCTGGATAAAGTCATCCAGTGCCAGAGTATCGGGAATGGCTCCGAGTGAGCAGCTCAACACCCGATGTCGGAACGTGGTAGCCGCAGCATTTGGATAACCCGTGATATACGTACTCGGGATGTAAAGCGTCGGGGCATCGTCGCTGAACAACGTAACTAATACCGCTTCATCTTTTAGATCCTGAGCGTATTGATCTTGGGTCAGTCCGTATGGTGAGTAGTACCGTTCCCAAACTGCTACCTGTTGATTCAGTAAGTCTTTAAACTTACGGTTGGCGATACAGGTATAGGATACGCCATCGACCAGTTTAAACGGGGAGTTAACCGTGAACTGGCCAGAAGAGTTTAAAACAGGTACGACGGCCATTTATGTCACCCGCTGACGAAGTTGAGTTTAACAACGCAGACGTACTGCACTTTGGCGTGTACCAAGGTCAGATACATCTTGTCGTTACGAATAACGCGAGTCATGCCATCTGGAATAGCAGTGTAGCGCGTTGCCGATTCAGCAGCCTGAAGCAGCTCTGTCAGACGCATCATGAACTCACGGGTCTCTGGATCAATACGACCGAAGTCGAGACTGGTAGTGGAGATCATCGCATACTTCGGCCAGAGAGACAGGAAGTCAAACGGTGCATTACGGTTCTTCGGATTACCGACCGACAGGAACTGCATGGAGCGATACAGATTACCAACAAGCTGAAGGTTCGCATTTAAATGCGCATCAGTATAATCGGCACCATCACACCATTTCTTCGCTGTAGCCAACTGCGACTTCAGAGGAATAATTGGTGAGTAGAAACCAGCCACCAGTTTGTTATCCGGCAAAGAATAACGGTCCCAGAACGGAATGATATAGAACTCAGTCGGTGTAAACAGATCCGGGAAGATCTGCTCCCATTCATCACGGGAATGCGTTGAGTTTGCCAGGATATGATCAACGATGCTGTCACGAATACTGTCTGATGAAATACCTGCCAAACCGTAGACGAATACGCTCCACGGAACCGGATAGGTATCTTGATCATCCAGCGGACTGACAAAGTCATAGTTGGTGGTAATCAACTTGGTCTCAGGATAGTCGCCGCGATATTTGTTATTCTGTTTGTTCGTCAATTCAGAATTAATCGCTTGAATACGCGCGATGACCGTTGCAGCTGGTAAGAAGAAGTCGTCTAAGTTATCGAACGACGGTGGATTAGCGACATTGTGTTCGTAGAGGTCATACTCACGACGGAATGCATCGTCGGTATACCACACTCGCAGCAGGCTGTCTTCGTTATCTGACTCAAGAGCAGAGCAGGTAATAGAGGTTGGGAACCAGTAACGCCCATTGCTCACGATCTCACCTACCTCAGTGAACTTAGCGCGCTTAGTAAAAGCTGCGTTCAGTTGCTGAAGTAACGTGTTCACGTCTTTTGGTAAGTCACCTGAAATCGATTTAGTAAACAGCCATTGTGAAACATTCAACAATAGCGTATAGTAAACGACTTCGGGCGGGACGACTTTGTCATCGCGGGTATTGCTAAAAACACCCAACGCGACGTCAGGGGAATCAGTTACGCGAATGAAGTTTACATCGCGGCTGAAGCTACGAGACAACTGAGACAATTCACCGATAGCGGCTACTTTGCCTTCTGTGTTGTCAGAAAAAGCAGTAATTGGCACAAAACCACGTAACTGATACATCGTGGTATTCCTCGCTCGTTAGGGATAAAAGTACAACATAATATTTAGGGGTCGATCGATGGTCAGCTTATTAATAAAGCTAGTACCGACCCTCTGGCCTTTTCTAAAAGAACTCTTCGGAGGTAATGGCAGGCCAAGAGGCGGAAAACAAAAATCCCCTGTCTTTAAATATATTGCAATCTTTTTGATCATTATCGCGATAGCTGGAGCTGTGAGCTATGATGTCATCAAAACTCTCTACACCGCAAATCAAGGTTACATGTTGGAACATGCTTCGCTAAAACAGGGGGCAAGAATGGACTCGGAACGTATTAAGGCTCTTGAAGCAGAGAATGCCGAAATCAAAAAGGCTAACGTGGCACTTGGTCGAGATCTCTCTGCTGCAAATGCCAAATTGGATTTTTTGCAACCCGAGGACCAGAGACAGAAGACCGCAAGACAGGTTGAGCATAAATAAAATCTTACAGGGCATACGAATGGTCTGTAGAAACATCATAGATCAGATAACGGAGCACTGTAATGTCAGGAATCAAAGTAGTCATTTACACGGATGGTGGTGCTGAACCGCCACGCGGTCCAGGTGGTAGCGGTTTGTTTGGATACACCTTTAGCGAAGTTGTAGGTGCTCCGAACGACGATAGCTTCCACCCGACCGATAAGGGATATTACTCGTTGAAGAATGTACCAGCGGATGCCAAATGGGTGCAGCCGCTTCAGTACTTCGAAGGTCTGGTCAGCTACCCCATGCCTGTGACAAACAACATCGCAGAATTGGGGGCAGCTGTACTAGCCTTTGAGCTTATTCGTGAACACGGTTGGACTGACGTGATGATGCGTCCGGACTCCGAGTACGTGCGTAAGAACTATCTCGAGAACTTAGAAAAGTGGCGGCAGAACGGATGGCAAACTGCCAACCAGGAACCCATTGCAAACCAACAGCAGTGGGAAACCCTTCATCAGTTCAAATCTGAATTCTCCCGTGATAACGTGAAGGTCGATTGGCGTTGGATTAAAGGACACGGCGACGATCCTGGAAACCAACGTGCTGACCAGATCGCTACACAGGGAAAACAGTTGGCAATGCTGGCTAAGGCATCGCGAACTGTTAAGTTTAGTGAAGCACCACCAGTAGAACGTGGCGAGACTGTTAAGGTTCCAGGTGTGAATAAAATGTTGTCCACTCCTCGTTGGTACTTTACCAATGACTCGGATAGCACACATCAGAATCTTGACGGTCGTTTCGTGTATTACGGTGGGTCTCATGGCAAGGATGACGAACTGTTTGCAAAGCCCATGGCGGACTCGACATACTGCGTAAGCTTCTTAAAGGAAGCAGACCCAGTGATGGAAAGTATTCGCCAAGCGCAATACAAACTCAACTCCGATAACTACAGCGAGATGGTTATTGGACACCTGGATAACATCCTCAACTCGCGTGTCTACGGTTCTATCTTTGTAAATGGTACTCGGTGGTTGGACCCATGCCCAGGTACAAACGACCTGATGTATGGCGGCGACCAGTTACTCACTCGGGAACTCACCAAACCGAGATTAGCGTTGAATGCTATCGACACGTTAATGAAAGCTGAAAAGCTACTGGCCGATTTCTTAGCCGGTAAACTCGAAGGTGTACATGTACGTGAAATCACTGACAGTCTGTATGATGTCGAGGAGAAGAAAGGCAAACTCTCTTGCAAGCTGAAGAAGGAAATCGATTCGTCTATTAAGACAATCCCTGCTAAGCTTGATTACAAGAAAGCCGATGGGTCGATTGGTACGTTATCGACACGCATCGTATTGGGTCAAGACCTGCCACGCCGTAACAGTCTGTCACACCTCGCTTCGAAAGAACCGAAGGTCTCAGTGTTGAGCTGGTCTAATGATTCAAATAGCCTGTACTTCGCCACAGTGGTGGTAGCAGGAGAAGACGCTTCGATTTGGATGGGCTACCCGGCTAACTACCGTGTTATTCCAAAGGAGTAGTCGTATGGCCACGACTTTATGGCACCACGAAATACCTACCTTTACGGCGGGTTGTGTGGTTTGTAAGTTGCTACCCGTCCGCATCAAACGGATGATTGCACTTTCATGCTTGTTTGGCTATATTGCTTCGGACTCATTTGATGAGACCGTTGCATTAGAACGTTTGAATAGCGAGTTCTCGTTTTGCCGTGATAGTGAGGCGTTAAGACTGCCTACACGTTTTGCGATGCATCTGCGGGGGCTTACTATTGAACACAAGATCAGTATCCCACACGAAAGGGGTCCGCTTTACCAACTGGCTATGGACATCGTATCCAAAACGCCAGCATCAATTCGTTACGGGTCCGTCACCGAAATGCGCGAAGACATCTTACGTGTGTTGCGCATGGCGTTATAAAGACACTGAGACATAAACTCCCCAGACACCGGCGTGGCGTCTGGGGGGCTTTATGCTGTTAGCTAAGGTGTTTGGTCAGGAGCGTAACGTCAGCACGCACTGCTTCAACCAGAGAGCCAAACAGGTACTGGTATTCAGCATAGAGTTCAATCTCTGCTGCCATCGCGTAGGTAAGGTTTACCAGACGATCCACGAACGCACCAGATGGACGGTATTCGAATGAAGGCTCATTCATCTTACCAATCAGAATCTGAAGCATGTCGTCAATCTCTTTTACCTTGCCGCGTACATCATCGATGGAGACGTTGGCATTCTGTGCAGCAATCTGATTGATTGCTTCCAGTACAGGTTCCCAGGCTTTGTTGTTACGAACGGCACGAGTATAACGAACCTCAGCGCTACCACCACCTTTAGTAACCTTCGCCAGATGAGCACGAGCGATCTTAGAACGATCCACGTCGATGTTGACATACTGGTTGATGCTTTCCATCTTAGTCGGGTCATTCAGCGTGACAGCGATCCACTGGCTGAACGGTTGCAGGAAATCACGATAGAGTGACTCAGGGGCGCTGTTAACTTCCTGCATGATCTGGACAACTGTGGTGTAGTCCGCGTTGAACTCTTTTGGGAAAGGGACACGCAGATTTGACATCGACGTGTAGTCAGCTTTCTGAATAAGAGGAAGGAAAACACGGCCATCGATGGCTACTGCGACATTAGCCCCAGTGATGTTCCCTAATAGTTTGCGGATAGCATCAGAAGCATCCGTGAAAAAGCCACCCAGACGGTCTAGCGTTTTCTGGTTAGGACGAAACAACGCCAACGATTCTACCGTAATGACGTTTTTCTGGAGTTCTATACTTTTTAACATGCGATTACCTTTTTATGAGCAGAATGTTGCGCTTCATAGAAATGATTAACAACGAAGGAGTTGTTTGAATGTCAAACGCTGAAAATCCCTTACTTGCCCTGTTCGAAAAGGCACCTGACGTCCGTCCTTGGCTGAACGTTAGCTGTCTGTTGGATATCCCAACCGGGGTTATCTATCGTGGCAAGCGAGGCAACAGTATCGTCAATGGCGGTCTGCCGAAGATCACAGGCGTGGGCGGTCGTGGTAACATGTACAAATCTACGATCTCGCACCACTACGGCCTGTCAGCTTTAGCGAAGTATATCCGTAGTATCCTCGTCGCACACGACACCGAAGGTTCCGGTAGTCCGATGCGTTATTGCACCTTAGCACAAGGCTTTGAAGAAATCGCTGGACTGGACTTAGTACGCGAAGGGCGTCTGAGCTTCAGTGACCTGACAGTAATGTTTGGCTCCAAGTGGTTCGATCAGTTGCGTGCCCTGGTGTCCATGAAAATCAAAGACAGCAAAACGTATACTCGTGAAACTCCATTCCTGGATGCTTCCGGTAATACAATCAAAGCGATGCTGCCAACAATCGGCGAACTCGATGGTATCTCACAGATGACCATTGAAGAAGTCTCCAAGCTGTACGATAAAGCAGAAGTCGGTGACTCCGAGCTGAACGCCGAAGCTATGCGTAGTAGTATGGCTAAGAACCAGATGTTGTTGCAGATGCCATACCTGACTGGGTCCGGTGGTCTGTACATGATTATCACAGCGCACGTTGGTGATGAAATCATCATGGACAAATACGCTGGCGATAAGAAGAAGCTGAGCTTCATGAAGGGTAACATTAAGTTTAAGGCTACCCCTGAGAAGTTCACCTTCCTGACTGACGTTCTGCTGTATTGCCGTAGTCTGGAAATCCTGATTAACCAGACAACCAAAGCGCCAGAGTTCCCACGCGATGCTAACGACAACATCAAAGGCGATACCGACCTGCAAGCAATCACCGTTCAGTACCTGCGTAACAAGCAAGGTAAAACCGGTGGTACGTTTGACATCGTTGTGTCTCAGTCTGAAGGCGTGAAGGAAGGTCTGACCTATCTGCGTTATCTGCGTCAGAACAAAGAGAGCAGCAGCTCTCCTGGCTGGGGCATGGGTGGTCACGATAAGGGTTACTACTGTGAACTCTATCCTGATGTGAAGATGCAGCGTACCACAGCACGTCGCCTGTGTGACAATGACTTCAAACTGAACCGTGCAATGGAAATCACTTGCGAGGTTCATCAGCTGCTTCACAACTCACACCATCGTCTGGAGTCTAAGTACTACTGTACTATGGACCAGCTCTACAATGATCTGAAGACTGCCGGTTACGATTGGGACGTACTGCTGGAGACAAGTAAGCATTGGTGCTATCTGGAAGACGAAGATGATCGTCGTCCTGAACTCTCCACTGTTGACCTCCTGCGCATGCGTCTGCCGAAAGATGACCCGGACTATTACAAACCTTACTGGATGAAATAGTGAACAAATTAAAAGCTGTTGTTGTAGACGGCTATATGCAGACCCTTCTGGGTCTGCTTCATTCCGTCAATGCGCCTGAAATGGCAGTGGGCATTCTCGACCGACTGCAAACGATGTACGAAGTTAAAACTGGTGAACATCTGCCAGCTAAGCACACGTTCATCAAAACGTACACCAAGTCTACTCGTCAGCTAGTAGAGCGTGCGCGTGTATTGTATTCACAGCCCGAGCATGCAGCTTCTAATGCTTATCCAGATCTGGCGTCCCGTCGTGTATTTGACTGGTGCTTAGGTAATTTCGGTAAGGATGACGTAGACGCTCTGAGACGCGTTCTAACGCAGTCTAGCTCTGGCCGGTACATTTCCAACAAGGAACGTCGTGAGAAGTGGCACAATGCCAGACAGGAGCTTATTATCGATATCCTGACTCTTTGTGACATTGTAGTTAACCACAAAGCCATTAAATAGGGGGCAATGTGTGGTTTAGCCATTTAGTTAATAGATGGCGGTACCGACAGCTTAAAAAGACTTTACGGGGTGGGGTGGTGAATGACACGATTGACACCGCCGTAGAGTTTGTCGACCATTTATCTAATGGCCATGCCCTGATGTTTAACATCTACATCAACGAGTGGGTTGAGATGCACTTCCGGCTGCTGTATAAAAAGTACAGTCAACGCCGTACGGTCTCTAAGAACTTGTGGGTACTTTATTCGGAATGGAAGAAGGCGTCTACCGTCAGAGCGAGAGCATTGGCGTTAGGGAATCTGATCGTGTACGTGAATGGTTTGAATTACCCGAAGCGCTCCGAGGTGCTACACGACTTCATCGATTATTTAAGGAAAGGAAAATGAACTATATTCAGCGAATGCTTTTACGCAGTCGCATTAAAAAGGTTATCCGTGGCACCTACGATAACCCACCTGCGCTTTCATTTCTGAGTACGGTGGAGATATTTCGTAAGTTGCCACCAGACGTATTGTTGCGGGTATGGAAGTATGAATACGCCCCTCGTTGTTTTTATGGCGACTCGCTGGATACGGTTCTGAATTCGTATGCGGCCGACGGCGTTATTCGCAAGTATCCAAAAGTATCGCCAGATGAACCGGAGATGGCAGACCCGCTGGAATGGCTCACTGGTAATAACAGAACTCGCGTTATAGAGCTTCTGTCTAATCCAGAAACCAGAGCGTTGGGTGAGCTGTCTACCACCATTTGGTATACCCTGGTTAAATCTGACTTCAGGTATATGACGATTGATCAGATCCAGTCTTTGGATGTGGCTATCCGTCGAGTGCTGAAAGGTGTGACGACATGTCTATAGCAAAACCGTGGCAACTGACTGGCGGTGAGGTGTTTGTAATCTCTGGCTCCAGAACGATCAGGAGCTATTGGTTATTCTCCCGCCACATGCGTGAGCTGCTAAAAGACCGCTCACCAAACGACACCATCCTACTGCAAGGAGAATCGAAGTTCGGCATTGACCGCTTAGCTCGTATCTTTGCCAAACGCAATGGATGGAAGAACGTGGGGTGGCCTGCTGCATGGGATACGCAAGGGAGGCGTGCTGGAATGATTCGCAATGCCACAATGATGTTACACGCCGATCATCTCGTAGCGGCGTGGGATGGTGTGTCTAGTGGTACTAAACATGCTATCACCGTGGCAGAGTCGAAGAAGATTCCAAGTAACGTGATTATGTTGGATGCTTCCCCTGATGCTGAAGATCGCAATATCCAAAGTCTGGTTAAATACCGTAGGCTGGGTGACCCTAGTCGCTCTAAGATCAGGATAAAAGGATGAGTTCAAAAGAAGGACATGTTGGTTGGGTGTGCTTACTAATCGCTGCGCTGGTTCTGTCATTAGTGGCGAACATCCGTTTCATTACTGCCAACTATACTGATGAACCAGTTCGGGAACGGGCGATGGATATTATCAATATCGCTAATGGTACATTTACTCCGACTGCTGGTCCGTCCTTGCGGGAAATACGTTGGATGCGTGACTACTGCGGTGGACGCGACAAAATACGTGATATCACTTGGCGTGCTGAAGGGTATCCTATTGCTTTCCGTTGCGATGACTTTCGCGATGCCTACGTACCACGTGACTTATAATGAATGTGAAGAGCGCCTCGGCGTCTCTTCCTTTCTTTTTGTGACGCATCGTATGAAGCTAACACAAGTAGGAATTTATCATGGCACTTGGTAATCGTGCTGCTGCTGAGGCAGTGGTGTTGAAATGGGTAGAGGAAATCTTACCCGGTGGCGGTAACGCCAAGTTGTATAAAGATCTGTTTGCTGGAATGTCAGACGAACAGTTCGATGCCTGGATTCAACAGTTAGAATCCGGGGAAGCACATGTCCGCATCTTCGTGCCGCCTTTACGTGACGTGGCTATGGATACCACGCGTAACATCGAAGTCGGTAAGCGTATGGGCGTTGAGTTCTACCAGCGACTGTGGTTAACCGACCCAGTGACCGGTGACTGTACCCTGACCCCTAAGAAGTACATGGTTATCCATTTACCTCTTCGTCGTCAGCAACAGCTTCGTGTAAAGAAGACCAGCGTACCAGATGACAACCTGCACATCAACCAGTTAACCGGACAGGCTACCGGTGTTTCCAAAGGCGCTAGTTTCAGTTATCCTGAGTGGCAGATCTTCTATGCTAAAGGATTGAACTATAGCGGTCTGGAACTGGCTAAGCTGCGTGGTGGTGACTTGGATGCATATGCCGAGATGAACCGCCAGATTGCTCGTACCGGTAGTGCTAACATGACTGAGATCTTGAGCATGAACTCTAGACCTGAGTCCACAATTACATTGAACATCATCCTGAAAAGCATGATGCTCGATAACAACCTGTAAGGGAATCCTGTGAGCCAGACCCCTAGTGTTCCATATCCGCTTAATCCTAACCTGAGTTGTGTTGAACGAGTGCGGGTCTTATTTCGTGAGATCTTCAAGCGTCGCCTTATCAGTGCGGCCCGGGTACGTCCTCAGTCTTTTGACGAGATCAACGAATGGGTGATCGATAGTCAGTTCAATACCCTGCCGCTTTTAACTCTGAACAAAGCTAACCTCACTGCGGTTTGGTCTACCATTAAAGACAAAGCTGAAGTGAGGGAGTTCTTGTTCGGACTCTGCTTTGAAATGCGTCAGCGTTGTTTCGAGGATGACACCGACTACCGTGCGTATATCGAAACCGTGGCGCAGAGTGTAGCGCAATTTGACGATGAGCTTTCCGTCATCGATTCTACGTACTTAGATGAGATTGGTAGCCTGAAGGATGTTCAGGACTTACTCTCTGGGAACAGTTGGGTATTGCCGGTATTGTTACTGGAGCAGTTCGAACCAGATGAACTCGGCATGACCATTGCGAACAGTACAAAGGAGTCATCATCTGAATGAGTGGATTAGCGGTTACTAAAGTCATGTTGATGTTAGATGCCGTTATCGATACTCGCCTCGGTACTCTGAACATCCTCGACGCAGAAGCGGTGGTGGGGATGAATCCACCTGACTATCTCCTGAGAACTCGTGACGAATTTCCATTCATTGGTATCGACACAGATCTCTTCAACGTAGCATATAAGAACAGGGATATCTATACGCTGCATAGCTCGATGATGACCGGTATACTGCCGATAGTACAAAACGCTATCCACCAGTACACCACGATGATCAACCCTACGCGTAACGGTCCTCTGGAACTTGACCTGAACCTCTACCCGTATAACATCGATTCTGAATCAGCGCGTGTAATGGCTGACCTTGTCGAGTTTAAAATGGGCGGTATCGTAAAGGTTAATCCAGTTTGTATTCCGTACAGCAGCATGACGCTAGCGTATCTGGCTAACAACTACCACACTGTCGTCATCTACGATTGGGTGGATTGGGCGTGTGCTAACGAACAGTCGTTCCGTAGTGAAAGCGCGCCCGCTGTTACTATGGTTGCACCGGATATCCTTCGTGGAGAAAAGCTACCAGAGAACCCTACTGATGAAATTCGAGCGGCCTTTAAAGTAGCACACCCAACGGCATACATGGAGTTCGCACTGGCTGACTACATCGGGTTGTCTTTCGAAAGCGTGTCTTTCTTTTCAATGGCACACTGACGGCATAAAAGGCTGGGGATTTACCCCAGCCAAATATGCTCTTAGTCCAGACGTTCGATAAACTTGTCGTAGGAGTCGTCTTCGATACCCACGAAGTTTTCACCAGGCATGATCTCACGTTCAGCAATCTGGTTGTACGCATCGTCTGGGTCAGTGCTTGGTGTAACAGGATTCTCACCGATGCGGAATGGGTTTTCGCCTTTACCTGTCATCTGGTTAATCTGCGCAATCATTACAGCAGCAGAACGATCATCGTCGTTACGTTTCTTGTCCTGAGCCAGTCGGCGCAATACAAGGGCTTGTCGGTCCATGGAGTCCAGCGTCTGGTTCAGAGCACCGATATCTTTAGAATCCGTTGGCATGTCTTCAGGATGAACGCCGACCAGCTTGTTAACAATCCGGCGACGCATGTTCTGAGTAAAGGCCAATACCTCGTCATTGTCGCTGGCAGGAATGACTTCAACCGTCATAACACACCTCGTTTCTTAGTAATTTTAAATATACATTATTAATGTGTATATACCATATTAATTAGTAGGAGGTCTATAGACTATGTTCGAAGTATATCGCTTCAAACGTTACTTTAAGGCATTCAAAAAGAATGGCCGTAACGAAGCTGGCGAATGGGAAATCACCATGCAGGATGTTCGTGTCTTGCTTGATAAGCTCCCACTTTCAGTTGTCCGTAAGTTTGGACAGGTGCATGTGAAACACCTTCGCAATTTCCAGGGTGCTGTGTACCATGAGAGCATTGACGAGCTGTTAGATGCAGTTCGTGAAGCAGCCGTTGCAATACGTACGTCTAACTACCTCGATCCAGTTAGCACAGAGCTGATCAGTAAAGACCTCAGTGCGTGGGTGCAGGCTACACCAGTGGCTTGTAACTTCGGGTTGGTGTTGTCAGACTTCCGTCAAGCTTTCGGCGAACTCGTGGATGCATATAACAGCGCACCCCCTGAGAAAGCCGGGTACTATCAACGTCGAACATACACCGTGGTTTGTGATGCAATGTCACTGACTGAGCTGATGGCCGAACTGATAATGTCAAAGGATGAACTACATGCGTAAGAAGCACGACATCTTCGACTCGGAAGACTATGGTCAGTCCGCAGCTAAGGATGCTCTTGCTAAACTCTTTCGCGGTTTCTTAATTGATCTTGGTATTCGCCCTAGCACTTGGACCAAGCTGCTAACCCGCTATGTCTTAAATCCTCTGAACGGGGTGCCACGTGATAAGCGAACTATCGTGCGTGGTAACTTACCGAAAGCTTTGGAGAAAGACAAGATAACCTGGGATAGTTTCATGCGTGGGTTACGCGTGTTAGAAGTAGACAAGGCTGATGTCTATGTGGTGATTCACCGTGGCAATAAAAGGACGCTGAAGAAAGTAAGAGTGGTTTTAGGTGACGTCATTGAAAATAATATGACCGTTTCTACCGATGCCTCTGATAACGTTTCACCAGATGCTGATGTAGATGCCTATATTGAACGCGTAGCGCGTACAGGCAAGAAATAACCACGGTGTCCCTTCGGGGACACCTACACTCTTCTTATTTTTTTTTTGGAGTTCGAGATGCCTAGTTTCGATGAGAGTGTTAAGTCGTCCGTCTCCGGAGCACTACAAGACACAAAAAACGTGACGGCGAAAGTCGCACAAGCCACCCCTAAGGTTGCTCCAAGTATCTTTGAGACCGGACCTAAAGATATTGCCATCGCAGTAGACCGATTTGGTAAACGTGAGATCGCTTACGTCAACCAACAGGCTGCGGGCATTAAGGGAGCCTTCGATAGCTTCTTCGCCAATAACAAAGTCATTGCTTTAACCAAAGGTGTTCTGAGTGATATCGCTAAAACAACCAATGCTGCCTTGACTGCTGTTACTGACTCTAAGAAGGCGTTGGAGAACTACACGGGTTTAAACCTGTCATCTGTTGGTGCAGCTAAAGCCAGCTTGATGCAGGCAAGTATCACTACCATGTCGAACGTGACTGGTATGGACATGCAGAAGGTCTATCGTGATACTCAGGATGTCCAGCGTATTGCGGCGGGCGTGGATCTTGGAGATGTTAACTCACTCTTCAATACCGCAAACCGGTTACTGGGAACGAACACCGTCGGTACACTATTTGATACCCGCACCGAATCATCTGTGTTTGGTAGTATCATGCAGCAAGCCAGTGAGCTTGGCATGGTCGACATGTTTGACACGCTGTGGGATAAGGTAAAGAAGAACGACGAAGGCTACAACGGTAACTTTGCTCGCTATAGTGCATCGAACAGTATTCCAACCGTTCTTTATAATGGCGACTTGGTGATGCTGAACAAACTTATCGACAAGCTGGGTGGTGATAGTATCATCCAACAGTATCCCACTGCGATTACCGACTTCCTCGGTAACTACAGTTTGCCATACGACACTGACCCCGGTGCTTATCCTGGCATTCGTACCGAAATCGTAAACACGATGACGCGGTTAGATCCCGAATGGTTGCAGCTTAGACCAGAGCATTCTGGCAGTTCTCGACTCGACCCGTTCCTTAAGGCAAACAATGTTGTTCTGGCCATCTTCACTCAGGACTCATTGGATACCAGTAAGATCTCTTCCGCAACGTCGGTAGCTAAGCCTGAGGCAATAAGCGCACTGATCGCAGGTAGCTATCCTCGACAGAGTCCAACCAGCCTGCTGCGTGCCTTCTATCCAAATATCCCATACGCATAAATAAGCACTCCTCCTCCCAAACGGGAAGAGGAGGCTTTTATGCTGTTATCCGTTAGCACGGACGTTAGATAGAGCAGAGATGACACGGCCAGGTAGCGTACCACCAAACCAACTTGCTGCGTGTGACACACTGAAGAAACTACTGAACTCGAGTTTCATACGACGCCAGTTACGGGCCATAGCACGAGTACGGTAAATCTGATCAGCCAGACCCATGCTAGACAATACGGCAAGGTAATCCGTAAACGCAGTATCGTCACCGAAGAATGCACGGTTCAAGCCGCCAGGACGAATAACATCCAGTGGACCAGAGCTTGTACCCAACGGCATATGCATGATGCTAGACAAATCAACCACGCTGAACTGGACGTCAATGCCGAGGAATTCATCGTCTTGTGTCCAACCGATATTACCAACGCCACGGGTAACACTCACACTCTCGATCATACCCAGACGAGTCTGAGCACGACCTTTATCGTACAACTCAACTAGGAATGGTGAGCCGTATGACTGAGCACCCGTTGAACGCGGAAGCGCACCAACCAGAATCATTGCCAGTGGCATTAACAGGTTCTGGAAGCGGGAGAGTTTGTTACCATACGGAGTACGAAGCTGGATAGTGTAATCCATTCTCGGTAGCGACGCAGTGGAGCTATCCCAAACCTTAGGAATGTCCGTTAAGGCGTTACCAGCCAGTGCTAACAAGCCACCCATCTGGATACCACCTACAGCCCCTTTGATAAAGTCAGTAGCCGCACCGATAGCTGCATCGATTGGTGCAATACCAGTGTTACCGTCAGCAAAGTTAATCCTCGCTTGACGAACGCCACTACTCACACTGTTGAATTTCTCACCAATGTCCGGTGTACGCGTTGACGTACTGAAGCTCTCACTTGCGGTACCACCTTCCTGGATATAGAAAGAAACAAACTGAGCACCGTCGCGCGCTTCTGCTAATGCATAACTCATGAAGCGGTCTACAGCACTGGCATCTTTGGTAAGATCCCCGTGTTTAGCCTCAGCAGCAGCTTCATCGGCAACACGCTCACCAGCAGGCGTGTTGTACCAACGTTGCAGCGCCATCTGAAGCGGCGTACCGTTCAACGCGTCAAGCATTTCTTTGTGCGTATGACCCGGGTAGCTTGTCAGTCGCGTACGCCAACTTTCATCGGATACGATTGATGTCTCAGTTGCGATCTTAGCAAGGTAGTTGTTCCAAACATCGGACAGTCGCTGTGCTCGCGTTGATAATGAATAAACATCAATAGAACCATTCGGTGTCCAAAGATCCGGTAACAGTTTCAGGTACTCGTTGAACTGCGATCCGGGGACGTCGAAGTTAATGTTCTCGTAAATGACAGAACCCGTTTCTGGATTCTTGACAGGCATCCCTTGTGCATCAAGTTTGGCAACAGCCAGCTCACTGTTCTGTTGTGGCATTGCCAGACCGATGTTAGCAGCCAGTCTGTTTGCAAATGACTGTACCGCATTCCAGTAGATAGGCATCGCCGGACGCAGATAATAAAAACGAGTAGACGGTGTGCCCGCTAGCGCCTTCAGTGTCCGACCGATTAGAATGAATGGCATGAATGGCAGTATCGCCACGTAGCCAGAAAGTTTACCAGCATCGTAGAAGAAACTACTCGACTGGCCAGTCTTAACAACTTGTGCTGCATCAGAACTATAGAAGTTACTGAAGAAGCTTACCAGACCGGTATACTCAGGTACACCGAAGCGCATTGAGATTGTTCTGGCGTTGTCGTCGATCGCTTCGCTATAGTAGTCACCCATACCACGGCTGATACCCGGCAGCAATCGATCTCCCTTTGGATCACAGAAACGAGTGAACTGTGGCGGGGGATTCATTGTGCGGTGTCCGCCTAACGTAGTGTCCTCGTACTTATAGAAGTTTGAGGTTGCGGTACGTTTGGAGCGGAGGAAGTCATCGAAGCTATTGCTCTCAGTCAGAAACATCTGACGTATCCAACGATGGTCTTCCTTTAGAAAACGAGTTTCGGCTACCATGTTATACCTCAATGAAGAAAGGGGACCGAAGTCCCCTTAACTAGCCGCTTAGTAATTCCGATTCATGTTCACTGGGCCAGAACGGCTCGGTGTAGTGGCTCGACTTACCGCTGCGGATTTATCGTTACCCGTTGCAGGAGGAGTGTTGGTTTGTGAACCAGACGAACGTGACTGTGCAATCTCAAGCAGCGATTTCACCAGATCACGTGTTTCGATCTGTGTGGTCAACTGTTTGGTCATGATGTCAGCCAGGTCCTTGTTTGTCACCAACTCTGCGGCTGGGGCACGTGCGGCAGTTTGGGCAGCACTGCGATCTTTTGCAGCGGATGTACCCAACGCTTGCTGTGCGGTAGGAGACAGGTCGTCTTGTCCAGTAGGTGCGAGTTCCATTGCTGGTACTGCGCTACCCATGTATCCGCCTTTACCTGGATCGCTCGGAGGAGGAGGGACATTGCCAGAGTTCTGGTTAGCCTTGGCATTAACATCACCACCTGCCACTGCCACAACGCCATCACCAGAGGTGCTACCTGGATCTTGCGCTACAGCATCGATGTCGACCGCACCTGGTGCACCACCCATTGACATTGCATTAGCAGCACCAGCGTACTTACGACCTTTGCTTGCTACACGACGGTTAAGTTCTTCCATTACCTCATCACGAGTTCTGGCTTTACCGTTAGCGTAGAAGATTGGTTCGTTAGCACGTGCAGCGTCAGGCATGGCCTGTGCAGCAATGGCGTTACCATTCATTGACATGAACTTACGTGCACCACCCAGACCCATAAAGTGGGCTGCGTACAGATCGACGTCGGTAGGCTCACGACCCAAGAACTTAGACAGTCCGTCACGGTTCTCACGAAGGAACTCTGCACCCATCAAGGCGTTAGCACGAGCATCCGTTGGAGGAGTGTCCATTGGGATACCGTACTTGGCACCATACTTCCGAAGCATGTCATTCCAGGTCGACTTAATGAACTGGAACAAACCGGTGGCACTGGATGTACCTGCACCAACCTTCGGACGGAAGTCAGACTCAATGCCTGCGAAGGTAGCCATGATACCAGCATCAACCCCTGTCATCTTAGCCGCAGCCACGATGAGGTCTTTGTTGTTCTCCCAGCCATTTCCTTTTGAGTCTGGCAGTGACTGCCATTGACCGCCTGCACCATCAGCGAACGACCCTGTAGAGCCACCACTGTCGTAGCCACCTGCACCACCAGAATCACCACCCGATCCACCACTAGTAGGCGGCATTGGAGCAACGTTGTTAATTGCTGCTGCACCGCTGTTCATGAGAGCGTTGTTGATGTTATTCGCCAACGCAGTATCCGATTTGGTTTTAGGTTTAACATACTGCGGTAAACCGTCACCTACTTTCGGAGACTCACGGGATTTACGTTCCTCCTCCAACTTGCGTTGCTTGATACGCACTTTAAGCGAATCAATAGCCTCGTTCGTTGACGAAGAATCCTGGTTCAATACATAGTCAGGCCATGGAGAATCAGTGATTGTCCAAACGCTGATCGTTCTGAACCAAGAGGTTGTGGTAGCTGCAACAACAGCCTGTGCGACTTTCAGCTGATCTTCTGCTTTGAGTTTATTCCACGCTTCTTTCGGAGCAACGGCTTTATCACAACGGCGAACCGCTGTAGCAAAGGCCAGGTAAGCAGGAATGAAACGGTCGCTAAACCAAGACATCCACTTACTACGCTGTGACCAATCCGTGACATTCAACTGGAACCGAGGTCCGTACAGTTCGAACATCTTGACCGGATTATAGTCCAACGTTGCAGTACCGTCGCCTTTATAAGTAATCTGAGATTCCAGATCACCTTCCAGTAACAGCAATGCATCTACCCTTGCTTTGTCTAACTCAACCAGACCATAGGTACGCAGACGAACCCCTGCGAGTTCATCGATTCGACGGGAGCTACCTGCCTCCCACAGAGCCATGCTTACGTCACCGTTCTTGCTAATGGTATCCTTACGGACTTCATCCAGCTTAGACTGTGTCGTATAGCGATTCTCCGCACTGTTAAGACGCTTAGCTGCTTCAAGTGGGTTCTTACCACCTGTTACTGCGGCGTCGTTCTCAGCGCGTCTCTGCTTCGTTGTATCGGCGGCACGTTTCTCACGCTCTGCCTTAGCGTACTTCTGCTCAACTGCCAGAATGGCCGCATTGATTGCCTCCACCCCAGTTACTGCCGGAGCAGGTGGGTTAGGACCATCAGGACGGTTATATGGATAGTCGACGTCTTCGCTGCTGAATTTAGTCTCACGGACCAAACGCGGCTTCTCACCGTCAGGCATCTTATCGTCTTGCTCGTGTACCTTAGAACCAGGGATAATCTCGTTACCCTTAGCTGCAAACTTCAGGAACACTGGACGGAAACGATACTTCAACCAGTTAGTGAATGCGATGATGTTATCGTCGTTTGAGGTATCTACGTTAAACATCGCGAAGATGTCTTTCAGTGGAAGCTCTTTTGAGAACCGTGCAGATTGGCCTGTTACTACAACGTAATCTGCCAGAGACTCTTCGAGCTTCAATACCTTAGCGTTGGTGTCACGGTCGCCAGAGGCAATACCGTATTCTGCCAAACGAACGCGTTGGATTGGATCTGGTGAACTCCCGAATTTCTTCCAGAGATACCATGCGCCGAAACCAACGGCCACAACGGCTGCTGCCGTCAGTGTGACAGGCGAGGTCAATACGGCTAGTGCCGCACTACCCAATGCTGCTGCACCCGTACCAATGGCAGTTAATGCGCTTGCACCACCACTGAGTACCGCAGTGCCCACTCCCGTAGCAGCAACACGAGCACCAACCTGCAATGCACCCCGTCCCAGGAACTTAGCTCCGGTACCGATAGCACTACCAGCTCTACGCAACAGCTTACCTTTTCCACCGCCCAGCATATCACCGATCATTCCGCCAGCACGGGTAGCCATCAAGATATCTTTCAGGTAACGAAGTGGACTCAAACGTTTTAACACGCTATCAACGCCAGTCTTCAATACACCTGCCAACATCAAGATAGGACCCCAGAGAGGATTCTTCTTCTTCTCTTCGCGTTCACGGGTGGGACCAGCGTCCCGACGATTACGAGCTTCTTCCTCGCGTCTGAATCGACGTTCTTCCCAGCTACCTTTACGTAAGCCAGTCAGCTTATCAATTGCCCATCCTGCGGCGTCAGCTGCCTTAGTTCCAGTAAAGCGAGCACCACGTCCCATCAGCGCCATGCTGTTACGCCAGTAGCGTCCCATCAAGCGAGTAGGGGCACCGGCAATAGCCAAGCCTTTCTCAAGCGCACGAGGTAAGAATGCACGCAGTGGTTTACCGAACTTGTCGACTAAACCATTACGAGCCTCATCAAGCGTTAACACTACTTCACCATCTGGACCCAATACGTCTGAATCGATCTGGCTTAAACGTGAGATGCGTCTTCCGGTCTTACTGGAGAGATACATACCACGACGAAGCATACGCGCTAACAGTCGAGGGGTGTCTTCACCTGGAACGTAAACGTCGGGTACACCTAACAGGAAGCTTCCTACTTTCCCTGCCACCGACTTAATACCACGTCCGGTTTTCTTCAACAGCTTCCACAAGTTTCTGTAGTAACCGCCGAAGTACCAGTTTGTAAATCTGCCCAGGTTATAGACCAAACCAGAACGACGAATCAGAGTACCGTCTTTCAGGTACATTCCTTTTTCGTAGTCTTCGTCAGTCAAGACAACGTTACCCTCGCGGTCTTCAACTGCGCCCTTAATGTCATCGATCGAGTTGATCGGTTTCTTAGAGTAGCGGTTGATATAATAACCTTGACGCATTTTCTCTGCGGTTAACACTGGGTCTGGCATGCCGAGAATATAGACATCGTCAACACGCCCACGAGTGCCTAAAAGACCCTGTGAGAATTTATCGACGAGGTTGTTAACTCGACCACCAATCAACCGAGATACAAAGTCAACACGGTTAACCCAACGCTCCGCACGTTTCGATAGCTGTGCAAGTCGAATGCCTGCACCAGTCACCAGACCTGCTGCAATTTCACCAGTGGCCAGTATGACCTTTCCGCTAGTATCAACAATCGGTCCCTTGATATCGCTGATCTTGCGAACGATCTTACGTGTGGTTTTACAGATATACCGACCAGCTCGGAATCCTTGAGCTGTGAGGCGCGGTTCGTCTTCACCCGGTACGTAGATGTCGTCTGCTCCGTTCATGGCAGCAGCTTCGTCTTCGGACTCAGGTTGTGGACCCATGCGGTCACGGAGTCGGTCATTCAGGTCTGACGTGTTGCGAATAAGATCATCAATACGACCACCCGATACACGATCGGCTAGTCCACCCAGACGGTCTAAGAGGGTTCGGATTTCTTCCGCATCCGCTTGCGGAGCATCGCTGCCGGAAGGTGGAACAGGCCCACCATCAGAAGCACCACCCCGATTGCGACGTTTGTTGCGCCGTCTGCGACCAGAGCCGTTCCCACCTTTAGAAGAATCGCCGGGTTGTGAATCTTCGCCATTATTACCACCCTGACCCAATACTGCGTTAACAACGAAGGAGGGGTCTAAGAACTCACGTCGACCATCTCGCTTCAGTGCACCAATTGCGCGCAGTTGTTCACGGGCACCGGAGTCCAGCATATCAGACATCTGGTCATCGAACTTAGGCACTAGCCTACGAATATCCTGATACTGACTACTAAACCGGTTAAGCCTGCGTAGGTTGCGCTCGCTTTCCTTCAGGTTGCCAAACTCGTCGAGTGGGAAAAGCTTACGGAAGTGGGTAGTTAATTCCCGTAAGACATTCGGATCATCGATCTGATCCAACCCGCGTCCTTTAACGAAGTTTTCTACATTGAAACGACGACCCACCACCATGTTGTGGATGAGCTGTCGACGTAATGCATCGAGAGCAGCAGCTGAAAGTTTACCACCGCGAGTCAACTTCTTAACATACTCATCAACACGACGGGACATTTGGTCAGTCTGCGTTTTAGGCATGAGTTGGTTACGAAGTGCTTCTTGGTGTTGTCCACCCGACATAAATGCACCGGTGCCAACATCGTAGTGCATGCGCTCTACGGGTTTGCCAGTGCGTATAGATGTCACTTCACCCAGGATACGAGAAAGCAAACCTGGAATGATTTCGACAATACTCTTACGACTAAGATCATCATAAGAGACTGCCTCTCGGGCCTTGCCGTAGCCGCTGGCGGAAAACTCTGGTGTTCCCTCGTAGAACTTAGGAATCAGTGTCTTCAAGCGGTTGATAGCACCGGCACCAAAGCCCGGTCTAAAGTCAAACGGGTCAGGCTTGTTCCAAAAATCAAGGCGTACGCCATTAGATCTTTTCTTAGCCCAGTCCGAAATTAACTCTGGTGCGTTGTCGTTGAAATAGGTCAACTTCTCATTGAGACGGTTGATACCCGGAATACGACGAACATGACGAGCGAGGCGATTGCCCGCTGCGGATACAATACTTTCATCACCCAGTAAACCACCGGCGAGACGACCACCTTCTTCATAGCGGTCCATACCCATGCCACCTGCCATCGAGGCAGTACCGGCTAGTTGGTTGATGCCACTTAGACCAGTCCGAAGTCCAAGTCCGAAACGCTTGGCCTCACGTGTAAGTCTGGTGTTCAACTGCTCACGGAATTTACTGACGTAATCGTCTACCCGACCACGTACGTTCCCCATTAAGGAAGAACTATTCATTTTCTCACGCTTATTGTACTCACGTACTTTAGCGAGGTCAGGTAGTGAACTATTCTCCACCAACGCTTTCAATTGGTCGAGTGTATCCACGTTTGCACGCTTCGTCTCAATCAATAAATCGCGCTGAGTGAAATACTGGCGGTATTGCAATTCCAGGAGCTTCTGGTCACGACGAACAGAAATGGTATCCTGGTGGTTGGCCATACGAACTAAAGCTTCACGAATAGACTTCAGCTGATGCGTATTGCTACGCTCTCTGTCATCGGATGCCTTGTTGCGTAAGATCTCCTCTGCCTTATCTTCGTTGCGGTAATGGTCTTGTAACAGACGCTCCGCCTCGAAGACATCGCGCATTGCACCTTTGATACTTTCCTCATCGGGATTGTAATCATCGTACGCATAGCGAGGAGTATTATCCTTCAACAAACCATCAATTGCTTTTGCCAGTGGGTTTGGTATGTGCTCACGAACACGCGGCATAAGGCGACGTGCATTTCGTTTCAAGCTATTCAACTCAGGTAAGACTTGCGAACTTACCGAATTGTATAGATCAGATCCCACGCCAGCCATCTCATCAATAGTATCGATTGTACCGCGTATGCCGGAAGGCACAGCAGCACGAACGAGACGAAGGAGAGTGTCTTTATTTAGCGTGGCCTCTTTTGCCCCCGCTGCTGCCCCTTTTAAGGCGCGACTTAGGGGGGCGGTATTGCGGGAGTTAATGTCGGGAGACTTGGGATCAAAGTCGTCAAAACCAAAGTCATCGATGTTCGGATCGAAACCCCCGGCGTTGTTTTTACCGGCCATAGCAACTTCCTTCTGTGGTACAGAACTGTTAACGGTAACATATGATCGGGCTTCTACCCACCGAGGTTAGGGTGAATAAATGAATATTGCAAATCAAACGACGGGTACAGCGGGCAATCAGCAGTCCGAATTCTTACCCGAATTTCCCTTAGTCGTTGGGAACTCTCCCTTCAACGTTAAGCTGTTGGACATGAACTCTAAGAACTTGGCGTTCATGAAACCAGTGACAGCACTGGATACATTTGACGGGGCGACTAATAACTTCCATGATGATGGGTTGTTCTCCGTAAGTATCTTTGGACGTGCCGGTTCGGAAGAGCGCAGTCGTAAGTTCTCATACGTCGATCTCCACACTGAGATACTCCACCCTTACCTGTGGATTGCGTTGAACACTATCCGTACTCTGTTTGTTGAGATTCTGTCTGGTAAGGCTTACGCCACCTGGAACGATGAGACGAAGAACTTTGATCGCGCTACCGAGCTTGACGGCGAGACCGGTTATTCTTTCTTTATGTCCCACTGGTCAGAGTTGGTAATCCCTCGTGGTAAGTCTGACAACCGTAACACATACATCGAAGCCATCGAAAAATTCCGTGGTCGTGGTGATGTTGTTTCTAAGTTGCCGGTTTCTCCTGCGGGTATTCGTGACGTCGAGATTGACAAGAACAAGCGCGTGACTAAAGATGAGGTCAACGACCTTTACTACCGTGCTATTGCCATCTCTAACACCATCGTACCTAATGCGGTGGTATCGTCTCCTCGCATCCTGGATACGTCTCGTAACTCATTGCAGAACATCGTCAATGAGATCTACCTGCACTACGAAGGAATGTGTAAAGGTAAGCGCGGTATCTTCCAGCGTAGTTGGGGTGGGCGTGCTGTGTTCAACGGAACGCGTAACGTTATCACCGCAATGAACACGTCAACGCCTGACCTGGACTCACCTCGTACCCCTTCTCCTTTATATACGCAGATTGGTCTTTACCAGTTGCTGAAAGGAGCATTGCCGGTTGCGAAGTATCACATCCGTACGGGGTGGTTGTCTCAGGTATTTGTAGAAGGTACACCGGGTGCTTATCTGGTAGACCCTCAGACGCTGAAGCGTAAGCTGGTACCGATTGCCATTGAGTCTGCTGACCGTTGGACAACCGATGAAGGTTTGGATAAAGTCATCACGAAGTTCTCGAAGACCGGCATTCGTCAGCAACCCATTATGGTAGAAGGTTACTATATTGGCTTGATATATGTTGACGACGACAGTTTTAAAATCTTTGGTGACATCGATGAACTGCCGTCTAACCTGGACCGTAAGAACGTCTACCCATTGACTTATGCGCAGCTGCTGTATCTTTCTGGATACGACACTTGGAACAAGTTGGTGACGATGATTACTCGTTATCCAGTTACTGGGTTGGGTTCAACCTACACCACGTTTGTGTACTGTCGTACTACCATCGTTGCTAGCCAGAAATGGGAACGCGACTTCGGGTGGGAAGTGGATAAAACTGTGTTGGGTGCGTTGGAGTTCCCTGACCTTGATCCAGCTGCACCGTTTGTGGATTCTCTTATCCCGCACAGTGTGGCCTTGGGTGGTCTGGGTGCTGACTTCGATGGTGATACCGCCAGTGCTAACATTCTCTACGGTGACTTGAGCCTTAAAGAGAACGAAGCCTACTTCCACACGGCAAATGCTTATCTTGATCCTAACGGTGAGTTTGCTATCAGTCCAGACGTACACACTGTAAACCTGGTCCTTAGCAACATGACAGGATTCCAACCATGATTGAATTTGATCAGTATTTCTATCGGCACGGGATTCGTAAGTATGAGTTCTTAGCCGCGCCACCGATGACAGCGTTGTCAGACTTCTCGCTGCCATTCCACCCTTTGTTCCACTACCTACCACAAACGTCAGTAGAGATTGGACCTAAGTTCGGTGAGATTTGGTTTCAGTCGGTTGGTGGGATGCGATACGTCGATCACGTTACGGAACAACTTACCAATGAAGGTAATCCCATTTGGGCTAAGCGTACGGTAACGACGTTTGTTCAGGACTTCCGTAAGAAAGAAAAAGAATTCCGCAGGATGGGTAGCCTGGAACAGATCACCCAACAGCGTACATCGCTTGTGATCTATAACTACGCTATCCTACAGCACCTGTGGGATTATCGTGATACGTTCATGCGTCCTTACTACCGCTGGTACAATGCGCGCACCACACTCTGGTCTAAGGTTAAAGAGTTAGCTAACAGCGCTCCGCAACAGAACCAGTTTATTGTGATGCCAATCCCAGCTGTAATTCCACCGCTGGCTAAGTTCCGTCAGGCTGCCGATAAGCACACTCGCGAAACGATGGCTAACTTCGGTGCGGATGAGTATCTGGATCTGTTGGACCTGTTCGTATGGGCAGGACCTAACCGATCAAACAGTCTACTATCTGCGCTGGATGAATCTGCGCTGGCTAAGACCAACATCATCTTCACTATTGGTGCTTACTGGACCGTACTCAATTTAGGCACAATGAACCAGTGGATTAAAGGCGAAGGCGTTGGTGCAGAACGTGAGATTGAGAAAGGTAAAGATCCTCAGGCGATGCAGAAGCAGTTCCTGATGTTGATCAACCGTATCTTGACTTCACAGTCAACAGCGGGTACTGGTGCAGCGTTCAAAGAACAACACGTTGACTTACCAGACGTTGCTGACACTGCTGCCGTATTGCAATCTGCCTCTCGTGCTGTGCAGGCTAACAGTGACTCCGTAGCAGGACTCGGTCTGAACATTCCCGACATTCCGGTTATCCCTGATTTTGACTTCGATCTAAACGATGTTGAGGTTGATATTCCGGTAACGGGTATTCCAGAAGACAATGTGATTCGTCTGAAGAACCTGGAAACGGGCGACAACATTGTCAGTACGTTCTGGGATCTGGACCGTCCCCCAATGGATATTAATGAAATCATCCAACCGGTGGTTTCCGATATCACTGAAGCACACGGCGATGAACTCGGCCAGTATGATCTAGGCGTCTTACAGCTGGCTGCCAAGTATCACTCTGAGGGTCGTTTGACTAATGCTGAGTTTTCTCGCTTTGAGAAAGCATCTGGCCGTTATCGTGAACTTAAGTTTGATGATAACCGCACAGTAGCAGAAGTCTGTGTTATCGAACCGTCTACACTGAAGGACGTGGAGTCGTTCAAACTGCCTGAGATCAAAACGGTCTTGGATAAGTCGATGTTGAAGTCCACATTGACGGTGTTTGACCGCAACTACATTAACAAAGTGTTGGACTCCGACATTGCTAACATGTTCATGTCACCACAGCGCGCAGGATTCGCTCTGACGACTTTTGCGAAAGAACGCAAAGAAACGTACATGGATAAACTGGATACCGTTACAGTGGCGTACACGCCCGTTGATGGCGAACGTACATTACTGAAGATTCCAGTCCCAGTTATCGAACCAGACGGCTACTTCAAGCTGAACGGTGTTCGTTACTACCTGAAGAAGCAGCGTGTTGACATGCCTATTCGTAAGGTAGCACCAAACAAGGTTGCTCTGACCAGTTATTACGGTAAGACTTTCATCTGGCGTTCAGATAAAGTCCGTGACGATTACGGTCAGTGGTTGCTGCGTGAAGTTGAGCTGGGTATGCGTAAGACTGACAGCAAGTACTCTAACATCCAATACGGAACGGGCGTTAAGAATACCGATCGCGCTCCACGCGTGTTCACCACACTGGCCAGTCAGTACGTGTCGTTTGAATTCGGTGACTACGAGTTTCGTCTCGACTACAGTAAACGTGAAGGCTTTGACGAGTCTCTCTTTGCTGAACCTAAGTCGTCCTATCCAATGGGCTTCGTTAAGATCGACGGGAAGCGTACTGCGTTCACTGTTGACCGTCAGGGCATGTTGTATCGCGCTGATACTGAAGCACCGATTGGTACGATTGAAGAAGTTCTGGAACTCAAGGCGATTAATGCGCCGATGGATGTTGCTGAGTTTGCGCTATTTGGTAAACGCATCCCAATGGGTCTGGTACTCTGCTATCACTACGGTATTGACGAACTGCTGTCTCGTCTTAAAGCTGAAGTGGTAGTACATGACGCTAAAGAACGTGTGAAGGTTAATGTAGACGAATTCTCTATTCGTTTCCGTGACCAAGTTCTGGTTCTGAAGCGTAACAATCGTCTGGCGGCTATTATCATGGCTGGCTTCAATACTTTTGCTGACCAGGTGTCTAACTACGAGTACCAGGACTTCAATAGTCCAGAAGCTGTGCTGAACGTAATGGATGCAGCTGGCCTCTCCGCACGATACATGCGTGAAGTCGATAACCAGTATCTGCTATTCCTCGACCATATCTCTCGTGGCCTACTTACGGAGATGAAAGAGCCGACTGAGTTCGGTCCGCTATTAGTTCGTGCATGTCAGTTGCTGTTGACTGATGACTGCCCGGATGAAACGGACATGAACTACATGCGACTGGCCGGTTACGAACGTGTTGCGGGTGCTATCTACCGCGAAATCACAAAGGCTATCCGTAGTCAACGTAACCGTCAATCTGGTCGTCGTGGTCCAATTGAACTACGCCCTGATGCGATCATCCGTCGTATCCAAAGCGATGGCTCTGGTCAGATCGTAGAGGACTCTACCCCAGTACATAACCTGAAAGAGCAGGAAGCTGTTACAACAGGTGGTGACGGCGGTCGTAGTTCAGTCAGTATGGTTCGCTCTGCTCGTGCTTATCACAAGAACGATCTGGGTACCATCTCTGAGGCAACGGTTGACTCCGGCTCAGTAGCAATCAACACCAGTACCACGGCTAACCCTAAGTTCACTTCCCTACGCGGCACAACTGCACGCTATAAGGAATCGGATGGCGGTGCATCGCTTCTTTCTACTTCTGCTCTGTTGGCACCTGGTGCTGACCGTGACGATCCGAAGCGTGTAAACTTCATCTCTATCCAGAACTCATCGGGTATTGCAGCGAATGGGTACGAGTCCATGCCAGTTGGTACCGGTATGGAAAGTATCATTGCTCACCGTGCTGGCGCTAAGTTCTCAGTGATGGCTATTGGGGACGGTGTGGTTGCTGAGGTTAACGAAGACGCAGTCGTGATTGACTACGACGATCCAGCGCTTGGACGTCAGTATGTTGCGGTTGGTCTTGAGCATGGCATCATCGCTGGTATGACCGTACCGCATGAACTGATCACTAACCTCAAAGTTGGTGAGCGTATTTCAAACGGTAGCGCAATCGCCTATAACAAGGCGTTCTTCACCCCTGACCCATTACAGCCTGGCCAACTTATTTATAAGGGTGCCATGATTGTGCGGGTAGCGTTAGTGGATGGTACCGATACACTGGAGGATAGTTCTGCTATCAGTCAACGTGTGTCAGAGCTGTTAACAACGCAGGTAACTTATCCATTGTCAGTGTTAGTCGATGATGGCGAGGTTGTGCATAATCTGGTTGAGGTTGGTAGCAAAGTCGACCTTGAATCTATTTTATGTAGCGTAGAGAACCCTATTACGGCCAACGCCGGTCTTTTTGATGACGACAGCTATGACTCATTGCAGGCACTGGCGGCAGGAAACCCGAAAGCAGGTGTGGCAGGTGTAGTAGATAAGATCGAGGTCTTCTACAATGGTGACCCGGATGATTTCAACGAATCGATTGCTGGTTTGATTCGTGTGTCCGATAAAGCCATGGCACGTCGTAAGCGCCGCTTAGGTGGCACTGGACCAGAGAATGGTCGAGTTGACGACAAATCCACGATTGACGGTAAACGTCTGCAACCGCGTCAGGCGGCGATACTGATTTCAGTTACAGCTTCCTACGATGCAGCGGTAGGCGATAAAGGTGTCTTCAGTCATCAGCTGAAAACCACATTCGGTCGAGTCATGTCCGGTGTGAACGAAACTGAAGCAGGTGAAACTCTGGATAGTATCTTTGGATATCAGAGTATCTCCGACCGTATCGTGGGTAGTGCTGAATCTATGGGCACCACCTTCACACTAGCTTTGAAAGTCCGCGAGTTGACTATCGAGGCGTATCGTAATTAATTGTAGGGGACTTCGGTCCCCTTTAATTGGAGTCCAGACATGGATCTTAAAAAGCAAGTTGAGACGGCAACTGTGTTGTCAAATGCGGTAGAAGTTGCCAGTGGTATTCTTCGCCGTATCGATGGGAACGACGTATCAAGTTCTCAGGATGGCCCACGTGACATCGAGTCTGATGTTGCTATCCAGCTGAACGCCTGCTTGAATCGCGGTGCGAACGCTATGGCTAACATTGCAGTACAGGAGGCAGGAAATGTTGCGTAAGAATGTAACTACTGCTGTACGTCCTGTTGTTGCTAACATGATTCGCCGTGGCGTGGGTCTGGAAGCAATGGACGACAGCCCACTCGACGATCTGGCCGTAAACAGTGCACCTGTGGTCAATGAAGAACTCATCGAGATCGTTGGTGATGCGCAGGATGGTACGGTTGCTATCCTTGAAGCGGTTGAAGAAACCAGTCAGATCTCTACCAGTCACGAGATGATTGTTGAAGGTCTGGTTTCCCAGGGTGCTGCTCAGATGGAAAAGACCATCGAGAAAGCACGTAACGTAGTCGTACCGGCCATTGCCTCAACTGTTGACGCTATCGTTAAATCGGTTGACCGTGCATTGACCCCAACCAACGACGTACGTGAGTTTAAAATCCATCCGTTGGCTGCCTCCGTCACAGTAAGCGAACTCTTTGCTCAATACAAAGATACTCCGACCAACCTGTCCTTTATTACCGACCTGCCTACTTTAACTGGTGATCAACTGAAGGTACTGCTGGAAACCGGTAGTGCTGACACCAACGCACAGGTGCTGGACTTCCTGGCTGGCTATCCTGACGGTTACATCGATGAACTGGTCAACGACCTGTTGCGTGGCTCACTGACACACAACGATGACGTTAGCAATGGCTACACTCGTCTGGTTGACTTCAGTGGGGCTACCCCATTCATCCGTCGTAACGTATTCGCGTTGCCTCCGCTGGCTATCGCGTGTATCATCCTGAACAACCTGCATGATAACCCACCGGCCAATACTCCTGTGTCTATTGACTACTGGAACGAAGCCGTGGTTAACGCGCAAGCTGGCCTGGGTGCTACCTACCACATGCTGCTCAGCGATATCGCACAGCACATCGCAAGTGGTCGTCTGGATCTGCCTACTACCCTGCGTCAAGGCGTAGCTGTGGCACCAAACGAGTTCCCAATCCTGGACCGTGTGTACAACGCATTCCTGGATAAAGAAGGTTATCCTGAGCTGCTGTTCGCGACCACGTTGCCTGGCTTTACTGGTCCACGTACTGCTGATGTTGTTCTGGCTAATGCCGAAGCACTGAATGCCGCATGGGCTAAGCAGGTTGAAAGTTTCCGTAACAATGCACTGGGTCGTCTCTCTGACACTGCCCGTTCTGTTGCCTACACTGAACTCGGTAAACTGGTAAACAGCCTGGACCTGTCTGAGCTGGGTACCTCACCGGAAATTCTGTGGGAAGCAATCAAGACTTACGCGGAAGCGCGCGAGTTTACTGCTGCCGACATGTACGAGCATGTTCGTTATCTGGTCGCTGGCGTCCTGTACGCTCGTTATCAGACACTGGACCTGCTGATCGCTACCGATGCGTACATGCAGGAGAACCCAGGTTGTAGCCCACGTGTGGCCGCTTACCACGGTGCCAAGGTTTACATCTGCCAGTGGGTTGCTGACCAGCTGATTCGCAAGTAACTAAAAGGAAGGCGTTATGGATTACACAGGTCTTGTTCGTGACGCCTCCAAAGTGCATGGTAACTTAGTGAAGCAGGGCAACCAGTATATCACTAAGGAAGGGTGTAAGATCATTATCCCGAAACGCTACGTTGAAAAACAACTGGCTAACTTCGTGGGTAGTGCTTTTACACTCGCTATCTTTGCTGTGGTGGTTGGCGACAAGTACTACGGAGTTTCATTAGTAGACTCTATGTTACGTCTGTCACCCACAACGGTAGGTGAGCGCACTTATGGGGACACGAAATATCTGGAGTTCACTTTTGAACCCGGCGCGGTAGTCATCCCAAATACTGCGATGGTGTGTGATAACAAACTCCCATACCAGATCTACAACGAATTCATTGCTAAAGGTCGAGTGCCTTGGTATATGAGTTACGTTGACATTGGTCGTATTTTCGATACGTCCAAGGATTACGCAAACCTGAACCTGCACACCAACCATGCTATCTTTGAGATGTTGGCCGCAGTTATGGCGCGTGACCCCAACCAACGAAATCGCTACCTCCGTCAATCGGTGAGTAGCAAACAAGAACTGGATCGCACAAACCCTGCGTTTGTAGCTTTCCGTAATATCCAGGCGCAAGCGACCAATACCACGACCAAACTGATGGGTAGTTACTTCCGTGACGCACTCGCCTCGGCGCTGGTTAACCCCGCTGTCCGTTTGGAAGGATTTGAGAAACTTCTGAGGTTGTAGCATGGAACTCTTTCGTTATGGTTGTACCGCACTGCAAGGTACCAACAAGTCCGGCGTGATGAAGCCTGATGCCGATGGTTTTTATACCATGGTAATGGGCGGCTTTAACGTTCACAACTCCGGTGAGGCATGGTACCCGTGGTCGCGTAACGTACAGGCACTGTTTGCTAAGACGAGCGCATTCCAGCGCCGCGTGTTAGACGGTGCCCTGCGTGGTGAGCTGGGTCATCCGCGTATGCAACCCGGCATGAATGATCGTCAGTTCATGAATCGCATCATGGACATCTACGAGCCAAACGTTTGCCAGCACATCGCAGATCTTTGGGCAGACGATGGTCTGTTCCGTGGTCGCGATGGTCAACCGATCATTGCCATCTTAGGCAAGGTCAAACCTTTTGGCGATAAGAAAGGCGCACTGATTGATGCACTGGAAACTCCACGTGCCAATGCGTGTCAGTCTATCCGTAGCCTGACTGATGATAACTACCGCAATGGTCGTCTTGAAAAAGAAGTCCGTGCTGTTATCACATACGACCACGTTAATGAGCCGGGTATCTATCTGGCGAAGAAGTGGAACGCACCAGGTCTTGAAGCACACAGTGGTCCGGAAATCGTTATCTCTCGTGACATGTTGGACGAACTCGTTGAACGTCGTCAGAATGCACAGATGGGTAATGAGTCTGCGAACAACGTGGCCAAGAGCATCATCCTGGACATCGGTGCACGCAAGCCTAATCGCGGCGAACTCGTGTTCCCAGTTGGTGGCTCTACTCGCTGGTAATCATCAGTTTTTCAAATACACATTACTAATAGGTAAGCTGGATGTATATCTACCGAAAAAGCACTGATGTTTTCGGTGCGTTGGCGCTGGTTCCACAGGACTATTTCAAATTCTGGGATGGTGGCGTAGATACTGCCGGTATCGGTACGTATACGAAGCCACTAGAGCCACTGCCTGAAGTAACGTGGGAGATTGACTTCTCTGCCGACGAATGGCGTCAACGCATCGCAGGGGCTGATCCACTCAACCCTATTCCGATTGCCAATTTACGTGACATTCCTGACTCTTATATCGAAGCCGTGTTTTTAAATATTCTCTACGGCTACAATATGTCTTACATCAGCAACCGTGCGACGTATTTACCTCCTCGCATTGGCTACACCTTTAACCAGGACCCGATTAACTACCCGGCACTGGCGATGGCGATGTTGGGCATTAAGACGTTGATTCAGGAAGAAGAGAATAAGGGTACACCAGTGGGCATTGAGAACTCTGGTATCCTGCGTGCTCTCCTTCGTCACGTAACGTATGTGGCTATTGTTATCCTGCGACACAATGATCCATTGCAGCCAACAGGTAACGTATTTGTATCTGCCCTCACAAGCCTCGCTAACGAGAACCGTGAGACAGTGTTCTACGATGCTGGTGCTATGGCCACCTGGATCACTAAAGGCGGCACAGAGCCGCTGGCGGCTGCTAACTGGGTATTCAACCAGACTAGCCCAGGCGATGAAGCAATCGCAGGAAGCGCTGATCTTTTATCGCGCTGGAAAAAGATAACCGATATTACTTCGGCATAAAAACAAAGCCTCCTTCTCGGGAGGCTTTTATGCCCTTTCAAGGAGAATAAGAAATGCAGATCATTATTGAACCAACCCACATGATGCAGCCCCACCACGACGTTGGTTTAATGGAATGGACCAATACAATCCGTCGTGCGGTGGGGGATTTTGAAACTGCGTGTAAAGACTTCCCGATTGTCTCGGGTCGTGCCTTACGTAGCCTCATGTTGAACGCAGGTATCTCTGAGCCTATGTTAGCAACACCCACATTCGAGCTGATCGCTAAACAATTCACACCGGCTAAGCTGCATGCAACCTATCATGCCTTTATCCGTAATGATGAATCGGCGTGGAACGAATTACGTCGTGACCCAAGTGGTCAGTTTGCACAGTTCCGTAACCGTCGTGTATCGCTGGATGCAGTGATTGCATTGGCGTACATACTGACAGCTATCCGCGAGATCTGGGATCTGTCTGACGATCAAGAAGATGGACTGGACTTCTTAATTGGCCGTTGTGCGGAAGCTATTGACCGTGCGTGTCAGACTCTGAGTTATATGGAGTCATCGAACGACCCTCTCCGTTTTGTTTATACCCGTAGCTATCTTGATGGCGTCATGCCCGATGAGATTGTAGCTGTAGTAGATGCCAAAGTTTACGTTAACTATTTAAGCAGTGGTTACACTGACGACCAGTTGTTAGATAAAATCCGTCGTGAGTCTGAAACCAACATATTCGTTCGCCAAGTATAAGGAACACCTCCAATGTCAAACCACCTCGTCATCGCAAGCCTTGAGTCTGAAGTCACTATCTTAGTAACGAACATTTACACCACATTTCGTTCTCTCTATCGCAAGGGTATGCGCAGACCTACTCGTCAGCAATTAGTGGCCACCACAGCACCACACTGCGATACCGTGTTTCAGCCTGGGGTTATCCTTTCACGGATTCCGTTAGAAAGCCACTACGCTATGTATGCAGATAATGGCGATAGCTCTAAGATGCGGGTGTTGGCATTGACTGTAGACATTATGCTGGAATGGTTAAAGCTCCGCGCTCACCTGCTGGCGTTTAACCCGATGGCGAAAGAGCTGTTCAGGAAGCTCTACAAGATGCGCATGTTCAACCCGATGCGTGGTGTCACCCCGCGCAGGTTTGTTTCTCTGGTTGTTCCTGTGATCGTTGTAGAGTGCCTCTCACTGCAAGAGACGATTGGCTCCATCACTTTCCGTGAGAAGCTAGAGGCTCGCATCAACACGATGGAATCCAGCCTGGTGGTCGTTGCGGACTCAAAGTAATTTCAAGTATATATTACCTTAGTGTTAACACCCACTCCTATAAGGAATAAGACCCCATGTTAAATGCACAAAAGCTTGACTTCGTATCTATCCAGTGGAACAGCCACCTCAGTCTGTCTACTATTCGTGTAGACGTTACCCTGAGCAATGGGGACGTAGTCAAAGAAGAATATGGCATTCTCGGTATCGAACGTGAAGAACTCCGTGAAGGTCGTATCTACGGTGTAGTCGGTTATGCAGACAACAACGACCACCGTGGTATCGTGGGTATTCACCCAGTGTCCTCAACTCGCTTTGCAGCACAGGTTAAAGATATCCATGAATCATGGAAGCCGATCGTTGCCAAAGTCGAAACCTGTGGTGGGTTAGAGATCCACAATCTGCGTTTGTACGGTGTATGCTCACATCTGGAGCTGGCTACTCGTATGTCAACGCTGTAAAAAAATACATACCCCACGTATAGAGTGAGGGTATGCTATAAAAGTAATCCCAATCCGAACTATCAACACTGAACGAATGGAGTAGTATAATGAGCACTATTAAAGACGCAGTACGTAACGTAGCAGACAACCTGAAAACTGACGTGACCTACGCAGAAGACGGTTCCCCGGTATTCGCAGCCGACGCTTACGAGCGTAACCTGGCTGAAGGTCTGACTCTCGAAGGCCGTAAGGCATATGAGAAGAACGACAATACCTTTATGTGTGCAGCGGCCCTGGCAATGGGTGAACTGTCTGTTGACAAAATGGCTGGCAGCAAAGAGCTGGAAGCTACTGCGGCGCGTATCCCAATGGGTTCTGCGAACCTCGACCTGGGCTTCAAACGCTCTGTCGAAGTATCTGATGGTAAAGGCGGTCGCATGTCTACCAGCCAGATCTCTGTGAAGTATCGTGCAACTGCGCACCTGACTTCTGTCAAAGCACACCTGAAAGCAAAAGCCGCCGAAGCGCTGAGCTAAGCTTTACCCAAACGCGGTCTGTAAGCAGTTCGTTGTGTTAAGGGTACGCCAATGGTGGCGTACTCAATCGTTCTAACCTATCGGAGCAGTATCGATGTCAACTAAAATCGAGATCAAAGAATCAGTAACCGGTTTCCTGAGTACTTTCAGCCCAGAAAAACCTGTCGACCTGAATGTTGCAGAAGAGCGTGAAGCTCTGAGCGCTGCGCTGGTAGATCACCTGGATGAGCAGCAGATGCTGCACCTCACTGATTCTGCGGAAGTGGAAGAAGAGAAACAGGCTAACGATATCGCGGCGTAACTGCCCGGTTTGCGTGAGGGAGAGCATCCCGATTTGGAATTACCATGGTTCAATGCGGTTCACCTCTTACAAGTTGACTGCATAGCTAAATGCCTTCGCGGGGTTGCATGGTAAACCATTTCGCGCTCTTCCTCATGCTCCCTATGGTAGCCAACTCACCATAACGAGTTGGCACTATACATTGGTGTTGGATGAGACGTTCCGGAAAAACTTCTAATCAATCCATCATCACAGTGCTCGGTTGAATTACATCCGTAAGCATCAGTGCGTAGTGTGTATGTGCAGGGAAATAAGACACCCCTGTACATTCCACCGCGTATTGAATTCCTTAATATGCCGGTTTACATTAATCCATGTCCGCCAATAGGACATTACACAAGGATCTACCTATGAACCGCAATATCCGTGTTACCCATATCAAATCTACCCTCCCAGCTAAGAACGGCTCTATCCTGGTTCGTGACCTGGATCTGATCGACAACTCGTTCCTGTTGCAGATCGATGCAGTAGGTGTCGGACATGACGACCTTCGTAACAGCACCACTTACGAACACCCGACCATTCAGTACCGTGTACGTCTGGAGCAGTTAGCTACAGCGATGTTCCCGTCTCAGGTTACTGAGTTCGTGCTGTCAAGCTGCCCGTGTACTCGTCTGACCAACATCCCGCTTTGGCTGGCTAATATTCCGGTGGAGGCACTGGTTGCTTACGATGAAATGATTTCCATTCAGAATCTGATGAACATGGTCTTCTCTCATTGTGTAGGCGCAGGTAAGTTGTCGTTGGCAATGACGCTGCTGGGATCTGGTTGGGTGCAGTTCAATGGTCACCACACGCTCGATGCGCAGCACAACGATACCAACGTAAGTGTGCGTATCCAGTTTGAAGTTAAGCGCGGTCTGGTTCGCTACAAACGCACTACCCTGGTAGAGCAGCTGAACGCAACCACCCGTCAGACTTCAATCGTTCCGTTCAGCTATGTATGGCCAGAGCAGGCTCCGGCTGAGCACGTCGACATCTTTGACCAGTTTGCTAACGTTCTCATCGAACTGGGTAATGGTGAGCCACGTACCTTTACTACGGTAGAACGCGATGACTTGACTGAGTCAGAACTGCTTATCGATCCGGCTCTGGCTATCTGGCAGAATATCTGCTGGTCTGGTTGTGTCACGGAGATCATTGACAAGCTCAACAATTATATTGCTGGCGACGTACCGAACAGTCGTATGTTCGAGTATCTGAGTATTGGCCCGTACAGTGCCATTCTGTACAAGAACGTCGTGGTTATCTGCCCGGATGAACTTGACGCTTAAAAGAACAAAACACAGGAGGGCTTCGGCTCTCCTTTTGTGCTACTTTATTTTTTAATCTTTTTTAGGTACTAACATGAAATTCTCAAGAGAACTGGCGCGCGTTACTCACACTTTCAATTTCATCACCGCAGTGGCATACCTGAAAGATCAGTATCCGCATCACAAAGTGGAGACCTTAACGTTTCTGCTGAACAGTGAGTATTACAAGCACGGTCGAAAGGATCAAGTCATCAAGGACATGGATGTATGGACTGCTTTGGCTATCATTGAGAACAAAATGCCATCGTGGCTTGAGGGACGCTTATTCTTCTCTGTATTCTACGGTCACTCGTACAGTAGAGAAGAATATGCTGAGCTTAATCGCCCGAATTATACGACATTGGTGCATTTGGCTAAAGAGCTGCGTAAAGAGGTCGACTATCGGAATAATGCGCTGACTGTTATCGCAGCATCCATTAAGAAGATTGACAGCGAACCTCGTCCTGGTGCAAGCAATGTCTTAGCTTATTGGAAAGACAAACGCGATGCACGCTGTGAGTTGATCATTAACACGGTACGTAATTTGATGGTAGATGGTCGGACACTGCGCTCTGCATGGGAGTCACAGTTCTGGTTCCTGCCTAAACAAGAGGAGTATGCTATTCCACTGCTCTTCAAACGTATCGACGTTCCTGGTCACTCGAATGCGGTCAAGGTTTACGTGCGGGCACGCCATCACAAGCTCTGCATCTGCACACGTAACAGTTATTTATTAGCGGGGATATAACCATGCTTAATCGCGCTGACATTATGGCGTTGGTTCGCCTTATTACTCTGGCAACGGGTAATAGCGCAGGTAAACACATTATCGAACCCTGTAGTGGGTTCAAAGGCGACATCGTAGCAGACGGGTATTTAAACGACCTGCTGGTTCGAAATGCTGGTACCTTTAATAACAGTGACGGTATTAAAGCAGTAGTCGACGAGATCAACGCCTCCACCAATTCGATTGCCGTAGTCAGGGGTCAGTTATATGAGGCCGCCAGTGGCGGTTCGGTAGGTCATCTGGTAATGATCTACGGTATCGAGTTAAACGAAGATGCGATTCTTTGGTTCACTCGGTATTGTCCTACCCCACTTGAATTGTTTGACTTTACTGCCACCAACGATGCAAGTAAGAACCCGGAGTCTGGTGCAACAGAAAGCACAGTCATGACACCAATGTCGGTGCGGGCCGTTATCGAGACTTCGGACAATCAGACCGAATCTACTGAAGTCGAAGAACTTGATTGGTTTGGTAAACTTTCTGACATCAGCGAAGACAAAAAGGCTTGGCTGTTAGTCCAACTTAATGCAGCATTTACACGAATCGGTCGGCAGGACCTGTTCTCAGAAATGCTGAACAAAATGGAATCTAAATAGGGGTTACTATGAAAAAGCTCTTAACTGTTGTGGTAGCGATCGGTATGATGGTCTCCCTCAACGTGCAGGCTGCAAGTGATTTCGCGGTGAACACTAACTGGAAGTCTGGTTGGGCACAGGGTACCGATGAGTACGCTGCTGCGTCAGAAGACAACAGTACCTATGTGCTTATCTCCTGCGACGACACCGAGCCGACCGAACTGTGGTTTGGTATGTTCAATAACGCAAACGATAAACCTGTGGCTGGACCAGTGAGTATTACGATTGACGGTAAGACTATCGCCAATCCATTCTCTGCCGCGACCTACGGGACTCCAGAAGGGTATAAGAAGTTCTGGGCTGAACTGCGTAACGCTAAGTCGTTAAGCTTCACAGTGGGTAACACCACTAAGTCGTTCACCACCAAAGAACTTGCCACCTCTCTGCCTGCGTACGACTCACCAGACTTCTCATGCAAACTGGGCTTTTAGCCTGACCGTATAGAGGGACTGACATGCGAAAATGGCTGCGACATCTATTGATTGCTCTAGTGGCATTCATGGTGGTCCCAGCGTTGGCTACTGAATGGAAAACGATCGGAGGTAAGCGTGAAATACATTACCGGATTTTCCAGGACGAATCAGCAATGTTAGATATCGCTTGTAGTGTGAATCTCAGAGTACTGCTCGGTGCGACATTCCAATCACACCGGGTAGATCTCACTCGCGATTTTTCCATTTACATTGACGACGTGCCAACACCGAACTACCTTAATCCTGAAACCCCACCGGCGCATCGAGCTGACTTCTATCGTTTCTGGAACAAGCTTAAAAATGCGAAGACGTTGGTGGTTGAGTCCGGCGGATTCAAATACAACATCAACATCATACGTTTAAAAGAACAGTTACCGGAAACCTATGATACTAAGTTTATGTGTCGCCCCATTACCACAGATGGGTTATTGATTCCGTAATACGGGGAGCTTCGGCTCCCCTTACCCTCTATCATTTTTTTTGGATTCTACCATGGCTATTACTGACGCAGAGTTTGAAAGGATCAAGCAGAACTTACCACGTGTTGTGGTGAAGAGCTTTACGGATGCAGATCAGATGCATCGTACAGGGCGCGCGTTCCTGGCCATCGATTTGTTGAAGCGTTTGCCTTATCACTTTAACTGGGCGGTCAGCTACCCTACCGTTGAAGAGTTGGCTGTAGCACAAGACGGCCTGATCGTCATTGATGCTGGCCCTGCTGAGTCTATCGAGTTGATCTATAAACTCTTGACCGAAGCAATGTTCACAAAAGAAGGTTACGCGGATTGGCGGATTATGTCGCTATTAAACCGCGCAGGCTTTATGGTCATTCGTGACTTTACAAACACGGAAGACGATTCTTATCTGATTCGTACTATCCGTGGTCACTTCGCAATCTACCCGCCGGAGGTCTAATGAGCGATGAACTCGGCATACAAGCCTGGGTAACGAAACGCACCTTTCTAGCGGCTCAAGTATGTAACACGATTGTTACTGAGTTGCATACCGCTAAGGGCGTGTCTCCAGCGGAAGAAGTAGCCAACGCAATGACAGCGTTGTTAGGGGCACCGTACACCGACGTAGACGTTCGTATGTTGATGGGGTCCAGTGCTAACCCGGAAGAGACTGCTGCTCTCCTGTTGGTTTCAGATGCGGTTAAACGGGTAACTGCGGGTCCTGTGCCAAATGTAGATTCGCAGATCATCGTGTCTGAAGAAGAAGCGGTTTGGGATGGATACGTGGCTTCCTTTTTCGCTGACCGTGCTGCATATGTCGCGGAATGCGAAGATTTGGTGCGTACCTTCACTGCCGCATTAGCTGCGCTGCCCCCTGTGGTTGAAGGCGCTGACCTGACTGAAGCAGTTGCCTTCCCTGACATGCCTGGACAACATCCGGCGGTCAATAAGTTCATTAATGATTTACTGGCACACTTCACAATTAAACCTGGCACAGTGATGATACCAAGCGCCGAGATCTGGCTACTCGCTAAGTATATTGTCGTAAGGACAATTGAGCGGGAAGAAGGTGTCGTCATTACGGTACCGACGCCGAAGGGTGTTATTGTGTTGAATGCTACACCTGTTTAGGAGGGGTTATGTTTAAACGTTGTATGGCTTTGTTCGTGTTAGTATCTCTAACGTTCTTGACGGGTTGTGCGTTTAACAAACCTCCGACTTTTAAGGGCATTGAGATTCGTGACTTATACGAAGCCATGCCCGCCACAAAGGTTATCACGCTCAATGGTAACTACCAGCACGACGAACCAGCTTTCAACTTGACTTACCCCAGCTATATTAGCATACGTGCTGATGCTGACATGGAAGACTCTACGGTACCCTTTATTCGGGCCGATAATTACTTCCGTGACCAAGAGTCTATCGTTAAGTCGTTGGGCGTTGAAGAGTATTGGGAATTCCTTCGCCAGAATACCGTACTTGCAAGATCTAACCAAACTGAACGTAATCTGGCCATAGGGTTCTGTAAAGACCCAAATCGTATCGACACTGGACACGAGTACTTTTATTGTTTCGGTTACAAAGGCACAATTTACCGCGTCGTGACCCAAGTGGACGTACTGGATCGTGAGACCGCTCGTATCAAAAGGGCATGGGTCTATACACCATATAAAGCCGGACAGTTCAAAGACTTCTTTGTTCCTGGTCCGTACGGCATTTTACCTGGGCCTGCTACCAGCGGCGAGTACTACGAACCACGCGTGTTTATTGACTAATCTAAAGCCCTCTTCTTCGGGAGAGGGTTTTATGCCCTTTTGAAATATATATTACCCTCCTGCAATTAACCTTGCATAAAAGAGGAAACAACTATGGTAGTTCCGGGACTAGCAGGTGAGATAAACAACTATGGCACAAAGAAGTTAAATGGGCGTGGGGATTTCCTTGGTAAGTTGCACACCAAGCTATCCTGGGGATGGGAGTTTTGGACAAAGGATGGTTATGACGTTATAACGCTCTCTAAGGCTCAGCAGCGAGCTTTTAACCTAAGGTCGGGTGATTGGGTAGTTGTATGGGACAATCGTCTCTGGTTCCCATACGGCTCGTATTTGGAGACTGGCGTAAAGGTAGCGTTTGCTAAGTTTAAAGTTGGTGAGGTGGTGCACCATATGCTGTCGATAGATAACCCTACAACAAAGGTTGATCTATATAGCAGTGTAAGTGCTGTATTTGCACATGTCGCAGTGGAGTACGATATTCGTCCAGTGTTAGCAGATAAGCAGAGAAAGGCTTTTGCACGATGGGTGGAGAATAAACCTATCCGAGCACGACTACCTATCTCTGACTTAACCAACACCAAGACCGACGTTATCGCTAAGAACGTCATTGCACTTAGTTCATTCTGTAGTGAAATTGAGCGCTATGTCATTACGTCTTTCAGTAGTTACGGTAATCTGGAAATACAACTGCGTTTAGCATTCTCACACTTGAGAGCAAACACGGTACTTCGTTATCTATGGAATAAACATCACTTCTGTGGACTTCGTTATCGTGAACTCTACGGTAATGTTGCTGCCTTATATAACGACGAGTTTTGTATTGTGTCAGTTATGCGGGCCTCAACCGAAGCCATCAATGCAGATCGTTGGATCTCTAGCGTTTTTCCAGAAGACGTTTTAGATATTCAGATCAAACGTCCCATACTCAACGCTATTGTAGTTGGGTGCATGGATGAGACCGCAGGGGATATTTACCTTCCCAATAGGTAATAATTAATCACTAGCATTAATGCTGTAGACTATTCAATAAGGAATACAATCATGTACGTTAAAGATCCCGCAATCCGGATGGCGCTTGAGACACTCAATGCGATGTCCAATGCAGCGTCGTCTGCTTCTGGTGCTTTTGCTAATGCTTTGCCTCAAGCAACCAACCCGTTCTACGCATTCAACGAAACGTTACGAATGCATCTGTCCGCCATCCACAACGTGGCACAACAAACCGAGTATGATTTCGGTGGGGCACAACACGAACGGCTGATGGAACGGTTCCGTAATGAGAGCCTGTTCCACAACACGTACCCCGATCAGTTTCCTAAGCCGCCAGCGATTGATTGGCCGCCGGTGTATAGTGGTAACTACGTATCAGACGAATTCATTCGTAACTGGTTGCGCGCGAACGCTGACGTGTTACCGGAAAGTTTCACAATTGAACTGACTGCGTATCGCGAAAAGTTCCACCAGTTAGCTCGCTCGGGCGGCGAGACTATCTTACGTCTCTACGGTGAAGAGATCGTAGCCAATTCACCGACTGGTCGTGCGATGATCACCGAAGAACAGTTTATCGACGGACTCAACGCTGCCGCACTTGGTCCAGTAATCGATCCGAAAGATGTCGTGGGTGATAATCTCTTAGTCGAAGGTATGTCAGCAGCCACATCGGCTGCACGTGCCTTACTGAAGACACTGCGTGAGATTGACAACGACAAGCCGTATACTGATGAGAACGAAGAAAAGATGCATCGCCTGCAACGCGACCTGGTCGATTTCATCAACTCGTTTGATCGCTCCTTTAACCACCCGCGTAGCGTTACAGATCTGCGCGTGAACTGGCGTAAGTTTTACTACAGGTTAGCAGCTATCGATAGCCAGCTGACCACACTCTGGGACCCGTTGGTGGTCGAAGCTGTACCTATAGAAGAGGAAAAGAAAGATGAAGTATAACGACCTGGCTTCTGTCTTAAAGACGAAGATGGTCTCACGTCCTGAAGAGGCGTGGGAGTTTGTACAGGAGCGCGCACAACGTGGTGTAGACGATAGCCTCGTCGCTGAAGTCTTCGATGTGTATCGTACTCGTTTCCCGGAAAGCATCGTCACTAATGACGGTGTATTGATTCCAGCTGTTGCTCGTAACTTCAAAGCACTGGGTTCTCCTATCGAAACGCTGCGCCATTCTACTGATGGCGTTATCCGTGCAACGGTAGAACTCCAGGGCCGTACGTTCATTCTGTATCAGAACGACGAGCAGGTAGTTGGTGTGATTTCTCTGTACGTGGAAAATCGTCTGGCTAAAATGACCGGTCTGGCTCACGCTGTGTATCGCAAAGTGGTGACGCATTTTCTGAAGAAATCAGTGTAATACAGCGAGGAACTTCGGTTCCTCGTTTTATGCCGTTTCAATAAATTTTCAGATATATAACACACAAGTGAATTAGTAGAGCTAATTGGAGAGAAAGCCATGTCAATGATCAAATCGCTTGCTGAAGGTCTAGGTATTATCACCGCTGCCACTGCTGCCTATATCGCTCAAGATGTTGTTGCAGAAAGCTGCCGTGAAGAGAATACCGAAAAACGCACTGAAATACTGGCGCGCCTGATCGCTAGTACTGTTGTATTTGCAGTTGCCGGTGCAGTCTCCAAGTCTACTATGGACTGGCTGTTCGGTAACAACCCTGATTAATCAAACCTATCACTCGTTATAAGGAATAGAATTATGAACATGAAAGATTTCTCTATTGGTGTAGTAACTGGTATCGCTGCTGTTGGTGTGTCTGTTGGCGCAGTTAAGATGTACAACTGGATCGTTAGCGGTGAAGCCGCTGACGACATTAAAGAAGCCGGTGGTGCTGTGGTCTATAAAGCGTTTGCTGCGTCGGCGAACAATCTGACCATGGAAAGTCTTTACGAAGCCGATGGTCGTTTCAACAAAACCCTGCGTGAAACACTGGCCATCTCGCTGGCGTATTACGCGATGACTGAAGATCTGGATGTGCGCGATACCCGCAAACACCTGGACTTCATCGATCTGGTTGATGACACTGCCATGCGCGCAGTGATCGCCAAAGAAGCTAAGCGTATCCTGGGCCTGGCGTTCGTTGCCAAGCAGGAAGATCCGAACCTGGATCTGGATCGCAAATACTTCGAAAGCCTGTTCGACTAACGGCATAAAGAGACTCCTCTTCCCTTCGGGGAAGAGGAGCACTCGGACTTATTTTTTTTTTGTCTATTCAGCAGGCATGTTATATTGCACGATTAACGTACCTTCCAATGCCAAACACTTCTCAGATAACTCAATGGTCATCAGTGTCGTGTAGTTTGAGTTAGACAGCATGTACGGCTCGTTCTTACCGTTAAAGGTAATCCTTGCCCCGTCCAGACTATATTCACTCTCACCTGACAGACGCCAGTCGTTACCAGTAATTGTCCGCAACGACGTGATCAGTTCAACGTCCGGTTCGTCACCTGCTTTAATCAGCTTCAAACGGTTGCGTTCGTTACTGAAGTTAAACTGATATCCGTAGACATAAGCTGGATACATAGTTACCCCGGAATAGCCTCGCCATCGGCTGGCGGTAAAGTGACATCGAACGGTTCGTTGTATTGCAGAATCAGAGTTCCGCGCATCTTAACAGAATCGTTGGACAGTTTAATGGTGACTACATACTTGTAATTCGGGTTAGCCTGAACAGCAGTACTGTTCAATGCAGCGTAAATAATCTTCGCTCCCGACAGGCTATAATCGCCTGCTTCCATTGTGAACTTAGTGCCCATCACGTTGTTGATGGACTTCATCAGTGCGGCGTCTACCTGGGATTGGACCGTCAGCTTCGATAACGTTGCAAACTCTTTGGTGAAGCTAAGTGGATAGCTCGCCATATAAGCTTGGGAAGCTGTAAGATCTGTCGAAGGGTAGACTAAACCAGACAGATCAGCTTTCTTTACTGTTGCGGACGCAACATAACCATCGGTTGTACATGGGAAGTCATACCCCGCGTTAAACTGATAGTTGTTAGCAGTTGGGTCAATGCGAATAGTGAAGACTCCGCCAGCACTTGGGATTGTCACATCACCTTCGATGATCTCATCGGCAGACAGACCCAATCCGAAATAGATATTCAGGAAAGGAACCAACTGAGATTTCTTAGTGATGGCTGGAATCTGCATGGGTTTGGTTTTATAACCGTCGCCCTTGATATTCACATACGCCTCGAAGCCCACGCGATCATACAGAATGTAGTTAGTACCGGTGTAGATGCCGCCTTCTACGCCAGTAACGCGGACAGCAGTGTTCTTATCGGTGGTGGCCTGATGCCACGTGCCATTTAAAACCGCTGGTTTGGATACAATGACATTATCAGTTGTCATTGTTGTCATGCCGTTGTTTGACGACGTGGTCGTCAGGAGTCGGTCAATAAACTTGGAACTCCAATAGTTACGAGCAAGCATGATGGGTCCTTATCCGTTGTACGGCAACAGAAGGTACGAGGCTAACCCGTTACCACCGTTGCGGGCTGTGCCGTTGAACTGAACATTAAGCGTGATACGTGCGAAATGTGTGCAGTCGGTGTACCAGTAGTCTGCGGTGTCTACTGCACTCGGTCCACCCGGAACTGAAGTCAGGTACAGGGATGCAAAGTAGAGGTTAAAAGGGATGTTGCTGGTGCCAACATACGTCCAGGAATCGCCAGTAACTTCTTTCAACTTGGCTGCGAGTGCCGTCCACGCTGGTGCACTGTTAGCGCTGTTAACAGCCAGAAGTTCAGCACGTATTGATGTAAAATCCATGCCGCGATAGCGTTGCGAAAAATCTGCCCCGTCGGTAAGAATTGCGGGCATCAACATCTTTGGTTCAGGACGAGTGATCAAAGTCTCTAAACTTGGGTTGCCGCGTTTCCACGTGAACTTAGGAATAGTCCCGATGAACGCTAACGACGCGGTTGTATTTTTGACACCGGCTGTTGTGATAGCGACAGTTGTAGATGCCGCGCTATTAGTCCAGCTTGGGTTTTGCATTTCATCGGTTGTCAGTGCCATACCGTATACCGAGTTAAACATCGGTAACAGTGTAGCAAACGTGTTTGCGGTGTAATGCGTAATAACCACTTCGATGTCTTTGAACAGACTAGCCAAATCGATGCGGTTATAGTTGAGGGTAACTAATCCACGGTACCCGCCATTTGGAACAGCACGCATTACCACCTGAGTGTTACGGCCGTTATTTGTAGCGGGGTCCATGACCTTTGGCCCAGAGTGCACTACGAAGGTGTTTGCTGACACCACGTATGGCAGATTGGGGTTGTCCTTGTTGATGAGATCATACAACAAGTCAATTGATGCCTTTTGATAGAAGCCAGACATTGTCTACCCCTTAAAGGTTAAAGTGGAAGTATGCGGTGCCCTGGATGTTAGCGCCAGTTAAGCCGGTAACAATTGTAACGCGATCGAAATTAGGGTTGGCATATTGGTTGGTTGTGGGTACGACGATACCTATCTGGTTGGATGTTGGTGTATCCATCGGTGGTACGCCGTAGTTAGCAAGAACACCCATCAGTGCCGACCAGTTACTCAATACGGCACTGGCGCTATTGATCAGGTTCTTATTGTCGGTCAAGTCCAGGCCCCACGTACACAATGCCGCCGATTTCATACCAGCGGCGATAGTAGCTGCTGTGGCGTCGAAGTGTTGGGCTTGCGAGAGGGCTGTGATTGACGCCTGTTCTTCTAACGTCGGTTTACCGCGATATACTGCTAAGATCACAGAACCAGTGTATGCTGGACAGGAAGCACCTGTTGCTAACCCAACGCGCTCAACTCGATCTGCGATACCTTGGGTACTCAAGTTCTGGTTGTTTACGTCCCAGGTATTGAGGTTAATGCCGTAACGCGCAGCGATCAATGGCAGAAGGGCATGCACCGAGTTACCGGAATAGCTGTCTATTCTGACATTCGTGTAGCCGCTCCACCAGTCGTTAACCAACATCACCTGTTGTAAGCTAATGCGGTTGTAGTAAACGATGAAAGAGCCGCTATAACCTGCACCCTGAATGGCACGAACGCGGGCTTGGGTATTTCGCATCCCGTTGGCCGCGCTCGGTGTAACCGCAGTAACAGCCTCAACGATACTATTTGCGCTAGTTAAAGCGGGCTGGATATTTGGGTTAGCCTGCGAAATAAGGTCGTAGACTAATTCCTTGGAGTTCTTTGAGTAGAACATCGTAACCCCTTATCAGATGCCAGTCGGATCGAGTGGTTTATTATAGTGGAACAAGAAATCACCACGGACGCTGAGAGTTGACGCGCTCGGCCTCAATACAACAACGAACTCATAACGGTCTGAGTTAGCGTACTGTACTTCGCTCGCTTTACCGTTAGAAACGACAGTCGTTCCGTACAGGTTATTTTGCGCTGCTGGCGTAGCGGCATTTACCCACTTACCGGTCGCGGTGGCGTATGACTGGTGAGCGTTGATAATGGCCAACATGTCATCATCCAGTACCTTACCTGGCGCGTAACCTTTGATAGTATCATAAACGTCGGTGAAGTCACTTCCGTAGAAGATTGACTGCGCCAAGCGCTTAGTGATGTCCTCGGAAACAGGATAATAAAGACCGTTAAGCGTGGTATTGGATACAGCATCCGGAAGGTTAGCATCGCCTTTAGCAATTGCAATTGACCACGTTCCAGTCCAACCCAGACTTGTAGGCAATGCAGTTAAGTCTACAGTTCCGTTGCCGTCAGAGTTAATAGCGATGGCGTCGTTTACGAAATCAGTGGTGTCTAAGCCCAGACCGTAGAATGAGTTAAGTGCACTGATAAGCTCCCAGACCGTATCGATATTACTGACCTTAACAACGTTACCGATCAGAGTGGAAAGATCGCTGAGTTTCAAACGGTTATACAACAGTACAGTTGTGCCCGTCCATGACGCTCCTGCCGTAGCCGTGATGCGAACAGCGGTATTCTGAGTTACGTCTTTACCATTCCATTTGCCATTGGTAGGCTGTGGTTTGGAGAACGTTAATTCACCAACCCTGACGGACGCACCATTCAACTGGTTAAGGTTGGTGATTAACGCCGTTTTAATATCGTTATAAAGTGGCATGCTGCCGCTCCTACACGTTGAAGTGAAGATACATGGTGCCAGCGTAGTTTGGATCGTCAATACCGCTGATGATACTAACTCGATCGTAAATCATATTCGCTGTCGCTAACCCGCCGATGGGATTGTAGTGGCGTATGGTTGCACCCGTTACGTTGATAGTTATTCCGCGTGCATCCTTTAACTCACTAAGTAATGAGCTGACTGCCGTGGTGTTCGAGAGCTTACCTGCCGGAATAGCCGTAATGTACGATCGGATATCCGTATTATCCCAACCCCAAGATAACATGTCGATGCACTTGCGCCCATCCACAGCAACTGGGTGTTTGCGCTCATCGATCTGAAGTGACCTGAGATAGCCCAGATCCTTTATCATGTCGACAATCTTGATAGTAACCGACCCGTAGTACTGTAACGAGTTTGCACCTGGAGTTAAGTTAAAGTTAGGGCGTCCGGTATAGATATCGTCTCTGAAGTCCGCTGGGTCGAGATTCAATCCGTACTGAACATTAAGTAGTCGCGCCGCCTCAGCGAACGTGATGTTACGCGAAGCAATAACAATCGGCTTCAGGTTCTTAAAGAGAGTGGCCAGCGCAATGCGCCTAACCAATACCGTTAACTCGCCTGTAATGCCGTGAGATTGTCTACCTACCAGTGTGACCTTAGCATTGGGTTTGGTGATATCCCTTGCGGTAATGGCCTCCACCTTACGAACACGTACGTTGGTTGGCGACAGGGGCAGCTTTGGAGTTTGACGCGCGTTTATTTCATCGCACAAAAGCCCCAAGGGTGACTTATTGTAAATAGGCATTCGTTACCCCTCTATGGGGACCGAAGTCCCCATTGCAGTTACGCGTTGAAATGCAGGTACAGATCGCCAGCGAAGTTAGAGCACTTAGTGTCATCCAGACGAACGATCACAACTTTACTGAACGCAGTGTTTGCGTCAACAGCATCTGGATCGCTGGTAGCGCCAGAGAAGATAACTGTTGCGCCGTTCACGTTGTAGTCCAGTGCTTTGGTGGAATCAGCAACCCACAGCTCAGGGACAACTTTGTTCAGCTCTTTGGCTAACGCGGTGTCATCCACAGCTACCCCAGCAACCAGTGTCTGGAGGAACACGCGGATGGCGTTGCAGTCCACACCGTAGGAATAGACGTAAGCCTGGCCTTTCTCAGTGTCATCAACTGGATAGTGCAGACCATCCAACTTCGGTTTGGTGATGACCAAGTTCAGACGCTCACCGACATCAGCATCTTCACCGATGGTGACATCCAGAGTACCGGTATACGCCAGAGATGTATCTGCGATAACGATAGTGTGGGTAACGACAGGATGGTCGGTATCGCGAGTCGCTACAGTATTTTCAACGACTTCTTTCGCATCGATGCTCAGACCATAGCGCGCATTCAGACGCGCCAGCAGATCGCTGGTTTTGGTAGCACCTTTAACGTCAAGGTTAACGGCGATATTTTTGAACAGTTTGGTAATGTTCAAACGGTTGTATTGCAGATCTACGCTACCTACGTACGGAGAGCTACGAGTAGCCGTGCAACGCAGGAGAGTATTCCAGTCGATACCCTCACCGGCTGCAACAACAGATGGCTTACCGAATACTACCTGGCTGCTATTAATGTTGATGCTCACGCTGGTGCTTGGATCAGTGTTGGTTTCATTGATCAGGTCGAGAACCAGAACATCGGATGGTTTGTTATACTTACCCATTTGTCAAATCCTTACAGGCTTGTTGAGTTATACTGGATATACAATGTTCCAGCAAGGTTGGTGCAATAGAGCGCCAGCTTTACAACACACACATTCTCATAGAACGGGTCGGTTGGAAAATCGGAGCTATTTGGTCCGTTGTAAATCACTTCCGATTCGAACAAGTTCCAGTTGCTCGGAGAACGGAACAGAGTCCAAGGATCGCCTGTCGTAGCCAGGATACCCATTAAGTCAGCAGGCTTAATGTCTAACCCTTTGCCAGCGTATGGACGCATAGCCTCGGTGAAGTTAACACCATAGGCATAAATCGGCCCTTGGCCATTATTGGTGTTGAAGTTTGGATAACTGAACATCGTTGAGGTTTCATTGTTACCGACGAGGTCAGATAACACGCTATCACCGGGGCGGATGCGCACAGTAAGAACGCCGAACCACAGCAGTGAGTTCGGTAGCAACTCGAAGCGAGCAGTGCGGTTATCCCAATTCACCGATTCGAGCTTGACTTCGTCCTTTGTCAACTCGATGCCCAGGAACTGATAGAGAGAACCTAAACATTCGTAGTTACTGCTCACGGTGATCGGAGAAATAGGTAACTCAATGTCGTTCTCTGTACCAATGCCGAGGAACTTGGAAATGTCATATCGAGTGTAATACAAATCCAGATTTCCGTAAGTCTTAGCGTCCGCACTAGACTTAATTTGCACCGCAGTATCGCAGGTAGGGAAAGCAGTCTTCTCATCGTCCGTTAACGCGCGAGGACCCAACCAGATATACTCCTGAGGAGCCAGGCTGGTTTTATTCGTCTTGTTAAGGTAGTTGATGATAAACTGCTTCCCGTTCGGATAAAGAAACATAGGCTACTCCACCACCCAAGGGATGATTAGTGTTCCGACCCATTCGTTACTTTGAATGTTCTTGATTTCAAGCGTCGTGAAGCCGTCTGCCGTTACAACAGCACATGTCGCACCAGTAAGGTTAACTTGTCCTTTCTGCACGGAACCAGCGGTTGTAAAGACCAACCCTAAATCCACAACACCATTAATAACACTAACAAGTGATGCGTCTGCGCTTTTACCGTTGTACTTGAGTAGTTCGGTAGCCGCTTCGGCGAAGTTATATCCCCAGCCGACATACTCCAGTCGCTTAGCGCCAGAGACAGGGAATGGCTCAGTGACGATGGCCATCTTCTGCTGTAGAATCAATGATCCTAATGCTGGTCGTGCTTTTACAACACGAATGTCTACTGCCCCTGACCACATCAAACAACTAGCGGCGGTCTCTAGCGTAACGATGTAATCATCACCTAGTGTAGACACGTCCACGTTTACAACATCCCCTTTCTCAAAGTTAGTTGCGTACGTGGCATTGATTGCAGGTAAAAGGTCGTTCAGTGATTTAGCTCCGCTAAACTGAACTAAGAGAGTTTGGTTCTCAAAAAGAGACTCTAGTGCCAGCCGACGATATTCAATATCGACTGTGCCCTGATACCCCTGTCGCATAAGTCCATATATGCGCACACGAGCGTTCTGTGAAGCACCCGGTGTGCTAACAGCCATAGGAATACCGAACCCCACATTCTTAAGTGAAAGCGGGTTAACGGCAATGGCGTTTTCTGTGTTGATGGCTTCCAATACCGTATCGGTGGAGCCTTTTTTGTACATACTCATGCGTGACCCTTCCTATTTAATGGCAGGGAGTTATAGATAGTGCAACATAAGATCTGCGACGTTTCAGCAGATTTTCAGATATATAATACTCCGGTGAATCAATAGAGAGGATGATCCAATGGGAGACTTCTTAAAAGAGAACGCAATTGCCATCGGTTTAGCCGCTGGTGCAATAACTGGATTCCTCATTCGTGAAGGTGCGATGAACGATCCAGATGTCACACAAGAAGCCGCTGACGCAATGGGTGTCGGTGCTGCATGCGGAATGTCTGTACTGGTTGCAGGCACAATCTGTTTATTTAAATAAGGTCCACCGAAATGAAAACTAACCCTATCGCTGAGTTCCTGATCGATAACGCAATCAATGCCATTGCTGGTACTGCGGCAGCCGTTACCATGCATGCCGTAGCTGAAGTACGTGGCGAGTGCGATAAGACCTGCTTCTTTTCAGGACTTGGTGTGGCGCTTACTACTTTCGCTGTGGGACATTACATCAAAAGCAAAATACTAGAGTAAGGAGGTCCTATGCAACTCGCCGTGGCTTGCTATACCGTAAAAGATCATATCGACACATCGTCCTATCTTTCGGGCGGTGCCTTCGATACCCTGTGGCATAAACATGTCTTTATCACACAGGTTATCAGTGACTGCTACGACCCTTCCATTATGGTAGAGCTGCTGCGTCACGACCCACGATTCATTGTGGACTGTAAAGTAACTGTCGTCGGCAATAAACTTCGTTTCCACACCGATGAGCATTTCGTAGATGTATACGATCTCGGTGACATACCGCAACACAGACCTGGGGCAATGTTCGGTTACCCTGAGTGTTGTGTTAGCTGGTACCACAACCGTAACATGATGTCGTTCGAAATTGAACGTAAGTCAGTTTGGAACGGAACTGGGTATGTGCCATGCCCTGAATGTTCGCAGGTACCAAAAGAGGAACAACTGAAACGCATCAACGCAACTCGCATTACTCCCATTCCATTCCCGGAAGGAGATCGAACCGTAGAACTGGTGCTGGCTGCGTGGTTATTGTATAACCGTGTACCACTCAGCGATAACCTGAGTGTAGCTGTAAAGAAATACCCAAACTTTAACTTCAATAAACTCTTGCGTCTGTAGACGCTAACCTACTTCTTTAAGGAACACGATTATGTTTGACAACATCTGGGTAGTATCAATCGTATTAGCAGCCGCGATCTTCATTACTGCGTATTATATCAACCGTCCTGGTTTGTTGACCAGCGATCAGTTAGCCACCATCACTGCAAATGCACATCACCTACCACAACGTCATCGCTATATCTCCAACATGAGCGATTGTCACTGGGGTCGTGGATACCGTCGTTTCAGACATCTTGATATCGAAGATCAAGAGAATGTGTTACTCGGTGTCGTTTACTGGTTCAACAACACCCAGCAAATGGTGCCGGATGTTAACTGTGTGATTGGTCGTGTGTCGTGTGAATACGGCACTCTGCACCAAATGCTGTTCTATGTAGCCGAAAGAACAGTAATGGAAAAGCTGTCCCAGGACGATATTCGTAATCTGCCTGCCAGCACTATCTACAAATGGCTTCTCGACTTTAAAGGATAAGGAGTAAACATGTCTCACGACTACTATGACGTAAAAGGACACATCGAAGTTAATGGCGTGTCCGCCGACGTCGCTGGACTGATCGACGGTATGGAAGTCACGCTAATGCCTGACCATACACGACTCAGTCTGGATGAACAATCATTGCCTGACTACGAGACGGTGGCTGAGCAGCTGGAAAATCGTCCATGGGTAACGGTTGTTACGGATGGGCAAGACGTTACCATCTCTGCGGGCGGTGAGGTTATTGCGGAAGGTGGCATAAGTGATAACCTAAGTGTCATGGATATCGCTAAGATCGTAGAAGCAAGTCCTGACTCTGTAGTACACCTCGCAATGGAAGAACGCTGCTGGGGCGGTAGCGAGGTTGGCGGTTCAGCCAGCTATTATGGACAACAGTTCTCTGGCTACACTGACAGCGTCGAGGTCATGGATGACTATCGTGCTATCGATGCATCTTTAGGTAAAGAAGATGCGGAGACCGCAGCAGGGATAATCGTCAATCGCGTGGAGCAACTACTCACTGGCGTACGTGATGGCGACATGCGTCAAGCGGTGGCCGCTGAACTACATCGTGCTCTGCCAGATATGTGTACTAACTACATGTCACCGGAAGACATCGAACGTGCAGCGAATGAGTTCTAAATCTGAGAGAGGGTTCGCCCTCTCTCTTTCATTATACCCAACTGAGAACATAATCATGACAACTCGTACAATCAAAGTAAAGAACTTAACTGGTCTGGTAAAAGAACTGCAATTTCGTCAGCCTGGTAATCCAATCATTGACAAGAGCAAACTGCGCAATGCGCTTTTCATCTGGTCGCTGGGTACGAACGTCAACGACCTCTTGTCCCAGGACGACTCACCCACTGTTTGTATGGAATGTGAAGTAGACGGTGATAAAGTTGTAGCCGCTAGCTTTGCTGGTTCTAAAATTGTATTAACTGTTGTTGAAGCATAAGACCTGACCGGATGGTCAACCCACTTTTATAAGGCACACCAAATGAACACTAAAACTTTAGTAATCGGCAGCGCAGTCGTTGGTATAGCAATGGCCGGTGTCGTTTACTGGTGTACTAAAGATAAAGCAGAAACTACTCAGCCAGAGAAAAAGGAAACAACCATGTCGAACACAGAAACCAACCTCGATGAAATGATGTTGTCCTCTAGCAAAGTCATGTATCAAGACGTGCTGGCTAGTTTCACGGATAAGGCTGAGCAGAAAGAACAACTCCAACAATTAATGGTTCAGCTTATCTATGCACATCTGAATGCACGCGATTGCACCAACGATGTTAACCGTACTTACGTAGACTGGTTGCGGAAGATGCATCTGTCCAACCCAGAGCACTACGAAGCAATCATTCGCCGTTGTGCTGATGAAGGCATCTCTAACCTGGGTCCTGTTCGTGAGGTGGTTCTGACTCATCGCAGTGGCTCGATGTTCATCACTAAGCAGCAGCACGAAATCGAAGTTGCTGACCTGAGCAACTATACATCACTGGAGGATATAACCTCCAACAAACTGGATATACCAACAGATGCGTACGCTGTGTCTGTTGAACGTATATTGGATATACCGGTCAAGGTAGTATTGACTGGTCGTCAAAACGTCGTCACTTTAAAGGAAGCGGTTTAATCATGTTCGAACAGAAACTTGTAGTAGCTCTGCCAACTAGCTTGTTGATGCATCTCAAAGCGGGTAGCACATCCAATCAGGTTGACAAGGCGCGGGCCATCAAACTCATCCGTAGTTTAGGCTCTCACGATGTGAGTGGTTTCTACAAACAGGAACCTTCTGACGTGTTGACGATCGACCACGAAATCGAAGATGGTTCTGTCATCCAGATCTGTTTGTCTGGCGCAGTGACTACCTTAAACTTAATCCGTGAATAAGGCATACAAATGGAAAAATTAATTCGTGATGATAAGGTGGCTGTAATAACCGGTTCCGGGTATGGTGAGAACTGGAGCACCTACGCCACTGGGGAGTCTAACGAAGAGGCAGTGTTTTGCCCACGACTAGCCCTTGCCATTCTGGGTGAATCTGGCGAGACTGTCGATGAAGTAACGCGTATGTTATTCCCGAACCTACGTGAGTTTAGCACACCGAGATTAGAAGTCGTATGGGTGCCAGTTGGTGTGAAGTTCTTTATAACCGAAGAGGACGGCAAAGAGACTCTTTGGCGTGAAGATGAGATTGGCTGGTTAACGGCATAAACAGAGCCTCCTACCCAAAAGGGTAGGAGGACTCTTATGCTTATTTTTTTTTTGCCTTAGTTGGCCGGATTCACGAACTCACGAGAAGCTTCATTCACCTGTTGCGCGTAACCACCCTCTGCTGCATTCACGTCAGCGTCGATAGCTGTTACGAATGCGTCACGCAGGTTCGGGTTAGTACCAGTCAGGTTCATGCTATCCAGGACACGCTGTGCGAAGTTCATTACGCCCACGCCGACCTGAGTCAGTGCGGTGAACTCCACAGAGTAGGTCAGAGATTCGCCACCTTGGGTAAGGTCACGAATACCTTCAACCTGGCCACCAGTCTTCGGACGCATGTTGGTGCACAACCATGCTTTCTGAATCGTGGTGAACGTCGGATCTGGCTCAAAGTACAGAACAGTTGCAGACGTGTAGTCTGGCAGCATGTCTGTTGGGCGGTTGGACTGGTTACGAGTAATGACGTTAGCCACTTTCGTAATCGGGTCCATCAGCAGGTTGGTGATCCAGCCTTCGAGGAATTTGTTAAACGGCATGCCGTATTTCTCGATAAGGGTGTGGACCGGCTGGCTACGTTCACGAGTAACGTTAGACAGGTCTTCCTGCATGTTGCCATCACCACCTACTGCGTTTTCAACGTTCTCTACAGTGATCGTAGAACGCAGACCCTCGATACGCTGAGAGTGACGTTCAATGATCGCCTTGAGTGCTTCAACCCAGTACTGAGGAGACTCCAGGTCACGGAAGCCACGAGGGGCTTCCACCAGAATCGCAACAGTGTTACGGTGAACGTAGGCGCTGTTGTTTACCCAAAAGCGGAAATCGTTCATGTGCCCGTTCTGAGCACCCTGCGCGACATCTACCATTGGAGTGAGCGAATATTCACCATAGGCGTGTTTGCCAATGATTGTATCAGTGTGTCTAGCCATTATTCGCTAAGCTCCTCTTGACGGTGGGCTTCGATGGTGAAGCTACCCACAGTCTTCATGTTGTTGCCATACAGCTTAATGCGGCAAGACCAGCTGTAACCGCGCGCTTCATCCAGAGTCGTGTAGTACGTCTCAGGAACGATGATAACGCGATTATCGAAACGACGCTCGGTCAGTTCCTGAATCAGCTCATCAGAACGCTGTGCAAACTGCTCTGAGGTCAGGTCGCTACGACCAGTGAGACGTGCCCACACGCGTACGCAGACTTTCTCCAGCTCGCCGCAGATCATCATCGTCGGCACGCTATTCAGAATAGACGTATCGTCGTTGTATGCGGTTTGCAGGGCCGGATAGAACAGAGCGTCGTCCTGATCGTAAGACTCGACCCACACCAGACCGTTTACCCAATCCGCGTTACGGACAGAAACGTTCTTGAAGGTGCAGTTCACATCTTTCAACAGAGTGACGATGTTGTTCGGGTTGACATCAGGTGCAGCGCCTGGCAGCAGGATACCACGACCGTTACCAGCGTATGCAGCCAGCTTGTCAGCCAGGTCTACAGTCAGCGGTACCAGTTTACGGTATTTGGAGTTGATCAGGTAGCCGGAGTGGCCAACGATCACAGCACGCATTACCGGAGTACCGTAGTACTCAGACTCTGGGTGCAGACTCGCCTGGGTTTGCAGGGACACGGCCATGGAACTTTCCTGGATGATACCATTCTGTTCCAGCGCGATATCCTGAGTAGACAGGACAACCGCAATGTCTTTACGAGCAGACAGCACGTTCAGCAGTTTGAACTTGTTGTCGATGTCGAAGCCGGTATCATAGATCATGCTCTGTGGGAACTTCAGGCGGTTGCCCAGACCCCATTTGCCTTCACCGTAATCCTGGCAGATATCGCCAACAGCGGTATCGAACGCTGCTTTAGACATAGTACCGTCACCGCCGCCGCCTGCGTAGTAGGTCGCGCTTTCAGACAGTGCAGATGCGCCGTCGTTCGGACCCAGCACTTCGATAGCGTAATAAGGAACGCCGGTGTAGTGAACACCGCTTACGAAGTTGATCAGGTGGTGCGCAGATGCTTCTACGTCAGCTGGCAGTTCGGCGTTAACCGGCTGCTCTACGGTGTACAGCATTTCCAGGAGGTCTTCCAGGTTCTGCTCGTAGGCATAAGTAGCGTTGAATGGACCCCAGCGCTTAGGCTGACCGTTACGCGCATTCAGGTTACGATAGCTGTCGAGGACAGTAATGTCGAAACCATATTCAACGCCGGTCTTAGAGTCAACCACGTCTTCACGGAAGCTGAACTCAACATATTCTGCACCCTGTTGGGTACGAACAGATTTGCCAGAGCTGCGATCGTTGTCACGCGTTACGAAACGCATGCGATACAGTTGTGCCTGCTGATCAGCAACAACGCGGGAGTTAACCGGGTTGTCGGATTCCATGGTAGGTGCCCAAAGCGCCAGACCACGGTTGTTACCAGCAGCGCCGAAGAAGCTGGTCTGGAATTCACGGATTGGATAGATAGTAGAAGTACCACCATCTTTCGTAGTCAGTGAGCCAGGGACTTTCTTCGCTTTACCGAGCTTGCCTTCTGCAACTGGAGCAATGATCCACTGCATGCGCACACCAGGGGAAGTCTTGCCAGTCGAGATTTTAGCGCCAGTAGCATCAAACTTGAAACTGCCGTCGCTGTTACGTTCGTACTGTGGAATATCCGTTTGCAGGACATCCAGGTACAGGCCGATGGTAGCAGGAGGTGGTGCGTCATCAGGCTGAATGCGCTGACAGACCATCGCGTTGCTACGAGCGAACATGCGTTCGATCAGAGGCCATTGGTGAGTGGTATACGGGCTGCGCGGCTCGAAAGTCGCCTGACCATACGTGTTGTTCGCTGTGGAGCCTAATGCCAGCAAAGGTTCAGTCGGACCCCATGACGCATAGAAAAACACATGCGGCAGGTGAATCGGCATGGTGCTCGATTCATAAGGGACCGTCCTTTTAGACTGGTCATCGACACCCAGTAGCACTGCGTTTGGCATCGCATTCTGAATTTGAGACATCAACAAATCTCCTGGATGGATTATCACTAAATCAATACACCGGTGTATTACTTAGCTACTACTACTATTACTAACTTTGTGTACCTAACCGCCAACCACTCCAGAGTGAGACACCGTAAGGTGTAAATGTTATGGTTCAGGCGATTTACCACATCATAGTCATTAGTAAAAAATAACACAGTATTTATCATCTACACGAGGTATTAGTCCATGTTTAAAAGTCCATATGAAGCGACTGCGATTCCTCCCTACGACGTTCGTGGGCTATTTAAGGACGTTGAGGTCGCACGCACGGAAGGTAGCTTGGTATCGGGGCTAATCCCTGACGCGCCCGCTATCCTCTCCATTTTGAACGATGCAGATGTTCCGGTCATTGCGCACCCTATCACTTTCACCTCGGTAGTTGATCGCAAAACTTACACAGCGGTAGACCTGCGTCCTTACCGTTCTCAGATTCGTCGTATCGGTGAGGCCAACGTAGAACTGCCTAACAGCGGCCCGGTCCCTTTCAACCTGATGCGTGCTCGTTTGCAACAGCTATGGAATCAGACACCAACTCCTGACTTCCTGAATGTCAGCAGCTTACCGGCTACCGTGTACTCCAACTGGATTGCAAACACACTGGCTAACAAACTGTCACTGGATGTTCAGACGACTATTGCTATTCAGGCGTTAGCTGCATTCTGGTTCTTATGTCAGTTTGAAGACGGTCCGCAACGTGAACTTGATGAGCGTGAGCGTACCATGTACTCGAAGGCAGTTGACCGTTTGACCCGTATCCCGCAGATGCGTGTTTACGATATTCTTTCCGGTTATGGTAAAACTATCAACAACGCGAAAGAATTCATTGAAGCCGTTAAGACGCTTAACAGTGTTCGGGCGGGTGGTCTGACAGTTGGTTTGCTTTTCACCACCATTGCGACTAGCTGGTTTGGTAGCACTGCTGTGCGTGAAGTTGTTGGTGTTGCGGTTGAATACCCACCGACCTTCCTTGCTATGCTTTGGGCTGCTTGTCAGGAAAGAACGTATCGCAATACACCGATCGGTCAGTTGGTTCAACGTCTCGGTCGCGATGGCGAAGATAAACGTTTCGTGAACGGACTGGGGCTGTTGCTTAAACAAAACGAGGGCTAAAGATGGACCTCAAGGAAAAGATGCTTGACTTTGTCACGAAGAACATCTGGTGCAGTCCCAAACAGGACCGTCAGGCTATCTTCAAGTTGGCAAGGTTGACTGAGTTCGGTGGTTCTCGCCACCGGTTCAGCTACGGCTGGACAAACCTCACGTTGCCAACTGACGATTCACTTTACCACGTATACGAGATCGGACAGAACTGCCCCATTGAGCTGGGCCTGTTCCCTCAACGCGGTACATGGATTACGTTGGCTGACTTGTGTACCACTCAGGGTATGGTCGCTGACCTTTACCTTAATAACGGCGTTCAACTCCCACGCACACAAGCGTACATTTGTCGTACCCACGATAAGAGCTTTGTTCTGTGTGTGAAGGAGATGTTACGCATTTCTGACCTTAATAATGAAGACCTGAATCTACGCATCTATACAGATGCTTACTTTGGGTCATCTCGTGGTGAAGACAAACGAGATCTGCTGGTTTGTCGCGGTGGTCTGATGAAGACCGTGGCGGATATCAATGCTTTACAGGCTGAAATCCAAGAGATCAAACCAAAGGTGGGTTACGTCAACATTTGGCATAACGGTCGCTATGTTAATAATGTATCGACTGCTAAAGTTAAACCGGGCGATTACGTTGAGTATTTCTACGATCCGTCTATCGCAGCGGTTATTGACTTCCCTATGTCCTCACTCCCGTCGTTCACGTCAAGCCTGGACAAGCTAGCCAAGTTTATCCTGCATCCGCCTAAGCGCGGCGATGAGGAAATTTACTTCCGAGACGACATCGACATCTACCTTATAAAGAAAGAGTCAAACGGAAACTACGATGGTGTTTACTATCATCGCAACCGTGAGAACTCGCTTCGTATGGTAACGCATCGCGACTATTCGATTCCTTCTACTTATGTAAAAGGGTTCGTGAAGGACGACACCGTCTGGCAGAACGACGCGAAGAATCTGATCATCCGTGTTCAGGTACGAGAATCGGGCTATGCAAGACCACTGGTGCACGAAGCTAACCGAATCCATGAGTTGTATAAGCTTTCGGATAAAGACATCCTGCGTGGTTTACAGGGCCTTGACAGCGTGCTGAAAGAATGGACCGCCGATTGGCTGGAAAGTTCGATGTACACGTACCTGATGTCGTGCTGGTATCACGAACTGAATGCTGACGATTCGATCACTGCATTGGGTCACAACAGCATGACGGAAATCGTGGGTCAAACACCACAGAAAGTTATTCATCTTCCGGGTGGGTTTAACTACGTGGAGTTACCATGGGGTCTTCAGCTCAACTCGACAGTCTACGAGTACGATGCTGATGGTCTGCTGTTGGGTTGGTATCGCCATACCTCAGGGTTGCGCTATTATCCACGTAACAGTAATGCTGAACTGGTTGAAGGGATTTCTGGTGAGGGCACTCAAAACGTTGAGGCGTATTATGGCAAGGTTGATCTGACGTTAGATCCACTTAAGAGCTATCGCTTCTATGTTTCTGATGTGCGTAACTCGGCAACGAAGAACAACTGGAAACAAATCACTGAAGACGATGGCTACTACAAGATCGTTGACGGGGTGGTAGAGTGGCTCTACGACGAATCGCGTAAGGTCTGCGTCACTGTTACCGACAGCAAGTTCCTGGCGTATCGTCTGACCATGGAGCAGGACGACGGTTTCTTCCGCTTCCATTTAAACTACACTGACGTACAGGGTGTGGTCTTGGAAGTTCCGGTGGGTAAGATCGAACTTTGGCTTAATAGGCACAGCTTGATTCCTAACCTGGACTTCTTTGTCAACTATCCAGAAATTGTGGTGGTCAACAAAGAGTGGTTGAATGTCGATGGTGAAAATAACATCGATATCCGTTGTACGGATTGGGCGCAACCCGATGGTACGATGAGACCATTTCCAGATTACGGCTTCGTTCAACATGGCGTTCTTTCAAACGACCGCATCTACCAGATTCGCGACGATCACGTTATTCGTGTGGTGGCTGACGGTAGAACATTCCATCGGGATGATTTGGTGTTTGCTGAGCAGCGCTACGGGGTGCGCGTAAAGGAAACTGCTGCGGTTGAGGACGGTCGTCCGTATTGGATCTCTGACGTGCATGTTCCGTTACCAGGCATCACTGACTACGATGGCGATGTGTTACGTGAACAGGCTGAGGATTTGGATAAGCGGGTAGGTGACTATCTGATGACCAAACTGAATCCACCAACCTTCACTGATTTGGCCACCACTAAATGGCGTTATCGTCTGTTCAGTCCGATCATTACCAAACTCATTTCTGACATTCAGAAAGGGTGGTTCGATCCGCCACAGATGCCCGCACCAGATCAAACAGTTATGGAATCGCTGAAGGACTATGAGTATATCCTTGAGTATGAGCCAACAAGAAACGGTGTTGACCTCGAGTATGTTACCGTTCACCCGCATCCGTGGGCTAAGACGAGAACAGTGACTCGCAGTCAGTATCTGTTCCTTGAAAGGATTTGTCAGCTTTACCTTAGCGGTGCTGTTGACTTGACCCAGTTCGTCACAATCAAAGGTTAATGACAATGACCGATTCTACTCAGTACCCACCGATTGGTACGTTAGATCCCAATACGGATACTATCCCGGAGCGCGACTCAGAGCGTGGCTTCCGTTGGTGGCATATCCGTGAGATCTATACCGGACCGAACGGTAAGGGCAAGTATGTACCCAATCCTGACGACGGTGTCATTGATTGGGAGAATGGTATCAAGCGCGTGCTGGAAGTTGACTACACCACGGGTGAGTCTCGACTGGAGCGTTGGTACATGCCACGAGACCCAAATGCTGATACCGACTATGACATCATTCTCGGTTCTGGCCCAGGACTGTTCCAGTCTGAAAGCTCGCGTATCTACTTCAATGGTGCGGTAACGCCACACACACTGAACATTGACCGCCAGCTGTATATCTACGGTCGTGAAGCTAAATGGGCTAAGATCTTCCGTGGTTATAATACCGGTGAAGGTTATACCCCAATCGGTATCTGGTACGACGGTAACGGTGTAAGTCCTAACGAGAACATTCCACTGGAACTCGTTGGCACTAACAACATCACTAACGATGCAATCTACGTGGCTGTACAGGCTTACACGACGACCACGCTGAAAGAGGGTGAACCGTGTACTGTTGTGTTCTACGGTGAAGACGGTAGCGTTCTGAGCCGCTCTGTGCTGTTCACTTCAGTAACCACATTTACCCGTCCAGTCGAAATCGGACAACGCGTTATTACTGGCATCGAGCTGGTTTCTCCGAACCTCAATAAGTCTGATAAGACTGTGTTGAACGTTCCGTTGAACACCACCATCGAAAGTCTGATGATGATGTGCCGTGTTTACTTTAACGACGGCTATCAGGATTACCCAATCGACGGCAGTAAGGTCAAACTCGAAGGTATGGAGCAATACGTCTCCACAATCGAGGGCGAGCGTATTCCGTTGGTGCTGACGTATATCCTGAGCGATGAAGAATCCAGCATCGTGGGCAGTGAGAACGTTAAGCGCTTTATTGCTAAGGCGTATAATGCTCGCAGTGTGGCAGCCGAAGGTGCGTATAGCCTCAAGCTGTTCCCAATCCCTGTCTGGGTTAACGAGTTCGTTGGCTATGAAATCGAATGGTATCTGTATAACGCAGATCGTAAGCGCGCGTACTACGCAACGCCATACGTCGAGTGGAACCCGAACACGCCGGCCTTCCGTCCGCTCAAATACGGTATCCTGCAAGACCTGGGTGTTTCTGTCGAGGTGTCTAAAGTTGACCCTTCACTGAACCCGCATTTACATACCCAAAACCTGGGCATTACGCTCATGGGTAATCCATTATCTAGCGACACGCCGTGGCTTCTCCGCTACAGTCAGAACGCAGATAAGGAATATGGTATGAATCTGTCTGCTGATTTCACTTTCAACAAAGTCGGCAACTGGTCTGTAGATATCTCCTGTGGTATCACATCGCTCGACCTGTGGTTAGATCAGGTGTTCTATCGTACCCAGCCTCTGTTCATCGAGGGTGAGGAACTGAAAGCACCTACACCGACCCACTTCCGTCTGGTGATGAACGATATCGTTACTGAGTATCCTGTCGGTTCCTGGAACGCTACAATTGCGTCGCGTACTGGAATGAACGTCGGTGAGTCTGTTGTGATTCAGTTTATCCAACGCCTCGCTAACGTTGATCTGCAATTGGGTAGTTCACCACTCGTTGTGCATCATCTGAACACGACTAAGACCAGCTAAGCAAAGGGCGTAGGGGTTTCCCCCTACGCCCAGTGCCTTGCCTCTATGGAGTCTTAACAATGATTTTATTCGAACAAGATTGGAAGCTCTACCCTACTGCTGTCGTCCATTGGGAGACCAGTAACCAGTCCTTTAAGGACATGGCAGAGCTGTACAAAGCAATGGGTGTACGTAACTGTACTTTCATGCTGTCATTACTTCAGCCCGAACTCAGACACGTCGATCCTTTTGCGGCAGACCTTCCAGCCGAGATTAAGAATAAGATCGCCATTGAGTGTCGGTTTAACCCCTGGTATTACTATCGTGAGATTGTACGATTTGAAGCCGGTAGTGTTCCGCGTCGCTTCGTAGCAAACCGTGCAAACATTAGTCTGATCTGGAGCTTCTACAACCACATCGACTACATGTTAATCCAGCCACGTCAGACAGGTAAGTCTGGTTCGTCAGATACCATCAGTATCAACCTGATGTATTTCACGATGTATAAAGGGAAGATCTATCTGATTACAAAGGATGACGCGCTGCGTCGTTCTAACATCGACCGCTTAAAAGCAATCCGTGACCTGCTCCCTTCCTACCTCTGGGTGAAAGACCGGGCGGATGCTGATAACCAGTCAGAACTGACCTACAACCTGTTAGGTAATGCTTACGTGACAGGGGTGGCTCAGAAAACAGAGTCGGGTGCGTTAAACTTGGGGCGTGGATCTACGTGTCAGGTAACGCATATCGATGAGGTGCCCTTCTGTTCAAACATTGACATCACCATTCCTGCTGCTCTGGCTGCTGGTACAATGGCACGTCAGATTGCGCGTGAGAACGACCAGCCATACTCAAACATCTTTACAACAACGGCAGGTAAGAAGGATACCCGTGAGGGCGCATATGTCTACGAGATGCTCTCTGACGCTGCTGTGTTCGATGAGTCATACTACGACCTGAAAGATCAAGATGAACTGCGACGTGTGCTGATCAAACGTATCGGCAAGAAAGGCGCGCGTATCATGATCAACGGTACGTGGAGCTATCGCCAGTTAGGCTTGACTGAAGAATGGCTGCGTGACGCGTTACAGAACTCCGGTGCAAAAGGTGAAGAGGCCGACCGTGACTTCTTCAACCGCTGGACGTCGGGTTCACTCCGTTCGCCGCTGTCAACTGAGCTTAACAACATTATCCGTGATTCTGAGCGCGACCCTTTGTGGACCGAGTACAGTAAGGATGGTTATAGCATCGGGTGGCATATCCCTAAAGCCCAACACGAGAAGTTCATGGAGAGTTCGCATGTCCTGCTCGGAATGGATACCTCGGAAGCGGTAGGTCGAGATGCCATCGGGATGGTATTTGCAGATATCCGCGATATGGGCACTATCGGGGCGGGGCGTTGTAATGAGACGAACCTGATTAAGTTTGCTGACTACATCGGTGAACTGCTAATTAAGTATCCGAACATTACCCTGATCATTGAACGTAAGTCTACAGCACAGACAATGATTGATGCCTTGTTACTCCGTTTACCACTGCAAGGCATAGATCCATTTAAACGTATCTTCAACTGGGTTGTTGAAGAGATGAAAGTGGATAAAAATGCAGCGGCTATGGTAAACTCACCGGTTCGTTCTCGTGGTAGTTATTTCTACGATGACGTACGTAACAAGTTTGGATTCAATACGACAGCTGAAAGTCGCATGACGCTTTACGGTGAAGTTTTGCCAGAAGCGGCCAAACGCGCTGGTCGAGTTACTCGCGATAAAACACTCATCAATGAGATTACTTCTCTCGTTGTTAAGAACGGGCGTATCGACCATAAAGCATCTGGGCATGATGACATGGTAATCAGTTGGTTGTTGAACTTCTGGTTTGTCATGAAAGCTTCTAACCTATCTCACTACGGTATTCCTCGTGGTGCGATTATGTCGAAGACTATGGCGGATGCGGCTACTCCTGAAGAACGCCGTGCAGCAGCTGAAGCTGAACTCCAGAAGGCTTATCGTGAGGAACTGGACGAAGTCGTTGACGAGTTAAAAAGTACAACCAACATGTATGTTGTAAGTAAACTCGAACACAAACTAAACGTTCTGAATACTAAGATCAAAGCAATGGGTGGTGAAAGCTTCTCACTGAACGAACTCTTAGAGGACATTAAGGATGCTCGTACCAAAGCCATGCGTGTGCGTAGATTCTAACAGGACGTGCCCTCCACAGGCATAAAACCCCGGACTATTTGTTTGATTCATAAATCAATGCGGGCTGGTACAAAAATACCAGCCCTGGAGATTTCCATGTTTAAGCTACTTGACTATTTCAAGACGCAATTCACAGCAAACACTTTCGAGGTCGAGCACGGTGCTGTACCGCATCGCCTTGATACAGCTACGCTTTCAGAACTGCGCATGTCAGTGATTGTTATGGCATTACCGGGCACCGTATTGGTTAAATGTCGTAGCCAGCGCAAACGGGTACCCGCAGTGCGCGTGTGGTGCGTTGAGGGACAGGAACACCGAATGTCTGGCCATATGGATGCCTTGAAACCAAAAGACGGCACAACGCTTCACAGCAAGGTTTATTTGGGTACGGACATCATGGCTAACATGCGTGACTTTATCCTCGCAATTAACAAAGCTCGAGCAGTAGAACGCATCCTCGCTTTAGAGAAATAGTATGCTGTCCTCTTTAGGAGGGACGAAGCATGCTGAAGCTACTCAAGCTTTATTTGCGTAAAATAAAAATAGTGTTCGATATCATACGAACGAGCCTACGTAAACGACGTAAACCCGTACTCCTCCATGGGGAGCTAGTATATCGTTTACACAGCGTTCGGTTTCTTGGTGAGAGCCTTCCAGTAACAATTCTGATCTGTTGTTTTCAGCAACAGTATTGGCATTACAATGGTCGGGTCTATGTACCGTCCGGAATCTATAAGGACTGGGTGATGTTCTATCAAGATCCAAAAGCGCCAACTGCAAGGGCACGCACCATAGTGGTGTATCCCTCAGCGCATCAATTAACAAATGTATTTGACCATTACGTGGCGTATCTGGAAACAACGACCAGAGGAGGTTACACGTAATGTAGGAGAGACTTACATGAACATCGATCGGAGATTCCTGGATCAGTGCGATCTAGTTATGGGTCCAGCGATTGCATTGGCCCATGGCGAGGAACGCCAGCGTATTTTGACTTTGTCACCTTTTGCGGTGCCTATGGAACAAGGCATCTGTGTTATTCAGAACCCAACAGGGAGAATGGTTTTCTATGGCGTATCGGTATCCAATCTGTCACTGGGTATTCCTGAGTGTCTGGTAGGGTATATTGCCGATCGGGCTACTCGTGAAAATGGGGGGCTGTGGAAATTGTGTGGTTACGGGTTAGGCTTTAGCATTACCCGTGCCGGTGATCGCTGGATGGCGACCCTCGGTAATTCACCAATGGCTACCTTTGATGCCCCACACGTTAACGGCGTAGCTAAAGTAACCAATCTGCAACTGTTAGGCTTTGGACCGTCTGAAGGTATTGATGGATTCACTGCGCAGCTCGCTGGTCTGATTGAACGTTATCTGTAGTCCACTGTGGAGACTCTCCTTCGGGGGAGTCTCCTATGCCCCATCGCATTTTCAGATATATACTACCCCGGTGCGAAGGACATCTATTTAAGGAATCATCCATGCAAACACTATTTGATAATTGGGAGGCGATCACTAAGGCCGACCGTGCACTAAAACGAATTGGCGGTAAATGGCTTGACTACAAAAATGAAGTTGTAGGAGAGTTATACACCCCAACCGACGAAGAAGCACCTAAGGCTTTCTGGGTACTGATTGGTTATTACCATGAAGACTACAGCGGACCGGTGTTGTACGACTTACTAGCGTTTCGTGGAAACGGCGACGTGGGTGAGTTGGATAATCAGCTATTGACACTACTGAGCATTACCACACCGCCATTTATCGAATACGATCTGCTTGCATGTGGGGATATGGAGATCATTGACACTGGAGAGGGGTCAGTCGAGTTCCTGTTAGAAGACGAACGTTTTGCCGAGGTGTGGGTCAATGATGACAAACATCCGGAAGTCGAGTCGGAATTATTAACAGGTCGCTCCGTGGACTTCTTACGAGAAAAAGTCTGGAGTGCATATGAAAACGCCAACGGGATCTTTAACCAATAACGAGATCCTAGGAGTAGTTGATCGTTTCGTCATAACGCGAGTAAGCAAACGTATGATCTTTGGCTGCGGGAATAAAGAGATGAAATTCACGCCCGCTGGATTACGACATTTAAAAGCCGAAGTAGGTGACACCTTTTACATGTTCCAAGGTGGTTTGGTTGGTATAGCCAAACCCGACATGTTTATGACTACTGCCAAACTCAATGAAAATGCTAGGTTCTTTAGTGGTTTCATTGACGCCAGGCGTCGCAGCATCCGAAGTGAGTTTTATGTACGCGCAATATACGAAAACGACAGGCACCATTGGATAGCAGCATTCCCGTACAGTGTACTGAACGGAATGTGACGGCATAAGGCAAGGGACCGTTGGGTCCCTTGCCTCAGCCTTTTCTTTTTTGTTAGAAATTGTGCTTAGTTAAAGTACGCAGCACAATGTAAAGCAACACGGCACCACGATCTGGTGCAACGACGTTGCTACGCCCTGGTGGTAGCGCGGCAAGTACGAGTTCATCGCCTAACTTACGCATCTTCAACACACCAGGGTGTGTCTCACGAGAAGCCATGTAGCTTTTCTTCAGCGTATCCATAATAAGCGGATAATCGTTAGTGCGAATGTTCTTACTTGTCATTACTTCGAAGGCATGTAACAGTGTCTCTTTGCAGAGTTCCTGCACACCGGGATACTTAGGATCACCGTAACGATCGGACAACAGATTCAGCGATGCTTCCACCAACCAGTCGCGCGACGTAGACATCTTACGGTTAACCAAACGCAGAATCTCTTTACGAACGAATCCACGTTTGTCGTTAACGATGCTGGTCAGATAGTTCATGCCGTCACGGATAGCAGAGGTTTTGTCTTTGAGGTACATACCATCCTCACCTTCCACCATCGTTGATTCTGACAGCACACCTTTACCTGCATCTTTAACCGTATAGAACACGGCAGTGATGTTCTTAACGATACTGCGCAGACGCCCCTGCACGTCAGTGATAATGTAAACCACTGCTTTGGAGTCGGTGAAGTCGGTGAAGGCTTTCCGGTGGATGCTCTTAGGCGCAATGATATCGATTGCACGCTCTTTAATCAGTGCACCCCAACTACCAGTCACCTTCAGGTCGAACTTCTTCGAGAGAGCGTTATACGTCGCCTGAGCAACAGATAATGCTGCGGGGTGTGGGAAGTAGTGGAACATCAGGCTCGATAAGAACTTGTACTGGAGAATCTCCATCGCTGCAATCTGTGCTTCCAGTTTCAATTTGGCTGGAATGTTTGCGTGCTCAAGCAGGTGCAAGCAATAGATCATCGAGTGGTTAGTCTCGTCAGCACCACGTACCCAACTTGCATCAATGCCTGGTACAGCGTGCAGTTCTTTCCGAATGGCAATCTCATCGGCACCATTCAGAATTACATCGTACCACTTATCGAGATCGGAGTTCACCCAACGCAATGGGTAAACACCAATGAGCGCTCCGCCAAAGAACCGGACATGGTCAGGATTCTTATTAACGAAGGCTTTTGCATAGTCAATGATCTTCTGTGCAAACTTAGCATCAGCAACAATATCAGGACATTGTCGATCAAAGACCGCCTTTAACGTATCAGCCATAGCGGTTCCTTAGACATCATTCATTTTTCAAATACATATTATTTCCGTGTAGATAGCCCAATAAGAGGAGAGAATTAATGGCTACCCTGTATTATGATCAGAACAAAGGCGTAATGCGCTTTGTTAAACAAACGCTGGTACCCCGACCGGGCATTGTAATTCTCGCTTCAGGTGAAGCAACCATTGTCTGCAATATGGCTGGTGGTAACTATTACGTTAGCGTTGGGGACGTAAAAGAAGCACTGGTAATTCGCCCGCTGATAATGAATCGAAAGATCTCATTCCAGGTTAGCACAAACGGTTTAGCAAAACTTAGCTTGAACCATTATACGATGGAGATCGCTCGTTCGCTGGAAACTCTGCGCAATGGCTCCTATCTCCACCGTATGTTCTGGGACTTCGTTGGCGTTCCTAATCGCGCGGTCGTTGACCTTGATACGGTTGTAAGTGTGCGTCTGATCGAACCACTGGTCAAAGGTCAAAACCCGCTGCGAGTTTGCGAGGGTTACTTCCTTAGTACACGCACCTTGTTCTTTGCTACCCCTGCTACCCGTGGCCTGGCTACCGTAACGCGTTATCGTATTAACCGCATCGATGCCGACACCGTGGAAGCAATTATCCCGGACCGCGAGCATGCTGCCTAATCACATTGTCAAAGCTTTCAATAACTACATTGTCGGTTCTAAGATCGCCAGTGCTAAACCACGTTTAAAATCATTTATGCACACTATGCTATATCAGTGCCGTAAGGACCTGGTTGCATGTAAGCATGAAAACTATAGCGTAGAGGTTTCACCTAAACGCATTACCGTTACTTTATCAGGTGACAAGTTCACCATCCAGACCTAACTCTCATAAGGAATACGAACATGATTACTGCACACGCTAAAATCCCTACCTTTGCTACTGAATACGCTCTGTCAGTTTTCCCGATCCAAGATAAGAACCTTGGCGTAGGTGGACGTAGCACGTACGACATCAATCTGGACAATGCGCAGTTTGTTCGCATTATCCGTGATATTGCAAATGATCCTCTGGTAACGAAAGAGACCACTACGGCGGAGCTGTACAAACTCTACCCTCGCCTGAAGAAAGTTGCACGTAACGTACTGTGGACTACACCACTCAAGATTAACTGGGATTTGGAAAGCCCACTGGCTATCGAAGGTTTTGTGATGTATCGCGAAACACCGAAATCCAAAACCGTGTGCATCGACATTGGTAAAACAACGCTGAGGTTCTAATGCAGACTTATCGCTGGGTTAAGACCTCTAAATCGGATTTCTTAGAGATGCGTGAAAACAATGCAGTGATCATGCGACTGAACAAAGAAATCAAGTTGAAAGACATTGTCGTCCTTTTTACCGCGAATGATGTGGTCCACGTATACGCACTGGAAAACGGTGATGCTGTTATACCGGAAGATTACGGTAAAGTAGCAGATCGTGCTCGCCTTCTTGTTGCCAATGCAGCAAAGGGAACAGTTCGGGTTATGGGTCAACTTTGGATGAATAAAGTTGCCAGCTCCATAACTATCGCTAACGTGACTTTAGGCTCGATCACTGACGGACGATTCACGTTTAGCACCACGGGGTTAACTAACCTCTCGTGTCGGGGTGTGAAAGTGTCGGACAGTGAGCGCTCACTCAATCGCGTGGCTCGTTTGGAACTTCTCCATAGCGAGGCATGTTAAGAGGACACTAACGTGCTTTTCTCAATCTTCGAACCTGAAATAAAATCAGCAAGTGTAGTTTCGACACCGGGCGGTGGTTTTACCTTGGGTTTTACCCTTGGCTATAAAACCTCCAGTTCGACGCGTGCCGATGCACACGTACCAGTTAGTCAGATCCCGCATCCTGGTCGACCCTCTGAACTCCTGGCATGGGAAGAGTCTTACATTCTCAAGCCGGGCACTATCAGTGGTCACTATGGCGTGCTGGCTCAGTCTAACCAAAGCCTGGTTGCCAATCGTCTTGAGTTAGTCGGTAAACGACGCATTCAAAACGCTGGCGTTAGCATTCAGATTAACGAACCTACCGTCGGCGTGTTAGCTGGCTGGCTTGGTGTTGATCAGAATTACATCAGTATCTTTGCCGATAGTGTGCTGGGTGACAAACTCACTAAGCAACTGTTGCGTGCATTCGCTGACTTAAAGCATCCTACTGTCCGTGTATTGGACGCAGGTGTTTACAGTCTGTTTGCTCCTAATCTTGATGAGACCTTTTATCCTCATCATGCCTCTTTCAATACCAAGACCGTTGCAACCTTCACACAGTTCGGACTGAACTTAAACTTCCGTCTGGCTGAAAGTGTTCTGGTGGAATACGATCTCTCTGTCGACACAACAGATGAGATCTACTACCTCGATGCAGAAGGTCGCGTCGTGTCACCCAACTTCTTTAGTTGGCTTTCACGCTACTAATAAGGAATAGCTATGCAAACTCGTTACCCGGAATATGCTCAGATCAACGCCGTTCGTCAGCGCACCATGGATTTCCTTTATCAGAACGGTCGTTCGCTGCCACCGGTTATCGTTGATTTCATCAATGCCCTTCACGCAGTACCTGGCTTTGCTGTTGAGTATCAACCTGCCCCTGATCACCTGCTTCGTGTTTATACCACCGAAGACTGCAATCAGCATATGGTCGCCATCCATCTGGATACGATCGCACGTCTGAACACTGCCATGAACGGTGCCTACGATTGGTACCTGCCGGGTGCTTGTAACTTCACAATGAACTATTTCGCGTTACCTACTCGCGACGGTGGTGTATGGCTGCCGGTGTGGGAAGCGCGTACTGGTTCTATGGAGCATGGTCAGATGAGTATGACATTTACCCGCGCCTGGGGCGATGCCATCTTCAACTACCTGCGTGCTGCACGGTTTATTAACTAAACCGACGTTTCAATAAATTTTCAGATATATAAGACCCTTGTGAATGTGGAGAGTTAGTTCTCCACTTCCCTGGGTTTTATGCCCTTACTCCATTCATTTTTATAAGGTGTCAAATTATGTCTTCTACCGCTAAAAACGTAACTATCGCTACTTGTGTTGTTGTTGGTGTCGCTGCTATTGCTGGCGTTGGCTATTGGGCATGGAAACGTGCTAATGGTGACGCAGAGAGCCTGACCGAGAGCGTGGCGGCTGCTGTTGATGCAGCCGGTGATGCAGCAGCTGATGTTGTGCGTGAAGCGCAGCAGTAAGTACTGCAAGTCGGGGACCATAGTGTCCCCATCCTAAACTGAAAGAGAGGTTGTTTTTATGATGGCTCGCATCGCATGTGCTGTAGCGGGTGGTCTCACGAGTTATGTCGTAGATCGCGAATCCCGCAAATATGTCGGCGAGGAACATGAGCTGCTTCGCCGGGCAGCTGTGATTACTTCCGGCGTTGTCGTAAGTGTGGTTGTTGAGAAAGTCATTCGCTCAGTGACCGAATAAAGGAGGAGTTAACTATGATTGACTTCGATCTGAAAAACGTCTCGACCATCCTGGTGGGTGTGTCAATGGGACTGGGTGCTGCTGCTGCTACAACGGTCATCGTGTCCCCTAAGAAGGAAGGCGATGAACCAGCTAGCCAGTTTGAAACCCTGGGCGTTATGGTTGCTTGCACCGCAGTTGGTGCAGCGGCAGGTGTCGCAATCGATAGCCTGTTCCGTAAGCTCTAAACGTTTTACTTAAACTAGGCTGTATTTAAATACAGCCTAAACTCTTATTATGAAAAGGATCACCACATGTACCCTGAATTTCAGATGCGTTCTAAAGTCCCCGGTGCTAATACACTGCGTGACTGGATTAAGTCATGTACGGACTTAAACATCGTCGTGTACGCTAACCCGCGCAACGCTAGTCTCCTTAATGTGAGCGAAGTGGTTGGTCACATCGTCTGTGGTAAGTGTGACCCGGAGGAGTTGAAGAAGCTCACCCCCGGACCAGATGGCTATTATGTCATCGAGACGCACGACACTGATGCAGAGGACGGAGTGCATTTTAGCGAAGTCGGCCACTATGACAAGAACGTCGCTGTCAAGCATCTGAGGAACGGAAACAGTTCTATCTGCGCGATGATCCGTAGAACATACATCACAGGTAACGGGGCACATAACCAAGTCACGATGTTGGTAGAGCTGCTGAAGAAGATCGATGGCATTACCGTCATCGGTTGTCCTTTTGTTAAGTATCGGCTTATTGTAGTTGATACTAACGAAAACGAACAGATCGGGTATATCGATAACGACTATACCACCGATCGCCATGTTGTGATCTATGCAGGCAATCGAGAGCTTGCTGAAAAGATCGTCTTATACGTATAAAAGGAACACCACTATGAACGCATCAAATACTATCATCCTGAACGCAGACAACGATTTCAATGCAGAGATCGTTTTGAGCAGTGAACTGAGCATCAATACAGTGACCGCACTCGTTCAGCAGAACGGTGAGTTAGTACTGATGCGGGCATACCCAATGGTAGATCCATCTGATCGCCTGCTCCCAGAGTCGGTAATCGAAGCAGCTGTTGATTACGCAAAAGCTAACCGTATCCCATTTAAAGTATGGGCCGTTGGTGAAATGCGTATGAAGGACGGCGAAGTTAAGCTGGGTAAAACTGTAGTCGGTAAAGTCATTGGTGAGTCTATCGAGTTATTCGATATTCAGACCATGATTAAACGCTGCTTTCATTAATCCGCATCTGCGGGCATAAACTAGCCTCCCACAAGGGAGGCTAGCCTAAGACTATTTTTTTTTTTGGTGAGATTATGGAAACTAAAGCTGTTGAACCTGAAGTGGATGAAAACCTCAGTGTCATGGAAACCGAAGACGGTAAAGTTACCTTTAGTCTCGACTACGAGGTTGGTAATTTAGTGGCACTGTTAGTAGACGAAGCTAAGAACTATACCTTCGTTAAAATGGATCGTAGTCAGGACCGTTCAACGGGAAGCTACTACGAGCTGTTGCGTAAGTGGGTTGATAGTCGAGTTGAGGAACCCCATGCGTTACTTGACGCTGGTGAACTGATGCTAGACGATTCCGATCCGTTTACGCATTATCTCTACCTGGATGATAATCTGGTAGCGGTGGTCACTACGTACCCTATTCCTGGTCCAGCTACGTGCACGGCGTTGTACCGTATCAGGCAACCGGACCACTTGTATTACATGCACATTGCACATCAACTGATTGTGCCTGGCACTGAATATACCAGTGAGTTTGCCGGACGCCTGGCGGTAGCGTACTTTACCGAGCGAAACCGAACAGCCCGCGTATAATGCGGTTGGATGTCACGTAGTCAGCAGACACTTGAGCCTTACGCCACGTAGTGTCTTTGTACTCCTGGTACATCTCTTCCGCACTGGAATAGCGATCGATGATCTCTTTGAACTTGCCAACCGCCATACCGGACCAGACTTCATTTCGATCGATGATGATCTCCATGTTGTTAAAGATCCAGGCTTTGGTGGCCAACACACAGAGCTTAGCAAATGCACCATACAGCTCTGGTTTGATGTTAGAGAATTGATCGTCGTGGGCCAGTTTAACGTGCGCACCACCTGCAACTACTAGCCCGGAGTTATCGTTGATAAAGATAACGTTCTCACCAATAACCTGGGCATTAGCTGTAGAGATCTGTGCAATGTTACCATCGACGTCGCGCAGTGCCTTACCTGCCTGAAGGATAGGTGAGTTCTCACAGTTAGAGTTAAGCGAGTTAACCATACTGTAGGAACCACCGTAGGCAACTAATCCCTGTGCTACGTAATAAACTACATCCAACACAGACATTATGCTACGACCGTTAGTCATGCTCTTAGGAATGCGATAGATAAAGGAATACGCATCCGGTTGCATGGGTTTCAATTCACGGAATGGGATCAGTACTTGCTGCGCACCTTGCAGGCTACAGTCAGCCCAGACACGCTGAGAAATGACCTGATCACGAATAACACTGTCCAGGGAAACGTTTAACATCTGGTAGTGTTCGATTGTGTTAATAAAGGCGCGCTGTAGAATCGGAAGCGGAATGGTCGCTCTGATTTCTTGCAGTGCCTTATCAATGGCGTTCATACAACCTCCAATGGTATGGACTATTTTACAAAAATGAGGCTTACAATGAGTTTAGGATCTGTACGTATCTATGGGGTTGGCGGTTTTGGTATTAACACCACTCGCCCATGGGATCTGTCGCTGCCAGAAAACAAAGAACTGATCGAAGCCACTAATCTGCCGGAAATTAAGGTGGGTTACGTCGACACCAGTAAAACCGCTAACCTGCGCGGTGACGAACGTGACGAAGACGTGTATGTCGTTCCAGGTATGGACGGTGCAGGTAAACTGCGCATTGAGTCCCACAAAGCATTTACCGCAGATAACTCAACAAATCAGATTTTGTTGAACATGCCGCCGGAAGCAATGAACATCGTTGCCTTCTCTCTGTCTGGTGGTTCCGGTAACACCGAAGGTACTAACGTACTGATGGAGCTGATCAAACGCGGCGAGCGTGCGATTGGTATCGTTGTCGGCAGTAGCGAAAATGCGCTGACCGTTAAGAACACCCTGGATGCGTTAAAGACGCTGGACGGCAAAGCTCGTTCTAACGGGATGTTCATTCCGGTTGCCTACGAAGACAATGGTGATAACTCAGAACGTGCTGCGGTGGATGCTAAAGTAAAAGCAATCATTGCTGCTGTCAGTGTTATGTGTGGCCCGCGCATTACCGAGCTGGACACCGCAGACATCCTGAACTTCCTGCGCCCTGATCGTATCCCAGGCATCAACGTTAAACCACAGCTGGCACTGCTTGAAGTCGTTACCGACGCATCGCAGCTTTCTTCTGTGGCTGATCCAATTTCAATCGCATCTGTTATCAGCAATGCGGCTGAAACTCTGGGTGGCGTAATGCCAGACTATAGCACCGTCGGTTATCATCCGAAAGATGGTCGCGATTATCAGAGCTATCACTTTGTAGTGAGCGTTCAGGCGATCCCGGCTATTGCTGACATGGTCAAAGGCAAGCTCGAAGAAGTCGAAAAGCGCCGCGCTGCTCGTAAAGACAACCGCAGCATTATCGACGAGAAAGACCAGGCCACTGACGACGGTTTCTTTATGTAAAAACTGAGGCGGGTGAAAGCCCGCCGTTAAGGAGTTTGTAATGGGTATTCGTGAAGCACTTGCTGCTGAAGGCAATGCTCCAGTCGTCTTTATGGGCGGCACGAGCACTGGTCCGAAGTGGCGTGAGCGTCTCTGCCAGCAAGTAGGACAAAGTTTCCGTTGGTTCAATCCGATCGTAAGTGAGTGGACTGAGGAAGCCAAGGAAACCGAGCTGGCTGTTCGCGAAGAAGCGGACGTTATCCTTTATGCTATTACGCCGTATCAGGAAGGTTGCTACAGTTTCCTCGAGATGACTGAAGACGCGATCCGCTCTGAGAAAACGGTTGTGGTGGCATTCCTACCAAGCTTCGAAGACAAAGCCTTTAGTGAACAACAGTGGAGTTCCATTGTTTCCGCTAAGCGTCTTCTTGAGCGTAACAATGCAACTGTTCTGCTGAGCATGGAAGAAACGATTGACTGGTTCAATCGCTTTAACGATAAAACGCCTGACGGTAAGTTACTGGACACCCAGGAACTCGTGCGTAAGGCAGTCGAGCAGGAAGAGAAGCCAGCCGATGGACAGAAACAGGCACCGGTCACAGCGGCGGGTTTGGTTAGCGCAGTGCAGGAAGAACGCGCAGCAGAGTTCTCACAACCAGCACAAGCTGAACCAGGGACTTCCCCAGCCACAGGAAATACCGGTACTGTTAACACCCAACCTTCGACTGAGTCATTCTCAGTGTCCCAGGAAGGTATCTTCGACGGTATCGTAGCGATGTTCAAGGGTTATAACAAACCCTCACCAGGTGACGAGAAAGACGGTAAGAAACTTACTGATTCTCGCTGGGCACAAGAGCAACGCAAAGAGATCGAAAAGACCTTTGCCAATCCGGGTTGGGTTAAACACAACTACCATCCGCTGAGCAAGGCTATCGATAAAGAGCTGGCATGTCGTCTTTCTGTGGACGGTAAGGTTCTTCCTCCAGCACAGGGCGTCACTGAAGCGCTGTCTCGAATTCGTAAGCTACTCGAAACTATCCTGCCTGCGTGTAAAGCATACGGCCAGGGTCTGAGCGATCTGGAAGAAGACGCACAGAAACGTATCGAGAAGGGTGAAGATGCCGAGGCTGTGGCTAAAGACACTTTAGCAAAAGCACAGCGTCTTCCGTATCCGTTCAAAGCCAACTTCACCAGTGACGAACTGATGGGTGGCTACGTGTTACGCTATAACCCTAAGGCTAAGTTCAATGCCGTAGAAGAAATCAAGGTTACGTACAAAGAAGCACCTGACGTACCTGAGCTTTCAGAAGACGACGTTGTGGCGGCCGGTAAGGCATTACTGGACTTCGCCAACGAATACAGCAAACTGCATGACCTCATCCCAATGATGGGTTCTGGCTGCGATTCTGGTGTATGGGAAAATGACGAATTTGGCTACGACTCAAAATACGGCGAAGAGCTGTACGATGAGTTCTATTTCCAGTCTCGTCCGGACACCGCGAATGACTTTGCGTATTCACCGCTGTTTATGTTCTGCCATTATCTGCGTGACGTGGGTCGCTGGTTGCAGCTGTATACCAAATAAGACTAACCCACTCCTTCGGGGGTGGGTTTTATGCCATCTAATTTTTAGATATACATTATCTTTACGTAAGACTATCTTAAAAGGAACAAAAACATGCACCGTGATTTAGTTGAGTTGAAATCTAAATGGGACTTCAGTTCTTCCAGTCTGTCTAAGCGGGCTAAGTACTCCAGTCGAGTATCTATCAGCAGAAACCGCAGACCACGCACTATCCACGTTAAGGACTTTAGTATCTACGTGGACGGTGGACTCGCATTCTTTGCAAGTGAAACGCTGGTTAGTTTCCAGAAACCTGTTGGTTGGCTACTAATGAAGATAACGCCTACTCGCTATGCTAGCGTGTGGTTGTTTCAGGTTAACCCATGCGACCTTAAGTTAGAGAACATCGCATTTGCGGTTTCAACCTGGTACCACGACTCGTATGGTACGGTGGGCGAACGACCGATTGTAGCGTATTTCTCATCTACGCTGGAGGTAAGAAAGCACGAAAGTTGGTATACATTGTATGCAAAGCACCCGCTTGTACGTAGTTGTCAGGGTGAGTTGACAATGTCTCGTTCTAAGAAGACAAACATTGATTGGGAAGGCGACGGTGTCCAGGAGATTCTTACTCGACTCTACAAACGAGTCTTAGCATCCCCTGGTAATAAAGTACACTTCGACCCCATCGTATAGATAACTTAAATGTCGTAAATAAGGATAAAACGTAAGCGACACATACACAGCAATCCTGCTAACCTGAACGCATGGCCTTCGCTGGGCCGAAAACGCTAAGGAACATCTGAAAATGAAAACCACTAACTTCTGTAAAAGAATGGGCGTAGGCTTCTTTGCCTACATCGTGCTTGTCTTTGCAGCACTCATGCTTTTACAATCTCACGCACAGGCATCTGTGTCAACTGCCAACCCACATTACGCTAACTGGTCTAAGCATCAGGCCGTTATCGTAAAGGCAAGCGTCAAAGCTAAAGTAGATCCATCCAACATGGCTGCTGTTGCTTTTATTGAATCAAAATTCAAAGGCGACACCAAGCGAGGATTATTTCAGTTTGAACCAGCCACCTGGCGCGCTATGCTCAAAGAGTTTGGACCTAAGTACGGCCTGAGCCGGAATACCAAAATGTCCAACCCGATGGCTAACGCGTTAATGAGTGCTGAATTGTGGAAGAAGAATCGTGGAATTCTTACCGCTCGATTACACCGAAACGTTTCACCATCAGAGGTATACATTGCGCACTTCCTTGGGATAGGCGGCGCACTGAACATGCTTAAGGCCAAAAACAATAGACTCGCGCGTGACGTCACGCCGATGCAGGCTAAGCATAATCGCAATCACTTTTATCGTAATGGTAAGGCATTAACTGTCGCTCAGTTTAAAGCCAAGATGACATCAATGATGAATGCGCCCAAAACTACATTTGGGTCTGAGGCACGCGCCCGTGCATTGATGACTTACGATTACGCCTACAACTACTCAACTCAAAACGTCCGTTACAATTAATACCAAGAGGAGCAGTGGCCACTGCTCCTCGCTTTATGCCCCATATAAGGAAAAGAAATGCAAAATACAGACAAAACGTTCTTCGCTAAAGATGGCGCTATGTCTATCTACGGCTGTATCGGTAAACATGGTGAAGTAGTTACCGCTACCATCTATAGTCGAGAAAGACCAATCATCAGCATAACAGGCGACATGCACCAGATTGCTGACTTTGACGGACTCATGGTTTTTAATCCGCAGGGAGAGCTGACACAGCTGTTAGGTATCTATTATCACGGTGATCTTTATCCGCTTTCTCGCAAGTTGGTCTGTGATGCTATTTCCCGCATGGTACACCTCGGGTGTGGGAAAGGTCGCGCAACTCGTAAGAACATCTACCGCCTCAAACTGATTACCAAACCAGAGGACGACCTTCGCATCAGCGACGGCGAAGTGGAGCTATTCACTCTCCGCATGGGTAATGTCCTTATTGCTCGCGAGTTAGATGTTTCCTTGTTCGGCAAAAATAAGGCATACCTCAAGATACAAGGACGGGTAATCTTCGAAGTGCTTTCACGCCCTAGTGCTAAGAGCATTACCTATAGCAAGAAAACTCGTCTGGTGAGTAAACACGAAACCTTTGACGCTCTGGCAAAGATGGCATAAAAGACTCCTCTACCCCAACGGGTAGAGGAGCACTTGAGTTTATTTTTTTTTATGCAGCGACAGCGAAGTACGGACGTTGGATGCCGTAGATATTTTCGGTAACGTTGTTGTAGCCGAAAGATTCCATTGCCAGCTCAACCGTGTAACCTGCTTTCTCACCCATGATCTGATCGACCTGGTCTTTAGACCAACGCAAGATATCAACTGTACGGCCAGTGATATTCTCCATCTTGCCAGTATCCAGCATGATGTTGATAATCTCTGTTGGGGTATCCTGGTTGATACGGTCAATGCGTCCAACTGCCTGTTGGTAGTCGTGCTCGCGGAATGGGAGGTTCAGTGCGATCATCGTTGATGCCGAAGTTAACGGCACCGCCGTAGACAGCGACTGATACGTAGCAATCAGTGGGTTGGCATTCGGGTCGTTCAAGAACTGATCTGTGATAGCCTTCAGATTCTTGTTGGTATCGCCGTAAACAACCAATGGCTTAAGACCAGCCTGCCGACAGATTGACTCAGCCATCTGCACACCCTCGATATAAGAGGTGAAGATAACCGTCTTCTTCTGCGCACCACGAACAATCTCAGGAATGCGGGCATGTGGTATAGTGGCTAAAACTGCCTCTGTACGACGACGCCCTACAATCCTGCCCAAACACTCGCCACGTACCTTCAAGTCAACATACTTGATTACAGAACGACTATCTTTGAATATAGCTCGCATCTGCTGTGGGAGAGAAGGCATGATCTTGTTCAGCTCGTACTTGTTACAGAATGCCGCCATATCGACCATCGTGGCTGGGTCATAACCCTTGCGAATGATGTTGACGTATTCGTTATAGGTACGGAAGTTTTCCATCTCTTCTTTGCTACGCAGTGACTGTTGGTGGATAACCAGCGACCGATTGTAGATATCTTCGAATTGCTTAAAGTTCGCCTTGTAGTAGTTCATGCGCTCTTTAATGAAACGAATCATATCGTCTTTCAGCTGGTCCAACGTGAACGGCGTCGGGTTCGGTATCTGGATAGGTACGTCATTATAGCTAGGCTTAGACTTAACCACTTCGACTTTATAACTAACCACACCCATGCGGTTGTTAATGATGTCGGTCCCTTTGGAACTGTTCTTACCGAAGATCTGCTTGAATCGCATTTCAACATCTGGCGTGAACAGCGGGTCAAAGCTGCGCAGCATTGGAATCATTTCTGAACCCAGTGCCTTAATCGGTGTAGCCGAACACCATAGCGTGGCGATTGGGTTGAGTCCCTCTACAGCATTCAGCATCATCTGCGTACGTTCAGCTGTTAACTCGTTGAGGTTATGTGACTCATCAAGTATTACAGCAACACGTTTTCCACGGAAGGTCTTGATACACTCTTTCAAGTATGCCAATGACTCATAATGGAAGATGCTATAACGCGGTGGTTTGTTAGGGAACGGCTTACCATCTGACGCTACCCAAACATCGTTGGGCTTTTTGTACTCATCTTTGAGTGTCGGTATCCAGACCGTCTTCACCGCACGAGCCGGCGGTATCATGATAATACAATCGACATCCAAACATTCAGCAAGATAAAGAGAGGCAAGTGTTTTACCTGTACCCACGCCCATCGCCACCACATACCCGTTCAGATTGTAACGTGGGGTGATGTCTTCATAGGAGTCCAGGAACTCCCTCTGATGTTTTAATGGCTGTTTGATGAACAGACCCAGACGACTGCGATTCAAGAAACGTGGCACGTTATCGGCAGTGATGCCAGATAGCCAGGTTTTCTCAATGAGTTCTTTTCGAATGTTATTTAGCGTTCGTGCAGAAGTTCGTCCAGTATTAGAACGACGAAGTTCATCGAGCATATAAAGAAACTCAAGCGCGAAGAACTTGGGAAGTATGATTTTAGACTTACCCTGGAAGCTGAACATATTGGAGGCAATTTTGCTTGTGCGCCAGTAGCGATAAATATCTGCAACGATATCATCGCCTGGCAGACCCGAAATAATGACGTTATTGCCTTCCTCTTTAACGTCTATCATCCCGAGCAATCTACTCAGGTAATCATGCATTTGTGTACTCCGACCAGGGTAGGTTAAAATGGGGTTAGTTCATATTATGAACGAAGACAATGAGGACAGGGCTATGGCACTGCGTGAAGTAAGATTAGACATCAATCAGCCAATCAAGTTGGTTGACGCTTTCATGGGTATTGGACTGCACAGCAAATACGTGTCTGGCAGTGTCACCGGTGTGAACGTTGACGGTACGGCTGTTAAGTATACTGTCGAGAAAGTGGACAGACCAAAAGAGACGGTTGAACAAACCGACGTGGGCACAGTCACGAGCTGTGTGCGGGTTAAGGTCACCGCAGATGGGTTATATGGCGAGAAGCTCCAGTTAGAGTTTATCTACAGTAAGGTGAAGGATAAAATCTATAAACAGGAGCGCCCGGAGTTAGCCACAGTTGAGCTTCGCTGTGTAAACCTCGACGAACTGAAGTATCCACCAAACGAAGTGTTTGTTATGGCAAGCGCTACGTTCAGTGAGATTTAGAGTATACAATACTTAAGGGAGGGATAAAACCTTCCCTTTTATGCCGTTTTAAATTACAACCCCGAACCATTATCTGACACTTATATAAGGATACAAAACATGAGCCAGAATCAGAAAGAAATCGTTGTTCCGAACTTCCTGCCGTACTTTGCAGAAGCTTCGCACCGCTGGATCAGCGAATTCGACACGCCCTTTGTTCAGCTGTACGCTGACGTCGTAACCGACCCGATGTTGTTAGGTTTTACCATCCCCGCACCAGCAGAAGGCGGGCTACCGACGATTGTTCTTAACGTGTCCTCGACTGCCACAGGTAACCTTAATTTTGGACCTGAGTTCATTACCTTCAATTGTCGCTTCGGTGGGAAAGAGCACAGCATCGTTCTGGCCTATCAACAAATCGCTGCGATGTATGGTCGTGAAACCGGTATCGGTCAGCCTATCTGCGACTACGCTTCGGCTAAGTCCTGGTTTGAAAACTTCGGTAACGGCCAGTCTAAAGAGGACGTGCCGGTTAAAGCTAAACCTTCACTGAAACTGGTCCACTAATCGCTGTCGTAGATCAACCCAACCAACGCGTGATAAAACAGACACGCCAACCAAGTTTAAAGGATTTGAATATGTCCCAAGATGAAAAAGGTTACTTCCATTTTCCAGTGGTCCTAACCAACCAGTATACCAAAGAGTCGCTGGAAAAGGCAGTTGCTGAATTTAACGCTCGTCCTATCGAACAACGTTGGGGCGAAGATCGTCTGTCTGGTTATAGTCCCGATGAAGCCAGTTTCCTACTGGAGCCAGTCAAGTCTAAACTGTTGCTTGGTGACGTAACTGTAGAGCTGACAAAGGATGGTGCTACTGTTAAGTGTGTAGACGTTGGTCAACTCCCTGCGGCTTTACTGGCGCGGCCATATGGTTGTGAATTCGCCATTCGCGGTACTGCCAACTCTTACGGCAACGGAAAGAAAGAGCTGATCAATCTGGTCTCAATCGACCTGGTAAAGACTAAAACCCTTTACCCTACTCTGGATGTAGTGGGTAAGGTATTGGGTTGGTCTACCGAGCGTAAGATCCTGACTTGTGGTAAAATCAACGGTCAGATTTCTAAGTACTACGAAGAAGTCGGTGAGCTGGCTTCCGGCATCTGCCGCAACAAACTTCCGCTGATCGTTGATAGCATCGGCGACAGTATTGTTGTTCTGACCAACGTGTTGGGTATTGCCAAGCGCGATCTCCGCGTGCACCTGCGTCGCGTTGAAGACGAAGTAGCTAAAACTCAGGGTACTACTCTGAGCGATGACCCACATGAGCTGTTGCAGATGCACATGAAGGCCATGGTTAATGTCCTGGGCAACTTTGCTGTGCATGGTGGTCGCATGGCTGAACGTCTGTCAAAAGACGATATCGAAATCGCGCTGCTTTGTCTGTACGATCTGGCCGACGTCTACGATATCACCGTGGACGAGTGTATGTCAGATGCCTGGCACGAAATCAAAGACCGTAAAGGCTACATGAACAGCGACGGCGTGTTCATCAAAGAATCCGACGCATAAGGAAGCCAGCATGTCGCACGCGGTAATCCGTAGAGTATTGACTGATCTTAACAGTTGCCTCTCGCCCAGCGTGCGCATGTTGTCATGCTACGCGTTTGGGTATGAGTGCAGTGAGGAGCCTAAGGCAGACGACGGCACACCTATCCCTATCGATACCTACATTAATAATGGTCTGTGTCATGCTTACGCATTACTCGCACGGGCACGTTTGAAAGAGATGGGTATCGACTGTCATCTAACTGGGTCCCCGACCCACGTTTGGATTGAGTGGGAAGGTGAGTGGTTTGATTCCGCAGGTACACCAGAAACCCGTTGGCCACATGACCAGTTATTCGACTATGACGATCGGAAGACGTTAGTGGCGGAGTTCCCGTTTGTCTACGAGGCACTAATAGTGTTATCGATGGCGCTTGAGGTAACACCGTCCGAACACAACTGGGCATGGTTGGCTAAATACACTCTTAGGGAATTAGATGATTAACGTTAACAAGTTAAGTGGTGGCGCGATCGATACTCTGTTCGCTTTGTTTTGGTTTGGTCCTCGTGAAGCAGGCGAGATCCCTGCTAAGTCAGGTGAAGCCGAGTTGGCAGCATTAGGTTTGTGTAAACGTGTTGATGTGGCGTCCGCACCTAAGGGTAAAGACACGCATCTGTGTGTGCTGACCGCCGAAGGTTATGCCGTGGCTAAACTTCACTACGCGCCGGAGTAATCATGACGTACCTACCTGTGAAGGTTAATGAGCGTAAGGCGGAACCCGCTACTCACTTTGTTAGCATGACTCCACAGGGTGGGATGCGACTCAACATCAATGTTAGACAGGCCATTGAGCAGACCGGCTATCCGTGCCTTGAGATTCAATATGATCCCGAGGCATGCAAGCTCCGTTTTAGACCGAGCGAGTCTGGCCATCGTCTGAGATACAACCAGGTGTCGATAGGTAAAGAGATAGCCAGGCATTATACCTACTATCGCGATCTGGATGTGCACAGGACTCGCAGACATGTGGTGGGTCTGGCCGATGATGGGTGGTGGTACATCACTAAAAGCCCTCGACGTTGGAGAGATAAAGATGGGGTGGGTTAAAACCAGAGAAATACCGGAGGACACCAAAGCGCCGGAACCGTTTACCGTTAGTGTTAATAAGTGGAGTGGCCTTCGCATTAACATGGCGGTATATAAAGCAATGGGTTCACCTCGCTGGGTGGAAGTTGAGTTTGATCAAGAGACGTCAACTCTTCGCTTCAAACCGGGCGAGAACATTATCACTGACGAGGTTATTAACCAGATCGTGAAACTACCCACCGCCGTGCGGGCAATCATGTCTCGCTACGATAAGCGTGTGGCTGCGACTCAGCGGTACAACGTTGAGTTGAACAAAGATGGTTGGTGGTATACAACAACGCCAGCTAAATAAAAGTACATTACCGCTAAAATAAGGAAAGCGATATGTCATACCAAAGTCATTTTGATAAAGAACTATCTTACCTTCCGAAGTCCACGTTGACCGAAGAGCAAGTTGCGGCAGCGCATCGCTGTTTGGCATACTCATCCCGTGAGGGCGGCGCAGCAGGAAATCTTTACGCCCTGCGCGATGTCGTTAATACTGTCGCTGAACTCACAATGGGTATTATGGAAGCGCGAGCTGAGTTTGGCCAGTCACCGGAGATCGAAAAGCTCTACTCCAAAATCGGTAGCGATTATCCCGAGTTGGTTGATGCAATAGATGTGGAAAAACCGGTCTACCGCGAGCTGATTCAGTTTAACCTGCCGGCCATGGCGCAATTGATTCAGTTCCTCATTGCTGCCGTAACGTTCCGTCCGTTTACACCACTCCAGGGTACGGATGACGAATGGATGTCGCATGGTCCTGGCAACTCAGACCAGAACAAGCGGTTCGGCACTATCTTCCGTGACCCAGTAAGTAAGGAAGCCTACTGGCTGGACCGCTTTGCCGTTGAGTTCCCTTCGCCGTGGCACGATTTTCAGGCATGGTCTGGACACACCCGCCGTGGTAAGATCTCGTTCCCGTTCAACCACGAAGCAAAGTCACAGCGTATTCACTATACGGATGAGACAATGCGTCTGCGCATGCCGGTAGATACCGACCCGGCTCGTCAGATGATTACCTACATGGCGCTGGCTACCGCATCGGGTCAGCGCATTGAACCGGTAGTGTATCGTGAGACTGAGGAGATCACCCCTCACTTAGCGCAGTTGGTAGAACAAGCCACTCTGGATATTTGGGCGCATGCGGAGCTGGAGATCCCAGAAATAACGCATCCGTATGAACGACACATGAGTGTGTTGAGCGACCTTCGCTGGGCAAGTATGTATGACAGCGACGCACCCGAGCCGGACGAAGTTGAGATCGTTGGTGTGAGTCTCTCGTATGACTTAATCCAGCATGTCAAGCGTGCGATAGCCATGATCCCCGCTGGCGTTGTTGTGCGTGCAGGTCAGTTCTACAGTGACGCCGGTGACTTGCGTGGTGGTTGCTTTAAAGCACTGCCGGTTTACCATGTCAAAGACGATATGTCGGACTGGGAGAAAACCGAATTGGTTTGTTTACGTTGGGATGACGTACTCACCAGCGAAAGTAATGTGTATCACGTTACGCAGGATGCCGGTCATGTCCTGGTGGTTGCAGGCGATCAGACTGATTGGCTGTGGCGTATGCGTGACACACTGAACATCCCACATCCTAAGCGCGATATCAAATACGATACCGTGCCGGAAGCTAACTGCGATAACCCGCCGTCAAACTAACTGGAGGGGGAGTTTAGGCTCCCCGTTTAACTATGTCGGATAATACTGCTAACATACGACTAATTGGTCCGCGTACCGATGTGATAACAGCACGGCCGATGGATTTGACCTTCACTGTGCCATTTAAACTCGAAGACGTAGATCCATCCGAGCGTGACCTTGCAACAGGTGTGCCCTCGTATTGGTCTACCGAGTTCTTTGATGAATATGATGGTCTCATCAATTTCGTCATCGCCACTAACAGACCGGGCGGTAGCTATCACTCTACGCACCACTTAATCGGGGTGGCGTGGATTGCATTTATGTTGGCTAAGGCTGGCGGTGGTGAAGTTTGGCCACCACTGATCTATGCGGCTCTGCTGCACGATTACAACCACGCGGCTAGTTACGACGATGCGTTCAACATCGCCAACACCATCAGTTCGATCAATGAGTGTGGTGCTCTGGATGTCATATATCCCAAGTGGCACGCCGAGACCCTTCGGTTGATTGGCGATACCATCTGGCCATTGCCAGAAGGGCACACGATCGATCTACCTGCCGGGCTATTGCGTGACGCCGACCAAATCTACGCAACGTACTTCCTTAACCGGGAACTGTCAAATCGACTGTTCGAAGAGTTAGGTCCACGGTTCGGGGTGTCGGATTACGGCGAGTGGTTGAAACGCAATATCGATTACGGCATGAGTTTATCGGGGACGTTCCAGACGGTGCCAGGCGAGAAGATGTTTAAGTCGGTTCTGCCTGGTGCCATTCGTCTGCAAGTCGATGAACTCGTTCGGCATATGAGGAAACAAAATGGATGACGTGATTGATATCCAGTTAACTGTACGTAGTGAAATGTCGTCTGGCGTACTTTCAGTTTTGTTCTTAACGGAAAGTAGTGTGCGTGCAATGAACGCATTTAACCGTGAGGTGGTGATTCCGGTTTTAGGCCGCCGGCCGAGTTCTGTTCGGGAGACTATTGAGTTTCCACTTGACGGACCTAACGGACCACGGGAAACCTTCCGGACACACTTTAAAGCCATGTCGAAACTGTTCGCAAATGGTGGGTTAAATGTGGGTCAGGTCATCGATACCGAAAGTCGTTATCACGCCGCCTGCCTAATGGGACTTAACAGCCCAACCGTTGACATCACCAATTGGAAAGCTGGCGTCGTTACTGAACAACAGTACAACGCTGCTCTCGATGAAGCTGACGTCCCTGAGTATTGGATTTACGTATAAACTAAGCCAGGACTTCGGTCCTGGTTTTATGCTCTTTAACAAGGAAAAGAAATGACCACTAAAATTCCACTGATTCTGTTTTCTGGCGGACTGGACTCCACTGCGTTGGTATACAAGCAACTCCAAATCGGACCGTGCGATGTAATGTACGCCGACGGTGGACAGCATCCCGCTAAGATCGCATCTGAGCTAGTTGCTCGTGAGAAAATCATCTCCTATTTAAATAAAACCTGCCCACACAAAGTGCAGAAAGATTTTCGTGCCCCACACATCAGCTTTGCACAAACGCCGGGGAATCGCTACTCACAACCGGCCGCGTGGTTGTTTGCTGCACTGTCAGTTATTGACAATGACCGACACAGCGAGTTGCAAGTGGGATACGTTTATAGTGACGGTGGTTTCTGTCGTTGGCTGCCCAATATAGAAAATGCCTGGCGTGAACTCCAACGCTTTACACGATGGCATGACCCGATCCCAGTTAACTGGCCACTGATTGATCTTGAGAAGTATCAGATACTCGATGCAATCGATCCAGAGTTGGTGAACATGATCTGGGTGTGTGAAATGCCTAACAGTGAGGGTGAGAATAAATACAGTCAGTGTGGGAAGTGCAGACCATGTAAAATGGCTAAGCAGACGCTCGCTGCTTACAAGGAAACGTATGGCCACACTATCCACACCAAACTGTTGATCAATCGACAGAGACGGGCTGAGGACGTTAAAGACCGCACTAAAACAGATAGCGAGTATGTCAGTAAGTCTGCTGCTATGGGGAGACCGTTTACTCAGGTTCGTGACAACATGCCCCCGACCAACCACGACCCACGTCCAAACTGGTGGTTCACCTCAAACGCAGATACTGTAGACAAATAACAAAAAACAGACACCAGTAATCTATTGATATTATTAACAAGGACTCGAAACCATGAAAAGCATTTTAACCAAAGCAGATATTCGTGAGATCTGTTTAGACAATGGATTCTCACTCAAAGAACAACCTGGTGGGGAGATGGACCTGAATCCCTACGTCTACAATGCCGCAGCAGCGTTAGTAGAGCGCGCATTAAAATCAACGTTGGTGTCTAACCAGCGCAACTTACAGACCATCGTAGAGAAAGGTCCGGGTGCAGCACTCTCGCATTACTCCTATACTGACGTATGTCCTCAGTATGTGAAAGACCATCGCACCCTTTGGGCTATGGTTGAAAAGCTACAGGGGTCTCTGGTATTGCGTCGTATCAGTAGCACCAACCTGTACAATGCAGTTGTGGTTGATAAGCACGACATGCCTATCGCAGCCGCATTGAACAAACCGCTGGGTGAGGCTATGGCCGAATTAATCCAACACACCCGCGACCTATTAGTAAAGGCAGAGTCAGTTCCTAACCAACCGTTCTTTCCCGCAGGACGTGAAGTGAATGGTGTGGTGGTAACTGGTGATGAGGCGTTGGTCCATACGGCACTGACTACCATCTCGGGTTTCTCTCGCCAACTTCGCCAGCCGGTGGTGCGGGAGAACTACGAAGAAAACAAAATGACGGTAATTACCGTAGCTGGTGACCCAGTAGACCTTGGTGATGTTAAGATAATTGTACCATCGCCAGATTACAACTACAATACGTTCGATACGCCAGATTTCCTCTGCGACTGTGATGCGTTGAATTGCGCAGCAGACTATCGCGGGATTTCTATCGATATCGGATTTGAACTGCGTGACTTTAACATTCGCGTGGGTGGGTTGACGGTTAAAGGTAAAACTATCTGCGATACCTTTACAGCGGCGCTGGCACTTGTACTGTTCCAGAGGGACTTAGTATGATTGAACATTTGCTTGCGGTTTATCAGCTGCTGCTGGACTATGCCAAACCATGGCCAGCGGCACAGGCAGCGATTGTAACGACCAGCTCCCTGGTATTCACAGGAGGCATCGGTTTCATCCTGTGGAAACTACCCAACCGGGTGATGCATTTTGTTCGTACACAGTGCATGACTAAGTTGAGTTTCTCTACTGCGTCTACAAACTGGTCCGAATACAACAGTCGTCAGTACATTGCCTTCTTAGCGTGGTTTGCTAAGAACTCCTGGTTCAACTGGAGTCGCGTCATTACACTGGATGGTAATGGAGGCAAAGGGTCGGTTGGTCCAGGCGTGGGAACACACTTCTTCATCTACCAGCGTCGGTTCTATTTCTTCACCATCGCAGAAGACCAAGCCAATCAGTCTAACCAGTCTAAGTACCGTGTTAGCATATCGACGCTAGGTCGAAGCAAGGAACCACTTTATCGTCTCATGGATGCGTTCATGGAAAAGGACGACAGCGATAATCAGGTTACGGTGTTTGAAAGTGCTAAGTCTGATTGGAACTGGATTAGTCGGATGAACAAACGTTCTCCCGAAACAGTCATTGTGAGCGATAAGGTTCAGAAAGAGCTTATCGAACCCCTACGTAAATTCCAGACCAATCGTGAGTGGTATGTCAAGCGTGGCTTTAACTATAAGTTCACGGTACTACTGTACGGACCACCGGGTACGGGTAAAAGCTCACTGGCGGCAGCTATTGCGTCGATGCTAAATCGATCTGTGCATATCCTACGCCCAGACGGCAGTTTGTCATACAACTCACTGTTCCAGAGCGCCAAGGGTGGTGTTGTGTTGATGGAAGATATCGACACCTACTCAGTATCACGGCGTCGTGACAACGCTGAGACTGACCCAGAGTTTGGGGTAGTCAAGAAGATCAAGAAAGAACGGGACGGTGAGCAGCTGCCAGAAGCTCCAGCGAATGGGGAATCTCGTGACGCTGTGGACGAATATCTGACCGGTAATCTTTCTGACATGTTAAATGGTCTGGACGGTGTTCTCGGCCTTGATGATGTTATTGTCATCATGACTACCAACCATCCTGAGAAATTAGATGAGGCATTGATTCGCGATGAGCGTGTTGATGCTCGTGTCTACATCGGTTATCTGGAAGACGCCGAACTGCGTCGGTATATCGAGCTGATGTTCCCAGGCGAAGCATACAACGCACCAGACATCTTCAATCCGCTGCCCGGTGCAACGGTGCAGAAAACCTTTAAAACCAATAGCGATAGCGTACAGGGCTTTGTGGATGCTCTCTACAAAGAAGGTACACTTCGCATTCAACTTGTTGCGTGAGGATATAAATGAAAAGATTCACTGTTTTGATTGCTGCAATCGTAGCGCTGTGCGGCTACGCAATGCCGGTGCAGGCTGTGACAGTAGTCACGTCAGCTGCGGTAACGGCATCGATGGCGGCAGTAACTGCGTCCAATGCGGCGATTGTCGCCAATAACGCACGCCTGGCTTCCGAAGAGTCCAGTCGTCAACTGAAGGTAGCTCAAGAGCGACAGAAGAAACTCGAAGCTCAGCGGAAAGCGACCGAAGAACCAGTCCAGCACGCACAGTCTGCCAACGGCTACAATTCTCCGGACAGCAAATACGCGAAGGTGTGTGCTGGTGACGCCCGTGGTAAAGTGAATACCATTGGTGCTACCTATGCGGAAGCAGCTGGCTACGACTTCGGACCATCCATGAGCAGTACCAGTACGCCATCCTTCCCACCCGCGTTCAGAAACCCGGTGCGTAAAGAACAGTACATCCACCCAATTGAATTCAAAGTTCGTATGGTTCGCGGCTTTGAAACTCGGGTTCGTGTAATGTATTCTAACGCAGATGTCCAGTCTAGCTCTGGTTGCGTATTCCAGGGCATTGAATTCCTGGATATGACCGATGCAAATTAGCGCTGGTACGCCAGTTTCCATAGAGCGTGCATTTGAGATTATCAGCACGAACTCTGGCTTTGTGCAGTGCGGTGGGTATGTACTGTATAAAAACGGATACTTTGCTGCTGGTGAATTCCCGGGCTGCATGCGGGGTGGCAAGTCCTATGAGACTCTTGAAGAGTTTCGTAAGTTCTGTGGTAATACTCACACCGAGTGGTTAGAGCTTAGCCCGGATGATATTATCGCTAATCACGGATACTGGCCGGTTCACTACGGTATCTGGGTTGCGACTCGCGATATGAATGTGTCTGAAGAGTTCAAGAATAGAGCATTCGCATTAGATGAAAAGCTATTGCGATACATGGTCGATTCTGAGCATAAGACGGCAGACTTCAAGAGCGGGTTTGCTAGCAGAAACATCTGGGTCGGCTATTTCGATTGACGTCATAGAGAGGAGACCATTTCGGTCTCCTCTTTTCTATTTATCTTTTTTGTTAAGGACTTCCAATGGACTTATTTACACTGCTTAAACTCACCGTTTTACTGATTGCGTTTAACGCACTCTTTGTTTTTGTTATGTGCCTGGGTGAGCTTCGTCGCCTTATCAAACAAACTGCGTGGTACATCAAACGCGAACGCCGCAAAAGCATCGACCGTGTGGTTGAATACGCACAGAATCTTAATAAAGAACTCCATGTCATCGAGACGTGCGGTTTTACGCAATACGGCGGTGGTGTTGATCTGGCATCGTACGAACCGCGTCGGGTGTTATCGCGTGCGGTAGATTTTTACAAAAACAATGAATTATCTGCATCCGGTACAGCAGATGAAATTGAAAAGCTTGTACATCCGGAACGTTTCTCGAACCCGCATTACGTTAGCGTAGCAACCAGTGGCATACCCGGCGCACCTTTCTTAGTGATGCAACAGGTAATGTCTAATTCGAAAGTCAGTGCAGACAAAAAGCGTGAAGCATTACGGGTACTTCAACTGAGCATTGCTAAACGTATCACCGAATACCTGAAAGAACGGGAGGCACTTTGATTAGACCAATGACTCGGGAAAATATCTGTCCCGCATTTAGTATCAATGGCGAATTTATTCAGGATGGTGCGCTTGCCGCCGCCATCATCGAATCCGTCAAGGAAATTCCGGTTGGGAGCTTAGAGCACTATCGTGAGTTTTATCTCGCGATGGCAAAGTCTCGCTCCGCCTTTGTTGGTTTTAATGTAAGTCAAGGTCCCCTGCTGGTAAACTGGACTGAGATGTACTGTAACACCCCGATGTCGGCGATCGTTGCGGTGCAAGCGTATGAATTGACTGCGGCGTTGCTAAGTCTACGTATTCGTTACCATGGCACGTTAGATAAAATCGTTATGGACGGCTTTGGGCACGACACTCCCTGCACACTGCGCATCATTCCGGCGTTTAAAGCTAATATCGATACCAGAACCCGCCATACTCTGACTAGCGCTAAACAAGTCGGATGGTACGTAATGGCTCTACCGGAAGAAGAAACGGTGGAGCAGATCTGGTTTACTGAGGATTGCAGTACTCGGTTTATTGGTACCAGCGAGGCGGAGGCCAAAAAGTTCATCGCTATTGCAAACCATTTGAATAGCGAGCCTGAATGATGGACGTTAAATGGCAGTTCTTCTATTGGCCGTTAGGTAATTGGGTTGACCCTGAGGGTAACGCAGTGGCTGTGGAGATGCCCTTCAGAGCGAAGCATTGCGATCGAGTGCTGTTGGTGACACCGTCTGGTATCTCTGGCGGTGGAGGGCACGGTGAACCATCCATGTCTGGCGTCGAGCCAAAGTACTTCGACAGCGAAACCCTGAAGCCCTTCACTTTACCGGATGGCGATTTTATCACTGTAATCAATAAGGAAGCATAATGGATAAGTTAACCATTGGTTTTAATTACGAAGACCTGGTCGTTGCCAATCTCTGCCAGATTATTCTGGGTGAAGCTGAATTGGGTGACGCGGTGCAGATTCAGGAGGCACTGAATATCGCTGACCGTCTGGGTATCAGCACCTCAACAGAGAATATCCAGGCCGCAACATCTTTTGCACGTCGTCGTACGCTGACGTACACGTTGCTCTCGCCTATTCTACAGCAGGTAGAAAATATCTTGGCCAACCCGGACTATTTCCCGGAGAGCAAAGACGACTTCATTGCGATCGTCACTGCCAATGAAGACCGTGAGCTGACCACTGACGAACAGGCAATGGTTGGCGCGCACGGCGAGTTGTTGGAATTCTGGAAACGTTTTGCTCTGCATACCAGCGCACAAGACGTAATCACTGGCATGGTTGAATCATACGGTATCATGAACGTGGCTGTGTTCGATGATAGCGATTGGCCGTGTCTCTATCACCGTGGAATGACGAATCTTGAACCAGGTATCCAGATTGTTGTGGACACCTATAACCAGTACAAGACGTTCCTCGGCTTCACCCCAGCCATGTTGCCTGGTAATGAACTCGTATTGCCTTCACTCACTAAGTTACTTATCGACGTAGCTACGGCTGACGTTAAGGTAAGTGGCTTGAGTTTGGCTGGTCGATTCTGGTTCGAAGGTAAACCTACCGACGACCTTCCAGGGAGCGCACACTTACAGGTGCATTAATGACTCGACTGGTAGTCAAACAACCCGAAGAGGTCTATAAAAGGATCGACGGGTCAAAGTACCGAAACATCATCGTCGTGGGTGATGTCCACGGTCAATACGAAAAGCTGATGCAGCAATTGGATGACGTCGAGTTCGATCGCGAACAAGACCTTCTTATTTCTGTAGGTGACATTATTGATCGTGGCCCTGACTCCGTGAGAATGATCGCGCTGATCGACGAGCCTTGGTTTGTCATGACGCGCGGTAATCACGAAGATCTGGCTACGTCCGCTATTGAACAGCTAGAAGAGAACGCTGTAGGTCTCTGGCTGTATAACGGCGGTACGTGGATCTTAGATCTTGACGTCGGTGAAGTACGTGACCACGTAGTTGGCAAATTAATGAAGACGGCAGATTTCCCGTTTATCATTGAGGTCAACTGCAAGGACCAAAAGGTGGTGGTCGTACACGCCACCTACCCACACGATCATTACGAATATGGCAAGAAGGTCGATACCTTTGCCTGTACGTGGGATCGTGATTATTACCTGGCTCGAAAGAAAGGTGGTGGTAAGGCCACAACCGGTGCAGACCTATTTGTACACGGGCACAACCACACCGATGAAGTCGAGTTCTACCATAACCACATGTACATTGCGACGGGGGCATATAAGAAAGACCAGCCCTTAACGCTTTTGAAGATTCAAGAAGGTTCTTGATAATGTTTACTACACCCATCACAACAACTGACTTGTTTAATGCGCATGCGAAACTACCGTATCCATTTCTCGAGGAAGGTGAGTCGTACCTGACACCGACTCTAACCCCACGCAACCAATTGATCACACGAACGATCAATGAACTGCGTTCTGTGTTGTCACCCCTACGGTCGAAGCTGTTACCGTTTATGGCTGTTAAAGCAACAGTCGCTGACATTACAGACTTAGTTAACTGTGGATTGTGTCACACCTTCGCAGCTCTGGTGCGTGGGCAGTTGGAACTGATGGGTGTAGATCTTATTTTACTGGGTGACCCCTTTCATGTGTGGTTATGCGACCCGGTAGAAGGCATTCATTACGATGCACATTTTACTATGGGTACACGCTATCGTGAAGACATCGATGGCGGGTATTCGCTTAGCCGGGATGCCGGCGAACCTTGGACACGCGAGCATTTGGCCAGTGAGTACGAGGATTTCGAATATAAACTGGCTGCGGTATGTAAGATCATTCGTAACGCAGATCCAGAGTGTTCCTTTTTAGCAGCAGAGACTATGGGGTTCTAATGCAACAGTATATCGATTTAGTTAAGGACGTGCGCGACAACGGTATCAACAAAGGCGATCGTACCGGCACAGGCACCGTGTCTGTATTTCATCGCACCATGCGCTTTAATCTGCGTGAAGGTTTCCCAATGGTTGGTGTTAAGAGCACACCGTTCCGTCCAATCGTTGAAGAAAACCTCTGGTTCTTAAATGGGGATACCAACAACGAAACTCTGCGTGCTAAGAATGTCAAGATATGGAATGAATGGGCAGTGGCTATCGAAGACATCACTTGGGCACAGGTTGATGTTGAGAAACTAAAGAGCTTCGTTCCACCACATCTCCTGGATATGTCACATCACCGTATGCCTACTAAAGCGCTGTTGTGGTTGCAGGGTGAGCAGGTAGGCGGTGACGTCAACATGGTTCTGAAAGACGGTCTGCGTATTGGCGATCTGGGGCCGGTCTATGGCAAGCAAATGCGTCAGTGGAACAAAGGTTTCATCAATCGCCGTGTGCTGGAAGATAAAATCCGTCGTGCTGAGTTTGACGGTAAGATCGATCTCGCTCGCTTAAGCCAGTTGATGGACTACAGCGATGCGGCCCGTGACCAAATTGCAGAACTGCTGTATCTGCTGAAGGCTCGTCCCGATTCCCGTCGTCACATCGTGAACAACTGGAATGCCAGTGAATTACCAGATGAGATGAACTTGTCTCCTCAGGAAAACGTGCTGGTTGGCAATGCAGCGTTAGCATGGTGTCACACCTTACTACAGGCTTATACTCGTGAGCTTAGTTATGAAGAGCGTAAGGCGTCTTATGCGGCACGGAGTGGTGTAGAGCTACCGGCGATGTGGAATGAAGACAAGGACTACACTCCTCTGCTTAACCGCATGAACGTACCTACTCGTGCGCTGTCTCTTTCTGTGTACTGTCGTTCTCAGGATATCTTACTGGGTACGCCATTTAACATTGCGGGCTATGCGTTGCTGTGTCACATGTTCGCACACATCCTGAACTATGAAGTCGAAGATCTGATTTGGATCGGTGGTGACGTCCACATCTATAATAACCAGCTGGATAAGATCCCAGAGTTTATTGATCGCGAACCTCGTCCATTGCCGAAGCTGATCATTAACACCCATGGTCGTGTGGTGACTGACCCGAAAGACTTCCGCTTTGAAGACTTCACGCTGGAAGGTTACGACCCATACCCGCGTGTTAATATCCCGGTGAGCAAGTGATGGTAAAACACCTTCGTAACATAGCCACCGTTGTGTTGGGCGGAGCAGCCGTTGTCTGTTTTGGTATTGCTGGACACTATCCGGGGTTACTGGGTGAGTTTGCGGTGTCCGGTTGGGTATTGATTGTAGCCACCATCGCAGTAGCGGTGATGTAATAACATAAAACGGGGAGCTTTTTGCTCCCCGCTTATTCCGTCTTTCTTTTTTGGACTCATCTGGGTTTTAGATATACATTACCTAAGTGAAATTTACCCACCAATCGATTAAGGAAACAAAATGAACAAAACTAATCTTGTATTTTGGCTGGCTGTACCTATTGACACCCTGCCCACCATGACCATGTTAATGTCAGACGAAGGTGAACACCCCATCTACATCCCTGGTCTGGGGTTTGAAGCGGCGCTCTGCAACGAGACAGAGATCTTAAGTGGTGGGCGTGAAGAATTTGAACATTGTGGGCGCTGGATCGATGCGGATAACAAAGTAGCCGAGTGGGCTAAGTCACTCGAGTTCAATAACGCATTCCTCAACCTCGCTACGTATATTAACCTCGTGCCAGAACACGTAGCCGTTGTGTTGGCAGATGCATTTAACACCGCCTATTCCTCACACGACCCAGACCATGGCGTACACCGCCACACGTTGGAAAAGGTCGACGGTGTATGGGCAATCGATGGTAACACTTCACCGCTCAGTGACGATGACCTGGCGAAGATGACGTACCACTATCGTTTGCACAACTCCACGCCTAAGCCCACTTCTGTATAAGGAAAGCCCATGTACGAGTATTCCTACCTTTATAGCGCAGAGCCGCTTTTAGGCGCTATGGTCGGTCGGCCAGAGTTTGCGGTTTGTCGCCACCCCGGCACTAAGCTGGCAAGTCTCTGCTATAACATCGCTGAGCGCGATACCTTTGACAGCCACCTGCGTCGTGAGATTCGTGGTGTTTTAATCGACACCGAAACGAACGAGATTATTTTGCGTCCATTCCACAAGTTCTTTAACGTGGGTGAGAAAGCAGAGTCTCAGTTGCCTTTAGTTCGAGCTATGTTCCCCAAGCGACATCAGGGTTATTGCATTGAGCACAAAAGCGACGGGTCGATGGTCGCGGCCACCATTTACAACGATGGGCTGCTGGTTGCCACTAAGCGCGCTTTAGTTAAAGATCCATTTTACAATCGCGCCATTCCTGTAGTTCGGCACATCCGTGAGCATTACGGTAACGTCACCGTTATCTTTGAACGCGTCTATAAGAAGCTGGGGCCTGACCATCAGCATCTGCTGGAATACGATGAAGACCATCTGGTTCTGCTGGCCATTCGTGATAACGTCACTGGTGAGTACAAAGACATCTACGAGTGGGAAGAGAACTCCGACTTCAACCTGCAAGTAGAAACCGGTTACATCCGGCTGAAGGACTTCGATGTATTCAAAGACTTTGACGAGTTGATGGAAGCACAACGCACTCGTGAGAACTTTGAAGGCTGGGTGCTGCAAGTCGATGGTCAGATGTTCAAACTCAAAACTGACTGGTACATCAAGCGCCATCACTTAGTGGGTAACTTAAGCGAGCGTTCGATTGCCAAGCTGGTACTGGGTGAGAACATCGACGATGCGTTGGCGTATTTAGCGCAACGCTTTGCCGGTAGCCCAGTACTAGAGCAGGCTGAGCTTGCCGCGACTAAGGTTGCTACCGACTACCGTCTCTGGTTAGCGACTATCGATGCAATGGTCGAGAAGTACGCTGGCATGGAGGGTCGTGAGTTATCCCAGATTCTCAGTAAGAGCGACCTGTTCCTATTGAATCGGCGTAGCAAGGCCCAGAAGTTCGATTGGCCAGCGCAGTTCTTCAAAGAGTTCAAAGATCGTTATAGCTGCGAACTCTTTTACCGTATGGAGATTGACTAATGGGGACCACCTTTAAAAAATGGAAACACGAGCGCACATTAGCCGAGAACGAGCCGTTCATTCCGGACCATGCTGAAGGCTTCGATATGTTTACCATGGTAGACGTATGGGGTCCACATGAACGTCGAACTGCGCATGGTCTCGACTGGGTGTGGCGTACGTTCGAAGGTCGGTTGTTCTACCCTGAGTTAATCGAGCGTTATTACAGTGCTATCGTAACTGAGGGTGAGCTAATCAAACCCAAGGACAACTACCAGCGTCCAGCGCACCTGATCGAAATGCTTATCAAATTGGACACTGACGAAACAATGCCACTTACCAAAAAGCATCGTTGGTTAGGCTACATTCAGGGTGTCCTTTGTGCAAACGGTGTGATCTCGGTTGACGACGAACGTGACCACACTCGCGGTATCTTTAACGGAGCGTAAAATGACTGATGTTGCAAATGTAAGTTGGCCGGAAGGTATGCGTGTAGATAAAGCTACCTTTAAGAAAGGCTGGACACAGATTCGCGATGAGTTGGGTTTGGGATATATCAACTTCGATGTCAATGGTAAAATCGAAAGTGCGGGCGGTTGCAATAGCTGCTACAGCGATGGTCCGAAAGATCCAAAGGCTTACGACGAACAGCTTCTGAAGTTCACTGGGTTGTTCTACATGCCGGACATCTCACTGGTGTTGTATAAAGGTCAGTTGATCTTTGGCTTCGGGTGTATGTTCCCGGTGGCAACTACGTTGATTCTTCAACACTACAGGACAGATGGGGGCACGTTACCAGAATCCTCAGGCCACACACTGAGCCTGCCCGATGAACTGGCTGACGAATTTAAACGCATCGTCGAGCACTATGAGGCCGGTTTGCGTAAACCGCGTGAGTTTCCACTGCTCATGTCTGATCTGGTCGACACTGAAAGTCCATTGTATCATCGTTGGGAAAACTGTCCAGATGAAGACTACTGGCTGGAGCTGTGTGAAGAGGTTCGTGTAGGATATCAGACCGGTAAAGCCAGCCTTGAAGACCAGTATGGCCTTGAGCATGAATTTAAATGTTCTCCGGCGAAATGGAGTATCGAATGAAACAGGTCATCATCTACGGTGAACTGCACACCAAAGCAGAACGCGAGCGTGTTGAGCAGCTGATTCGCATGGATAATCGTGCTGCACCTTTCGACTTTATTCTGTCGGAAGAAGCCGGCAACAATATCCTCGACACACCCGATAAACTGCGTCGCGCTATTAAAGAGCGCAACTACGCTATCGGTCCGGGTAGCTACGAACTCGCATTGAAGTTTGGTATCCCGTGCATTGGTATTGATGTATGGGACGACAAAATCCATCAGCTTGATCGTAAAGACAAAGACGGGTTATATGTCGATTGCTCCTACAGTTTCGCTGTTCGAGAAAAGCAAATGCTGAGCGTAATTCGCGAGTATGCGGAAAAGGGTCGCTGTGCGGTCCTGTTGGGCGATTCCCATATTCGCACTAAACCCAATCGCGTTATGGGACCAGCGTCAGTAATCTATACTGAACTGCGCAACAACCCAAACATCTTCTTCGTGCGTAGCCCTATAGCCGAAGCAGAGTAGTTTTATTTAACAAAGGTAGGTAATAGAATGTCAGACATCAAACAGTCTATTCGGGAAATTAACGAACTGATTGACTTGGTTCTCACACTTCGCATCTGCCAGGCTAACCATCGTAAGTCTAACTCTAAGCTGCGCAAGTGCGCAGCTATGGTTAAAAAGCGTTGCAAGGAACCGTTTGTTCGTGACGTATGCGATAAGCTGGCAGTTTCAGACGACGTCGTTGCTGACGTTGCCGCCATTCAACGTAATGCATTAGGGGCTTAGTCGCCTCACTTCAACTTAAAATAAGGTAGCGAAATGAATCGTGAAAACAAGAAACTGATTACTGTAGATATCCGCAGTACTCGACCGCATAGCGGAAAGACGTTTATGGGTCGCGTGCTTTGGTATGGACTGAAGAAGCTCGGGTATGATCCAAACAACACGCTGGTTTCAGTCGACTGCACTGACCGCGATCTCACCTTGGGCGGTAATTGTACGGGTGAGATGGATGAAGCCTGGATGCGTAAGATCGTTGAGAAGCTTAACGCTGATGGCACCCGACTGCATCTGATCGATCTAAACCTTCCCGTATCTGGTAGTAGCACATTCCAGTCCGGACAAATCTACCAGATTCGCAGTCGCACCCACAACGGCCAATGGACCTTTTGGAAGCCGTGCTCTCTGGATACCTACATGGCCAGATTGAGCGAGCCGGAAGTGAACAACACGATTTACGAAGTTCGTTCTATTTCCCACCACCCAGACGGTCCAACTGTTCCAGTGCCAGAGCGTAGTTTAGTCGCCATCGCTGAGTTCTGTGAACGACTGGAAAAGGCCACAGCTAACCTGGGGTATGATAAGAGCTACGCCGGCGAAGAGCCTGGTGCCTTAAAACGTAACGTGCGCGCGATGCATCACCTTATCCGTTCTCTGATGAATCAGACCTATGCTGAATCTGGTCAGGTGGACAAAGAAGCGGTGGATCAGTTAATGAGCAAAGCACTCAACGACTCTAACGACTCCAATTAACTACTCAGGTCCGGGTTGTTTGCCCGGACCTTTGTATGATGTCGAGGTTATTCCGATGACGTTAAAAGAAGCTTACCCTGAAATCTTTAATCTGTACGTGACCTATCCTCTTTTATTGGATCGTGCCTGCTTCTATGCCATTGAGTTGGATAAGAAGCGGCTGATGTCTGGCGTGCTACAAGACCTCGCTACTCGATCTCGCTATGCTAAAGTGTCTTGTCAGTTCGATGCGTTTGCAGTTTGGCTTTTTGATACTGACGCCATTAGTCAAGAAAAGGCTGAAGGGATGGAACCCGTACCGGTGGAATTTCAGGAAACCTGCATAGGAAACGCGCAGTCTCTGTTAGCCGTTCTTCGGGCAATTGAAACAGCAACACACCGAAACGGCGATAAGGATAAAGTTCTTAATGCCTTGGTTGTCGAACTCGGTCAGCTGTATAAAATCTTCAACGCTACATTACTCCAATAAGGAAAGAAAATGAACATCGATCAATTACTGACGCTGCTGAACGGCTTAAAGGCCGCTGGTGTTCCAGGCACAACACCGGTCGTTGTCGCGCACGGCGACGAAGATGAAAACGCGGTAACATTAACCGAGTTGGACGACCAATGTATTCTCGAGAACGTGCAGTATGAGATTGCCAGTGAGAAGATGGCGGTCATCCGTCGCAACGGTAGTCCGCTTGTGTTATCTGGTGCAGCTTGTCCGGCATATCAGAACACCACCGCTTTCCGGGCAACGCAGGGTGCTAATGTAGTGCACCACTCGGTTGATGTACGCACCCGTGAAGGCGCAGACGTCACTGACCTGTGCGGTGTGGGCGAGGCCATCGCCATGGGTCCATCTGTTACCCTGCCGAAATCTGTTTGGGTAGACACCAAGCTGTCAGCCGACCGTTGGAACGCAATGCTCTCTGCTCCGGGCATTCGTATCCTGGGCTGTGCTGGGTTGCGCGATACAGACGGTGCTCTTTCCGATGACTACGGACACTTCGGTATGGAAATCTGGACGCATCACTCTGGTTCTTACGACAACGTCAAAAACGGCGGGATCGTTACCAACTTCGCCGATAAGATGATTCGTAACAACGCCCGCATCGAGGGTATGAAAGTAACGCTGCCCGATAACCTGGAGTGGGCGCGCGTACCGTTCCGTGCGGAGTTCGTTGGTGAACAGACACACATGGGTCTTCGTGACAAGGCGTTGGCTTCCCTGTTGGACGAACATGGTTATATCACTGAAGAGACTGCTAAAGCAGCGGCAGTTCGCCAGGGTGTAACGCGTGACGTCAAATTGGTCGTCGACTACCGCACTGACACCATCAAACTGATCGTTGAAGACGCCGAAGAAACTGACGATCGTTTTATCGTAACTGGCAAATTTGTCTGTGACGGTAAAGAAGTCGAGTTCACTAACGAAGCGTTCGACGCGTACAATCGTTTCGGTTGCCGCGACGACCGCGATCCAGACATTGCGCGTCTGACTGAGGAAGCTAAAGTCGCTGGACTTTATGGTGTAGTTCGTGTGGTACCTGTTTACGCATCAGTAAATGATTAATTACACCGCCACCCATTGCTTTGATAAAGAAGCCGAATCATTAATTTAAAGGAAATAAAATGAAAGTATCCTCTGTTACCGAAAGTTTAAGTGTTCAACTCGATGACACCACTAACATCCACCTTGATCTGCGTGAAGCATACGGTCTGATGATGTTTGCCACTGGGGTGGCTTGGTCTAAAGACGGACTTACTAACTATAACGGCTCGCTCGCTAAGCCATTTGTGTTTAAAGATACCGACAATGCATGGCCACCGCAAACCACCCAACGCTTTGTCGCCAGCGGAAACGCTGTGGACACCGAAGGCGAAAACGTCCCATACCAGACAGTTAACTTCATCCTGGGACCACACGTTGACCAACTCTTTGTAGTTGAGCGCGTCGAACTGATGCGCCTGCTGAGCAAGGCACTGATCGATGTCACGGGTATCGCTAAGCTTGCGCTCATTGCTGACAACTATCATCTTTCGGAAGAAAAATACATTCCGACCGGACCGGATGGCGTCTTTATTTCGAACGCTTCGTACGTTAACCTGTATGTCAACGACCAGTATGGCATACCACGTCGTTTGGTTGATGTAGATGCGTTCAACGGCAACAAGAACCTGAAGCGCGCACCACACGTTGATAAGCTGGTGTTTGCAACAGACACGTACTTCGGTGAGTTCCATCGCACTGAGGAGCGTTCGATGCTTCAGCTTTTATTGTCCTCTGGCCCCACTTTAATGAAGGACGCATAATGTCTGAACGTAAACACCCATTCACGGCTGCACAGCTGCAAGACCAGCAACATATCAACGTCGAAGCAGCATACCCGTATAGCTCACTGGGACTAAGCGGTATTGTTGTAGACCGTCGTGTAACCAAACTGTTATTAGTAGTGAAGGTGCGCGGCGAAGATCTGCTCCCAGCTGCGCTGGAAAATCACGAAACAATATTGCAGGCCATTAAAGAGCTTCGTGATGTTGTTGAAGTGGATAAGCTGGAACTGGAAGACACACAGATCAATGATGATCGTCTGATCGAACAAATTCCGCTGAAAGTCGTAAGTGCAATTAGTATTGCGTCTCACGCAATCGGTCGCGTTTTAAACACCGAGCGACTGGTGTTGGATAACGGCGATTATGTGCCGTCAATGAGTCGTTTTATCAACGACGTTCAAATCACCATCGATGAGAGTAGTTATACCCTCACTCGCACTAAGCTGTACAAAAGTGGCACTCCGGTGCGCATCGATTAAACAACTAACTAAAGAGAGGAAGTTTCTATGACCCGCGTAAACTATAACGCAGTGGTGGAAGAACTGTTAAAGGGTGTGGTCGCATTAGACTCTGAACGAGCCATGTGTATCAACAGTCCACGCTACAGGGCGATTGCTGAGTTCAGAACGATCGGCTTTCGGGGTACAAGACAGACTGGTATGACTCACACCGTGCGTAATCTGGCTCTGAAAGACAACGGGAAGACGCTCATTGTTTTCCCCGATCGGACCTTGCGGGAGTCTTTCGAACAACGCTGGGAGCAGGAACTCAGTGGTGTACCCAAACCCTTTATCTGGAGTGGTGCGTTTTACAGCGAGCAGGAACGTCGCGGTAAATCACCTATTATCGGTGATTGCAATCAGTTCGATACAATCATCATTGATGAAGCCTCTCGTTACTTTGGGTTGTTCTCCTACGACAAAACGTTTCGTGCAATTTCTGGCGTAGCCAGCGATAACGTGGTTGTCTATCTGGCGGGATAATACTACAGGGGCGCTAGTCGCCCCTTCTTCGGAAAAGCGCTATGGGCATTTATTGGTTTCTTATCGCAGCGCCGAGCGTACTCGTTGCGATCTTTACTAAGGTCTTATGGCCACACGAGATAACTCTAAAAGAGTGGGGCTATCAGTTACTCGCTTGTCTTTTCACTACAGTTCTCTGTGTCGGGTTCTTGTCCATTGGTAAGTACCACGCGATGACGGACTTCGATGTTCTGAACGGAGTGGTGACAAAGAAGTACTCGGAACACGTCACCTGCGAACACGAACACAAGTGCGGTGAAACATGTAGTGGATCAGGAAAGCACCGCACATGCCATCCTATCTATTGTAAAGATCACGCCTACGATGTGGATTGGAATGTTAATACCACGGTAGGCAATAGCACCATCGATCGCATTGACAGACGTGGACTAACACCACCTCCTCGCTGGTTAGCAGTGAAGATTGGTGAAGCGGCCTCTGCGGAAGAAAGCGTGCGTAGTTATCTGATGGTTGACGAAGATCGATTCAAAACGTCATCCACGGTGCGGGAGAAATATAAGGGCGTTACATTACCTGACTATCCTCGCGTATACGACTACTATCGCTTCAATCGCATTGTCAACGAAACTGCATTGGATGTGTCGATTATTAAGGATTATCTCGATGATGCCCTTAAGGTAGATGGTAAGGCGAAACAGTTGAATATCACGATGTTGGTAACGCCGAAAGACGATGACTACTTCGAGGTAATCAACGAACATTGGAAAGGTGTTCGTAAGAACGACACGGTTCTGGTGTATGGCGTAGAACCGGATGGTAAAATCAAATGGTTCCGTGCAATGACGTATGGTGACGGACAGGGTAATCAGATACTGTTGTCGGAGTTGGCTACCTTAGCGGCTGGACACACACTGAACCTTGAACTCGTTACCAAGCAGTATGCGTTAATAAAAGGAAAGTACGAGCGGTTGCCTGCACAGACCTTTGCATACCTGGAAGACAGCTACCAGCCTAGTTGGTGGGGCGTGCTGATCTTTGTAGTAATTAACCTCGCCGCAAGTATCTGGGTGAGTCTGTATATGAAACGAAATGATTTCGCTTAAAGGAAAGTAAGATGACTGATAAAAAGAAAGGTTTGGGTCTGGGCGCATTGATTGCTATTGCTTTGGTTCTGCTCCTGGCAGTTGGTGTAGTGGGTGTGGTGGTTAGTTATATCTCTGCATCTAACACCGGCGCAACGATGGAAGCAAATATCGAAGCGTTGAACAGCGACAGTGAGAACGTGCTTTCCTCAGTGACCACGAACATCCAGGAACAGGCTGGGATCGTTAACGTTTATGCTAAGGACTTCCAGGACTCTCTGGCGGCAGCAATGTCAGGCCGCTACGGTGCTGAAGGCTCTAAGGCGACTATGCAGTGGATTAAAGAGCAAAACCCGACGCTCGATTCTTCTGTGTATGCCAAGGTGCAAGACATTATTAACGGCGGTCGTAAAGAGTTCCAGATCTCACAGTCTCGCAAGATCGAATCTTGCCGTGATTATCAGAAACGCCTGAACTACGTCATCGGCGGTGCTTTCCTGCGCTTTGCCGGATATCCGAAGATCGATCTGAAAGACGTCTGTAAGGTCGTAAGTGATTCACGCTCACGTAAGGCTTTTGAAACCGGACTGAATGAACCTGTGAGCTTCTCACGGTCGTCCAGTAGTAAGTAACAGCATACAGCCAGGTACGGGTTTCCGTACCTGGTTTTATTACGCCACATTGTTATTAGGGAACCGATATGTCTAATTTATTTCCGGGCGACAAACTGTTTCAACTCAAGGCGACCCACGGTCTACCGCTTGATGTTTCTTTAAACGAGATCATCGTAAAAAGAAAATTGCGAATAGACTGGATAGACTTTATTACGGCAGCTCGACTGGACGGTCGTTGGGATTTCCAAACCTTACCGGACATCGAAACCGGTCTGTTGGATGCTGGCGTGGATCGCGATGACGTGGAAGCTGTCATGGAACGCTGTAAACAATGGGTTATCACAAATCCACATCCGGGGGTCTTATGAACAACGCAAATCCAATCCAAGTAACTAAGCGCCAGTTTACGGTTTGGGACACGGCATTGTTGTATAAAGCCACTCGTGTTGTGGACCGGAAGTACACCACACCGTCACACTCGTTCATGGTTCACTTTGAAGACCCATATGACAAAGTGAATGCCATAGCCCTGCTCAAAGGCAACACCACATATACTCTACCTAGCTGGTTAGCCCGACGCACCATTGAGTTGTTGCTGGAAGGCGAGTCTAACGGTCTGGAGGTGGAAGATGCGTTGCTGTATGCCGCAGGACTGGCAGATATGGATGGCGAGGTTCTGGTGTTAATTAAGGAGTAGCGATGACGGTCATTGTTCAACGTGGTGGTGTTTTCTATGCCGACTCCCGAACAGTATCTCGTGGGGTTTCTCAACACGAGAACATCGTGAAGATAACATCATATCCCAGTTACAAGTTAGAAAACAAACTTGCGGTTTGGGACAAGGAAGTCATTTTGGCGGTTGCTGGTGCCGGGGCTTCTGAGGCTATTACCATAGCAACCGATATATTGATGAAGGGCGGGAAAGAAGCATTAGACTCGTACAAAATACTCCGCAATACAAAGGCGGCTATCGGGTTGGATTGTGTCATGCTGGTATTGACTGCTAACCATTGTTACGAGGTTAATTTCCGTCGCTCAACAGAAGGTCCTCCTTTTATAGTTAAAAATCACAAGCGAGATGAATTGGTATGCATTGGATCTGGGCGTGCTCCAGTGGAGGTCATTACCCGGTTCTTCAAGACTGACGAAATCGGTACCGTGTGCGCTGCCCTAGCGCTTTCGGATACGTGTGGTGGGTACTTAAGGATCTACGACACGAATGCCAGAGAACCGAAGATGATGACTAAGTTATATCGCCGTCCAATGCTTCGCGTGTTCTACGGTTGCCTGCTTAGCTATGCAGCTAGGGTCGGTACGTGGTACAACAACACATTTAAATGCTAAGGAACCAGAATGGATAGTTTAATCAAAGCAAAGGCGTGGTTGGATGAAAACCCCGCTGCCCCGGATTGGTGGCACGATAACGTACCTGACCACGTTAAGGATTCCCTTCGCATTGATTACCTGTATGACCCAGGTGCAATGCACGATGAAGTAGCACGCAACTATCCAGACTGGGAACTCAAAGAGATCAAGGATAAGCCCGGCGATCCTCACGGGTGGTATGTGGCATTACACACTCCATATGGACAAGTGGATGTGTTCTCCAACTCGGAAGTGTTTAAAGAAATGGGTGAGTCGGTCCAGATGTTTACCAAACTCAATAAGTATTGGTGGGGTCGGCTTTGGTTAAGGTTTATATTCTGGTTAGACAATGGTAGAAATAAGAAAACTTAAAACATTGGAGGAGCTTCGGCTCCTCACCCCTTCACTGCTAACCCTCGATCAGTATTACCCGAACATTGACAACTGGTATCGCAACAAAGTCCTATCCGACCCCGCCAACGAGAGCAACCTAGCAATAGGGGCTTTTGTTGGCGGGGACTTGGTCGGTTTTGTTTTGGCCAAAAAAGCAGAGGAAACCAAACTGCGCTGTGTTCGTGTGAACCCGCAGTGTCAGAACACGGGCTTGGGTCTGAGGTTATTAGAGCATGCGATGGATGCACTCGAATGCGACAAGCCGTTAGTGACGGTCTCAGAAGAACTGCTGGGTCACTACAGCCGTATCTTCGTCAACCGCTACGGATATGACCTGAACGAAGTTGTTAAGGGCGCATACAGACGTGGCAAGTTGGAATACGTTTTCAATGGGAGTTTACAATGAGAGTAATGCTTTCTTCGTCTGGTGTGCCGGATAGCGCAACCCAATTGTGTTTTGCGTATAGCAAAAACGGACCGGATGCTTATTGGGCAGGTAGTAAGATTATCATGGTGGGTGTGTATTGTTTCAAGGAACACATCGACCAACTGTTAGATGGTTATCTTGAGCGGGGCGATAAGTATTACGGTGGTATGACACATCGTGCACTGATCGTAACCTACGACGGTACCTGGCTTGTCAATGACGTAGCTGGGCACAAACACCCAGGGGTTCTGGTGTCGCCTGTATGGACGCCTGAGAACATTGAAGCGGGCAAGCGTCATCCGTATGACTTACCTGGACTTAACCCACTCAAGAGCGATGAGCACGCTATTTTAACCAATTGCATACTCGCTGCTCAGGCATGCCACACGGTTGCTGAATTCTTCGAGTTCTTCAAACCTGTGGAGAAAGAGCAACCCACCTTTTCTGAAAAGTTAAAGAGGATGTTAAGATGGCAAAATCAGAATTAAAGCCGGGCGTTAAAATGACACGTCAGGAGAAGAAGAAACTCCACCGTAAAAACCCAACGCGGGTAATCCCAAAAGGGCGTCGCAAATATCAGAGCATTGCTTTCAAATGCAAAGACCTGATTCGTAGTATGGAATTAGATAAACGCGAAGTGGACTGGACTGCCATTGCCTCCGTTCCGTCACTGCTAGTCCCAGGCGATGGTGACGTGTACAAGCAGAGCGGTGGTGCGGTATGATAAAGACAACTGATGATTTCGTCTTCTTCTATTATGGGGACGATATCTACAGCAACTTCTACCTCTGTAACTTTAGTATGGCAGGCGTCGATTTCTTCTGCTCTGAGCAGGCGTTTATGTGGTTGAAAGCCATGCACTTCAAAGACTACAAAACCGCTGCCAAGATTGCTGCCGTTGAACCGATCAAACGCAATGCGCCATTTGTCTGCAAGATGCTTGGTCGTGAGGTCTCGCCTTATAATGACCAGGTATGGGCTGGTGAACGCTTTGCTACAATGTGCGACGTATTGTCTGCTAAGTTCGAACAGAATCCCGAGTTGATGGCACAACTGAAAGCTACCGGTAAACGTGTCTTGGTGGAAGCATCTCCCACAGATACGCTTTGGGGCATCGGTATGGATATCGATCATCCAGACCATATGGACCAGACGTGTTGGCGTGGGCTGAATATGTTGGGCGATGCGTTAATGCGCGTGCGCGATCGTTAACCACCGTTTCAGCAAATTTTCAGATATATAGTACTCGAGTGAATAGTAACAGCACTGTTCACTCAACTTACTCTTTATAAGGAAGCAAAACAATGATCGCATTAACTACTTTCATTCTGAGCAACACCACCACCGTATCTATCGTGCCTGAGTTCCCAACCGCAAACCTTGGTCACGTTGTAGTCAGTGCCACTGACACTGGCGTAGAGAAATCAAAAACTGTAATCACCGATTCCAAACCTCTGGAGCAGCTGGACGTTGAACATCTGGATCGCATCATCTATGTACAGTCGCACAACAGTGAACTGGATCTGACCGACGCACAGCGTGAAGAACTGCGTCGCGACCTGGCCCGCATGTACAGCAACAAACCATGGATGTCCGAAGATCACTGGGAATACTTCGAAACCAACAATGGCGTGATCGGTGGTCTTATGCTCGACCGCATCGATGGCAAGCTGACGCAAGTTACAGTTGTAGTTCGCTGTAAAGAACTCGAGGTTGATGTGATGTCTGCGGTGCATCTGGAAAACGGACCGGTGGACTTCACTGAGACATATCTGAGCGATGCTAATTTTGTTAACGCTATGGCTAAAATCACACGCCACTTTATGGATAACGCGTAACATACAGAGGAGACCTTCGGGTCTCCTCTTTTCTATCCTTTTCTTTTTTGTTCAATAAACTTTGAAGTATACATTATCCTAGTGCATATGACGTAGTAAATTACACGCACGAGAAATACTCTGATTAACCCATATAAGGAAACGCAATGAAATCTACAGTCCCATGTCAAACGTTTACCGGTGAAGAGCTGCAAGAGATGTTAAACAACTCACTCAGCGGTCTGGATAAGCATCCCCTAAACCCGGTGATTCGCACTGTGACTTTCGTGATGCTGCCAAGTCAGTCTATTCTCTGTGAGATCATCATGGGTGAGGGACACGCTGTGGTTAACTTCTCTCGACCGATTGATCCAGAGATGTATAATGAAGGTAAAGGCATTATCTCTGCGTTTACCAAAACCCGCGACGATTTGTGGGGTGTTCTGGCGTATCGCGCCAAACTCGAAAACGACCCTAAACTGGTCTCGAAACTGACTGAGCTTTACAAGGCGTAATATGGATACTCAAATTGAAGCACTGCGTAAGTACTACGACGAACTTCAGGTCAAGTTGACTGAATATAGTCGTCAGTATTATGCGGATGGTTCGAGTCCCGTTACCGATGCCACGTTTGACCGTCTGATGCTTACGGTGCGTGAACTGGAGACTCGATTTCCTGCATGGGTTACACCAAACAGCATCACACAGCGCGTGTCTGGTCACGTAGCGAGCATTACCGACATTGAGCACCTCACCCGGATGTACAGTCTGGATAACCTCTTTACTGAGGAAGGGTTGATCGAGTGGTGTGAAAGTCGGCGGCCCTTTATCCACGCAGAAGCCACCTGTACGCTGGAATACAAACTCGATGGTCTGGCCATTAACCTGGTCTATGAGAATGGAGTATTGGTTACAGCGGCTACACGCGGTGACGGGTTCGTTGGTGAAGACGTAACGCGCAATGTTCCGTTCATCCAAGGTATTCCGTTAGTCCTTGATACTAAGGACCCACCCGAGCTACTCGAAGTGCGTGGTGAAGTCTTTATGCCTCGTGCGGTCTTCGAAGCGCGTCGTCGTGAGATAGAAGAGAGCGGTAAAGGTAAGGTGCTCGCTAATCCACGTAACGGGGCGGCGGGCGGTTTGCGTCTGAAGGACCCAGAACGTGTTAAGGAACGCGGCCTGGTGTTTAATGCGTATGGCATAGGGAAGGGCGCAGCGCACGCTAAGGTTACACTGCAACATGAACTCTATTACTATCTGGAGCGCATCGGGTTCCAGACCAGTGAAGGTGTACGCGTTGCGGACTTCCACCCGAATGCCATTATGGCGCGGTATCGGGAACTTATCGAAAAGCGTGATTCTCTGCCAATGGATATCGATGGGATGGTCATTAAGATCAGCTCACTGAGCATTCAAGAGCAGCTGGGTTATGTCGGTAAGTATCCTAAGTGGGCCATGGCGTTTAAGTTCCCTGCTGAAGAAATGGAGACTATCTTAAATGATATTGACTTTCAAGTGGGCCGAACGGGAGTTATTACGCCAACTGCCAAGTTCGACGCTGTTCCGTTAAGCGGGGCTGTGGTCACAAGTGCGACACTCCACAACGAAGACTTCATTGACAATCTCGATCTGCACTGGGGTGACACCATCATCGTTCGTCGTTCTGGCGATGTCATCCCACAAGTCATGGGTGTAGTTAAAACACACCGTATGCCTAACCCGGAGAAAGTGAAGTTTCCGGAAGTGTGTCCGAGCTGTGGTAGTGAGTTGTATCGCGATCCCGCACAGGCAGCCGTTAAGTGTGTGGCTAAAACAACATGTCCGGCACAGTTAGTTGAAGGGGTAACGCACTTTGTCTCTCGCGATGCGATGGATATTGATGGCGTTGGTCCGAATCTGGTTGAGACGCTGATCAGTTGTGGTGCTGTCAAAACACCGGCTGACTTGTTCACAGTGGCCCTTGCTCACGTAGACAATGTGATGGGCGCTAACACTAAATCTGCCATCAACTTCCGTAAGGCAGTCAATGCCGCTAAGTCCCCACCGTTGAACAAGTTTATCTTTGCGTTAGGCATCCCATTCGTTGGTTCTTCGACCGCCACTACTTTGGCACGTCACTATAAGAACATCGATGAGTTAGCCGATGCGACGGTAGATGAGTTAAAGCGTTTACCTGATATTGGGGAAATCACGGCGCGTGGAATTGTTGACTGGTTCGACAGCGAGAACAATATTGTCTTACTGGACGACCTCAAAACGGCAGGTGTTATTCCCAAGCAGTTGACTAAGCCAACTGCGGTGGGTCCATTTACTGATAAAGTCTTCTGCATTACTGGATCGTTCGACAACTACAAGCGTCCTGAGTTGAAAGAGATGATTGAGATGTTGGGTGGTAAAGTAACCGGCAGTGTTTCGGCGAAGACAGATTATCTGTTGGCCGGAGCAAATGCTGGTACCAAACTGAGTGACGCCGACCGTCTCGGTGTGGCCATTATGTCTGAAGAGCAATTCGTAACCATGCTGGAGTCGTAAGACTCCATTTACCAATAGGAATGAAAAGATGCAACTGATTATCGATAACAAATTCAAACAGCTCCTGGATGTTGAAGAAGGCAAAGCTGGTTCTGTTACCACCGCGAAAGCTGAAGTGGTTTCCATCAATAAGAAAGGCGTCTTTATCTCCGGTCAGGACCATTGCCAGATCCCGGTGAAGGTCGAGTATCTGGATGGTGAGAGTCGTCTGTCTGTTGGCGATTCCATCACGTTTCAGGTTGAAGGCGGCCTGCTGATTGGTCGCACTGCGGTCAAGGCAACTGCGCGTACTCCTGAGCGTACCGGTCGCGGTAGCCCAGATCGTAACATGAAGTCTAACGGCTACTAAGGCATAAGAGAGTGGGTGAAAACCCACTCTCATTCTATTTTGTTGGATAAGGAATCGAAACAATGACAACGATTGTTGTTAACTCTAAATGCATTGCAGCAGATCGCCAATTACTCATCAAGGGCGACGATGGCGGTACGCATTTCGCAGATGGTCCCAAGATCAAACTCTCGCCGTGCGGAACATTCGCATATGGATCTACGGGGATCGACCTCAGTAAGAACCACACCGAAGATCTGGAAAAGCTCTTTCGTGCGGTAGCTCATCACTTTAGCGGGGGCGGTCAGTTAACGGACGAAGGTTTCACAGAGATGGCGTTGGCGATTAACAAGCGCGTGAAAAAGCCTACCTTGATACTGACGCGTAAACTCTTCATCAGCATCATCGAAGGACTGATCGCTGTGTCCGATGAGTTTATTGACTACTACACCGTTGGCACTGGGGCTACGTTTGCATCATCTGCTATGCTCGCCGGTAAAACGCCTAAGCAAGCTGTTGAGTTTGCCAACCGATACGATGCGCTGTCTGGATATGGTGTAGACGTTATTAACGCAAACAAACTGAAAGCAATTAAGGCAGGTTAAGATGTCAAACGTTTATATGGTCAGAGACGACCGCATTGCTTTCGTGTGTGGTGAGGTTCGTCCTAATGCGATGTACACGCACATCCCGGTACAAAACTTAGTGACTCAGTTTGGTGTGTTGATCCCAACTAGTCCGGTCTTTGCCAACTTCCTGGACTATCGCGCTGGCGGTGTTTCAGATAACATCAATCACGATAGCCGTTGGTTGACAGGGGTAGTGGACGAACACGGCATACTGCGCGATTACTTTATCGACAAGGAAGCCGGCTTCCTTTCTGAAGCTCGTCTCATAAACGGACCGGGCGTGTTACGTTGTCGTTCACAACACCTCACCGTTGAGGAACATGGTTTCTCGGCGTTACATTTAACTGACACTCTGGAAGATGCAGTGAAGTTGTTCTGTAAAGCGACCGATGCTAAAGAACATCAGTTTGCCATCTTCACATTTGCAGAGCTGGCGGCCATGGCCTCTAACTTTAAGAAACAAAGGAAACCGAAATGAAAGAGATCGAACTGGTAAGAAATAGCTGGTATCTGTGGAACGATCCGGATGGTGGCATTTGCACTAAATCAGTACTTTATCTCGGTCCAGGTAACGAACCGGGTGTTGTCACTGTGGAAGACTCCCTGGGTGTAGAGTTCTACGTGCACGTTGAGGAACTTACCACAATACCCACCGAAGCGCCAACCGTCGCCATTAGCAATGATTTCGACGCGATGCAGTTTGTACCGTTTATGCAGTTCCCCAACATCAACAACCTGCGTGTCTCTAAGACCGGGTATGTGTTGATGGTTGTCAACGCCCCAAGCGAATACGACTGGAATGTGCGTACACCGAGCGAATTTGGTTTTAACCTAACTGGCTGCTATCGCCTAGCGTTGGAAAACCCAAGGGAGGTAAATGGCGAGCGTCTACCGCCGGAACCGACCATCTGCATCGGGTTCCAGGGGGGTCACTGTACATTTACAGCGGGTAAGCCTGAGAAGACTAAGTTGTTGTACGACGTACTGTACAAACTTCGCCTCTACTTCATGGGTTTCTTAGAGCTGCCCATTGAAGACGAAAGCGACATTGATCTCACCGCTGAGCAGACACCTCAGTCTTGGGCAGTGCCATCTGACGTTATGCCGGTCTTGGTTAAGCACCATCGGCACGGTGTGGCCGTTGCGTTACGTCATGAGAGTAAAGAGTTAGTCGAAGCATATGCGGGTTTACTGCGTGATGAAAACTTCGGTTATACCCACACCGTTGAAGTACGTCATAACGCTGAAGCCGGGTACTATTTTATAGCGATCGTCGTTACTATGTACCCGATAATCGCGCAATCCAGCATCCGCGTGATTGACTTCGGTCGCGATAATACTTACAACCATGCGCAAGCTCGCCTGAGCAAAACTGCGGTGGAAAACTAAGGAACGATAAATGTCTTTTATAGTCTTATCGTTCTTCGATTCTGACCTAGAAGACAAACTCGTTGGGGTGTGTTCGTATCCACAATACGACACCCCCTTAGACGACGTCAGTCGGACTCTGAAGAACTTTCTGGCTGAGGTAGTACATCGGCTAGATCGCAGAGTAAAGTTGATTATAGACGAGTCTAAGGGGTTGGAAGTGGATTTGTTCTTCTGTAGTAACGAGAACCCACCCGACCCAAAAGCCGGTAGTCGTTTTATCAATAACGCCTTTGGCCTTTCACTCGATTACTTTTATAAGGAACAAAATGGAACAACTCCCGCTACCCCAGATGGGACATGAGTTATCCACTGCGCTCTTAGCTATCTCCACTCAGATGCGTGAACTCGACGAACCTAATTGCAAGAAACCGAAGAATCGCACCATGCGTGCTTTGGCCACTGAATTAGGTAAGAAGGCCACGAATCAACAAGTGCGTGAGATCATGTACTATATCAGTAGCGATAACTTCTTTGCGCACAGCAGAGCGCAGGAGGTATTAACTACACTACAAGGCTTGTTGGACGGTTCGATCGACGTTACGTTCAAAGATGCCAATGGTATGCTGATTAGCAATCCCAACTGTAAGGAAAATAAAGATGAGTAAGGTAGACGATATCCTGGCTAAAGCTTCGGACGGTTCTTTCGATATGGATGCCGCGCTGGGTAATCTGGATTTCGAAGCATCGGAAGCCAAAGTCGATCAGATGCGTTCTGGCGGCGGTGAAGCGATCGAAGTAGCAGCCGGCGATAACGACTGTGGCGATGGCTGCAAAATCTAATTAGGGGGCGTCAATGGATAAGTCGGGACGGCGACATACTCGCCTGGCGTTAAGAGACCTTGTATCGGCAGATGCCACATACGACAAGACCAAGGACGCCACTGATTTAACACTCAAGTTCGGCAATGATGAAACAGCCATTCTTTCATTACCCAGTGACGAGTCACGTTACCTTGGTAAGATAGGCGAGTGGTTGGTTCAGTATCAGAGCCGAGCAACGATCGGGACTTCGTGATGGCTGAAATCGTATTAGGTTATCCGGGTGTTGGGCTAAAGGCATGGACAGAACAGGCTGAAGACCCAAGCACTGTGGAATGGAAAGACGAATTCCAGATCGACAGTGTAGCGGAAGCACCCGAAGGCGTGCAGTATATCTGCGCACCTCTCAAGCTGAGCGTACTCAAAGAAATCGTGGCAGCTAAACTCAACGTAAAAGTTGTGTATCCTGCTACGGTGGCGATGGGTGAATACGCTGAACGTCAGAAAGCGGAAGGGCTTTCAGATGAACAAGTTGCCACAAATATGGCGACGTTCAATTCGGATCTTCGCGACATTCGTGAGTTCGAATCAAAGCGCGTTCGACACCTAGTCCTTGGGCGTGGTGAAGACGTTAGCGCCGTACTTTAAATACCAGCCCTCCTTTCGAGGAGGGTTTTATGCCGGTTAGTATTTTAAAATAAAGGAACCAGAATATATGTTAGGCGCTGACTTTGACGGCGATCATCTGCACAAATCGCTCAGAAAACCGTACGTGACAAAGGAATATATTTACGTGTTGATTGCCTTAGGGACAATTCACACAATACTTCCCTCGTTCGGGTTAGCCATAGATACTCTGTTGACCCTAGGTTCAACCGGGTTGGCTATTGTTTTGTTCATGATGGATCGCATGGTGCTCCGTAAGGCAGGACACACACCACCGCACTGGATATGGTTCTTGTTTATACCAGTCTATGCGTGGAAGCGTGACAACCTGACTGGGCGACATCACCAGGTCTTCCATGTCTCAATGGCAGCGTTAGTTTTCAGTGTCGTTTTGCTGAGCTATAATCAACTGAAGGTAGACAAAGCGGGTATTGCGGACACAGCCTGTCAGACTGTAACTGGGTTAACCAAGAAAGCTGACGGCGTTGATGCTCCAGGTTGTGTGAAGGTCAATCTCATTGAAGAGGTTAGCCCCAATCACTGGAACGCGATCGCCACTATGGAAAACGGCACCAATAAACACCTTACTGTTATATACGACACTAAGGTAAACTTTGTTAATGTCAAACTCGCCGGTTACACTGGCTATATTGAATAAGGAATCATTATGACCGAACACGTTAAACAAATTGCCGACATCGTTATTACTCGTGACACTGTCATTGGCGACAGCGGGCAAGATGCGATGCAGGTAAAAGTTACCCGTGCGGATGGCAAGTTCATTGCGGACTTTAAAATCGATATGGGTCAGGATATCCCTGACTACACCGACAATAAAGTACTGATCGTGACCTGGCTGGGACTCGGTCTGTTTAAACCGTTGGTTTCACGCACGGAAGTACTCTCTGACCACGGTCTGTCTCGTGCTAACTTCCAGGTGACTGAAGATGGTATCGAGATTGCTCGCGCTTATCGCGAGCTGACGGGTGGCGGAGATATCACCGAAGCCATCTAACCCGTAGGGAGCCAAAAGGCTCCCTACTCCTCGCTGTTCTTTTTTTTTTTGGTGGTCGTATGTACTATGGATTAGCTATATACCTTTTGGTGGCTTTACTTATCGACCGTAAGTTAGAGAAACACTGCGCAAAGCAGAAATACAATAATGACGATGGTTGGATTACCATTAAACGTGTTGTGTTGGCAACGGGCTGGTTGCCGATCATGGTGTACCTGTTTCTGTCGTCTTGTCAGTATTGCTGCAAGCGTCGCTAATTCTATGCTTTTATTGCAGAGGAATGACAATGGGTACGAAGATCGGATATTCGGCACTTAAACCGATTATCAATCCGCACAACAACGTGCTGAAAGCGATTCGTGATCTTGACTTACCGAAAGGTTTGTCACTTATCCCAATTGAGAAGCTCCACTGTACCCTGATGTACGATGAACGTAATAACAAGACCACAGACGATGTTGAGATACCACCTGAAATTTATCATGCTAACGTGATGGGTGTGGCGGTGCTTGGCAAAGCGGTAGTGTTATTACTCTCATCTGATAAAATCATGAAACGTCACTTTGAGTTAATTGAAGCCGGCTTTAGCTACAGCTTTGATAACTATGCTCCCCATATGTCTATCCTTTATGTCGAAGGTAAGGATGATGAGGGCATGGCTCAACTGGAACGTGTTCGTGTTCAGGTGCAGAAACTACTCACGGATAAGAAACTCCCCTCGGAGTTGTATTTTACGGACGAATACTGGAAGCCGTGCGACTAACAAGTTTACCAGGGCTAACCCCCTGGTAAATTTTTATTATGCCGTTGAATCTTTTAGAAAACCACCAAAGAGAATAGCTTATGTCTAGCCTTTACTTTAAATATGGTCAAATGAACAGCGGGAAAACCACCGCACTTATTCAGGCTGCTTACAACTACGAAGAACGCGGAATGCGCGTCATCATCTTCAAGCCAGCAATCGATACTCGTGAGACAGTGAAGCCTGAGGCTGTATCACGCATTGGACTGACCCACGATGCACTGACCGTGTTGCCGCACTCTAACCTATTCCAGCAGGTAGTTCATGCTAACGACACACGTCGGGTTGCATGTGTGATGGTAGATGAAGCTCAGTTCCTCACACGCGACCAAGTAGATCAGTTGTCCGACATCGTCGACATGCTTGATATCCCAGTCATGTGTTATGGCCTGCGTACTGACTTCCAGGGTGAGTTGTTCCCGGGCAGTCATCGTCTGTTAGCTATTGCTGACAAACTCGAAGAAATCAAAACCATCTGTCATTGTGGTCGCAAAGCAACTATGGTGCTGCGCATCGACGATGAAGGTAATGTATCGCGTAGTGGTGAACAGGTCGTTATTGGCGGCAACGATCGCTACGTTTCTGTCTGTCGGAAACATCACATTTCCGGCGTCTATAAATAAACGAAGGTGCTTATTAAATGGTAGATTTAGCTAAGCCTGCTTATTTGCATATGCTCGACTATGCACAGGAACATGGACTTGTAGTAGAAGCGTTCTTCAGAGTGAAGATACAGGATGTTGAGGTTACTCTGTCTACGGAAGAGATCGCTGCACTGAGACTCGCGTTGATCGTTGGTCTCTACACGACGTCGAATAACAACCGGCACGGTTTGGTGTTCAAGCCCCAGAAACCGTTCAAGTTGGTTGGATCTGAATTCGGCCAACAGATCTCGTATGATCGTTGTGCGATACTCTTCAGTAAGAAAGATTCCCGCATCCGTGTTAAATTCCGACTTATACCAAAGACTGTTGAACTGGTTGGCACAATCGGCGTCATCTCTTTGGTTAATAAGCTGGGGAGAATACTCTCTCCGCTCGGTAAGTTAGACATTGATCCAAACACCGTATCAATCAGTGAGCCTATTCGCGTTAACTACAACATCATCGATCGCGTTATTATCAACGACGAGAACGTATTGCTGTGGTTGAACAATAAGTACTGGCTACAGGAAAATGACCGCATCGTTCTGAAGTTTGGTGGTGACACCGATAGCTCGCGACCTGAGTGGGTTCAGGAACTTCACTCTATCAACTTTATTCCAGAAGGACTGTAACGTGTACAATATCGAAGAACCATCTTTCGTTAAAGATTTAACCTTTACCAGTCCTCGCATGTTGGACTTTGTCGCTCTGGATTGGGACGACACTCTGAATGACACATTCCTGTCCCTGCGTCGCCGCGTTGCCGAAAAAGGCTACCCATTACCCCCTGAGGGCGTTTATCTGACCACAGCTAACACTAACGGTGGCTTAGACGTGGTGCTGGCTGAAGGGTTGTTCATGACCGAACGTCGTGTGCGTGAAGGTAACGATCGTTTCAACCAGACTGTGGAACGATTGAAGAAACATGGCTCTAGTGTCGGCATTTGCACGCATCGTGGCTTCCACCCGGACGCGGCTGCTTTATCTGAAGTGGCGTTCGCCGAGCTGTCATGGAGACCCGACTTTGTTATCATCTTAGACCCGGCCAAAGCTGGCGATAAAGTAGAGCACCTGACTGAAATATTCGGTGAAGGTAACTTTACACTGGTAGACGATCGTCCTCGCTGGGACGCTAAACACGATCTTCCTGAAAACGTCTGGTTAATGAACCAACCGTGGAACCAGGATGTCAAAACGCACGACGACTTTACTCGCATTGCATCACTGCACGACCTAGCCATTAAACTGTGGCATCTCGATATGTTACTGACCTCACCAAAGTTTGTAACTGAGAACATGCAGTCGAATTGGTCTATGGATTGCGAAATTCGGTTGGCGATGCACGACGGTATCCTGAAGCGCCACGCGCGCACAGACGTGGAAGCACTGCTCGCGTTTTTAAGCGGTAAAGGAATCAGTGCTAGTCAATACGCCAGCACCTACGCTGAAGTTGGTTCACATATGGCTAGCATCCCGGTTAGCGCACGACAAGTCGGCGACGTGGCTGCCTACAGACGTAACCTGACTCGACTGGCTAATGGATTAGCGATTGTTCCTATCCAGGCGTTCGTCGAATCTGAATGGAATGCCAAGGGTGAAGCATATCGCGATATCCGTGTGACTCGGCGTCGCACAGAGGATGGATTCGAGTTGGGTATGGTTGAGTACACGCTCACACCTAACCCATATGCTACGTTCTGGATGGAAACTGGCACGACCATTAAATGGTTAGGTAAGCAGTCCCACGTCCTGACACCGCTGGCTAACCCAGTCATTTACGAAAACGATGGGGTGAAGCATTTCTTCCCGGTGGATGCTCAGCAATGGGCTGAAGAAAAACGCCTGCGGTTGATTGAGGCAATGGTCCAGACTAAGACGGACCCGACTACCCAGCTGAAGCTCCCAGAAGAGATCCTGAGAGTCTTAACTGGTGTGGCCTCCCAAGGCTACCCTAAGCAGGCTACGCTAGCAGCAATGCAGTACGTCGCGACCTACAGTGAAATTATCGGTGAGGTATCCAACTGGAAAGAGTTAACCGATTATTATCTTAAGGCATACCCGATGAGCGCCGCGCACATTCGCCAGTACCTGCCTACTGAAAACGTAAAGATTCGTTCTGATGAAAAGCGCGTTCAGTTTATCGAAGTTCGTGCAGGCGTCTATATCGTCAATACCGCACAGGGACATGACGACGCGATAGCGGAATGGGCGGGGTCACATTGGTTAGAAGCTCGTCCTGTTCCGACTGGTATGCGTGTCTACCCATCTATCTTAATGCTCTCACAGACAAGCCCTAAGTCGTACAACGCTGTCTCCGTACCGCTGGGTGAGATCACGGAAGCAATTAAGATCGTCGGTCTTAACTAATGATGTGCGATGTTCGTAAATGACGAACAAGGTGATGACTTAGAGATAACTTTAGGTCATCTTTTTACTGTCCCGAAACTCGTCGTTCGAAAACATGTTTTACTACTTGCTCTCGAACAACACTCCCGATGCCTTAGGCTTCGATAGTTAAGGTACATCCAGTAAGGAACCTACCTATGGGTCGACAGAAATTTGCTAACCAGGTTAAGCACGAAGCGCGCCGCGCAGATAAGCAGAGTGGCAAGCGGAATGGTAGTCGTCGTCGCAATGTTCAGCAGTTTGATAACAACCAACCTGTAGAGCAGATAGGCATGGCTGTTGGGCGTAACACGCGTCCTTTAGAAGCCAAAAACGAAGCACAGGGACACTACATCCTTGCGCTGGATACAAAGGATCTGATCTTTGGATATGGACCAGCCGGGTCCGGTAAAACGTACATTGCTGCAACCAAAGCAGCTGATGCACTGTTGAACAAAGAAGTTGCCCGCATCGTCGTCACGCGTCCTGTGTTGACAACCGATGAAGAGTTGGGCTTCTTACCGGGAGATGTAAGCGAGAAGTTCGCACCGTTCTTTAAGCCGGTGTACGAAGTGCTGTTGGAAAGACTGGGGGCAAGCTTCCTTGAATATTGCCTGCGTCCGGAAATCGGTAAAGTCGTTATCGCACCATTTGCATACATGCGTGGCTGTACGTTCAAAGATGCCTTCGTTATACTCGATGAAGCGCAGAACGTTACCAGCAACCAGATGAAACTGTTCCTTACTCGCGTTGGTGAGAACTGCACAGTTGTTGTAAACGGTGACGTAGAGCAGTGCGACCTGCCAGGTAACGTGACATCTGGTCTGGGCGATGCGTTGAATCGCTTCGATAGCAACGAGTACGTCGGTAAGGTTGAGTTCCTGGAAGAAGACTGCGTGCGTAGTCATATCTGCCAGATGGCTCTTGCTGCGTATAAATAAAATCGGGACATAAAACAAGCTAGGGTTTAGGCCCTAGCTTTTATGCCGTCTCAACAAATTTTTAAATACATAATACTCCAGTGCAAAGTGGCAATAATCATTTTTGGCAAATAACTATCTCACTCGACATAAGGAATTAAAAATGGAAACTACTCAAACTAATGAATCTACTGGTAAGAAAGTGGCACAGGTTGCAGCGGTGGCTGTAGGCGTTGCAGTGATTGCCGGGATCGTATACTGGGGTCTGCGTTACGTCACCAGTGAAGAAACGGCAGCAACAGTAGCGGATGCTGTTGTCGGCGATACTCCAGTAGCGTAAGTCAATCGGGTGGGTAACACCCACCCATTCTTTCTCTTATCTTATTTTAAAAAGGAATACCCAATGCGTAAATTAGCTACCACCCTGTACTCTGCAAACCGTGAACTGAAATCTATCCTGCGCAACTCTAAATTCGGTGTGTCGTTCTCACATCTGCGTGAAACCACTCAGCGCATTTCGCTACTATCAGCAAGTGACTTTGATGATCTGATGGAGTATACCCGTCAAACAGGAACAGTACTACAGTTCCGTAGTGGTGAAGATGACAACTTCATTCTCATCACTAACCTTGAAGAAATCCCAGCGGATTCAAACAAGCATGACTTCTACACTAGTGATGTGGTGTTTGATCCACGCACCAAAGAATCTCCAGAGGAGAAGAAAGACGAGCGTGTTCCGACCATTCAAAATAACCGTGAGAAGCCACAGGTTTTAAATGTCAATAAGTACAAAGACGAACTAACCAAAGTAGATCCATCGCTGCACGTTGAAGCGGTAGAGATCATGGGCACTGTGGACAGTCGTAACTTCGGTGCGACCATTAGTGAACTGACTCGTGTCTGCCCACGCTTTGATTACCTTGAGCCGGAGCAACAGAAATACCTGGTCGAGCTTCTGCATAAGACCTCCATTAACTACAGCTACGTGGATGCTGCGGGACTACCTCGTCGCTCTCCTGGTGTTATGGTGTTGGTGCATAACCAATATCTCGGTAAAGAGCATTTTACCTGGGAAGATAAAAGTGCGTTACCCAACAATGCACTGGCAGATCAGTTGTCAGCATTAAAGGGTAAGATCAAACTGGCTCCTGAGCCAGCCAAAGCAATACCGTCCCGTCCGGCCTCTGTAGCGAGTTCTAAGCCTACTGCACCAAACATGGTAGAGTTTGCTGTCAGGAAGGAAACACTCGCTCAGGAGACTGCACCGGAGTCACACGAGCATACTCCTGATGACATTCCGACTCGTGACAATACGTCCGGTCTGAGTAACGAAGAGTTACTGGCACAGTTCAAAGACGGACCGTACACTGTTGCGGAGGATGGGGCATTACCTCTGGCTGAAATCCAGAAACAGCTGGGTGAATGTCTGGGTCGTATTGCCATGAACCAGGCGCAGATCTCCGTTGCTCAGATTTCAATCAACAGCGCTAACGCTGCAATCACTAACGATGTAGCACTGATGTCCAAACTGAATGAGGAGTTGAAAAAGTTTGTCAAGTAAACCGAGGTGCAGAGTAGTAGTTGCTGCTGCGGTACGGTGGAAGGGCGTCATCTATGTTGGCGTCCGTCACTTTGACGATATCATGCGAGCACAGATGGATGCAGCTGGTATTGTCGATAGCGATATCACTGAACCCATGGAAGAGGGATTCATCTGTAATCAACGACAATGGTTGAACAGGGAAGAAGCCGCAGTGGTAGCTAAAGAGGCAGGGCAATTGGGGCTTTGGCGGGACGAACCTCTATTGGACTTCGGTCTCCAAAGTGAGAACTTATATTAGGGACATCAAATGCGCTTTAACGAGAGATTCGAGTACCTGGTACGATTAGCTTACATGCATGCCATTGACGCGCTGATGGGCTATCCAAAGGAGTATACGGTATATCCTAAAGGCGAACATAAGACAGTTCGCTATCTGGATGGATTGTGGGAACTGCGTCCTGTATATACATACAACAAACGCGCACTCTCGTTTATCAAACACAACTATCGTTATGGCTGGTCGGTTGTCAATGCACCAGAAACATACAGTCGTTTCGTGGGAAGGGATAACCTCACCGAAGACCCCGGTATGGCAGTTATCAATATGGTGACTGGTGATAAATTCATCGAAGATTACCGTAACTCAATATTTAAACCATAAGGAAACGCAATGACCACCATCACTCTTTATTCTGCCGGAGATGAAGTCTCTAACCGCCCATTTGACATTACTCCAGAGAACGTTGAACATTACGACTTCGACAGCTTTGGGGTTCATCACACTTGTCCGGTTGTACGTTTCCGACTGCGTTCTAAGAACATGGTCCCAACCTATTTCATGGTCGCGGTTGGAGGTATTGATCTAATCATCCCACCACCGCACTGGGGCGGGAAGGAATTGTACAGGCTTACCAAAGATTATATCCGCATCAGGGCCAAGGTGGCGCTGTTAAACGGCATATTCTTTAGTAACCACTGCATCCACCTTCTGGTGAAGCAAGGTGCACTACAACACACTCCGCTTGTCATCGACTCTATTGGCAATATTGTTGCCACAGCCTCGCCAGAGATTGACAAAGCCTGGGCACCTATCTTGGTTGAATTAGATGATTTCCGTCGTATTAAGATGGGCAATGTAACGGACCAGTTGAGTAAGAAGCACCCTGACCAAACCCTGGTTACACACGGACGCTTAGAGCCAACTGACACCATTAACTTAAACTCCGACCAAATTGGCCGTAATCGCGCATCCAATTACGCGCTGATCCATTTGACTGCCGGTAGGTTTGCTTTGGTTGTTGGTGAAGGTATGGGTCTTATGGAGCTGGTTCGTCAGGTGGTGGCAATGAATACTGACGTCCAGGGCATCAACAAAGATAACATTGCTGCGGTACGTGCTGCTCTGCTATCTGCTACTGTAGACCAGCTGGGTTGGGATATGTCTGGTACATACACAGCTAAAGACTATGAAGGGTGGGAGGTTACTCAGCGGTTTAATAAATACACCCGATTGATCACTTTCCGTTCTGTCTTTGATCTGGTCGATAATCCTAACCAGGGCAGTGTGGCATTCAGTGTGAACGTACCTTTCAACGATATCACGCCAATGCGGGAGTTACTTGCTAGCTTAACTAAGTCTAAGTTTAACGGGTAACAACATAGTAAGGAGGGACTTCTGTCCCTCCTCTTTATCCCTCTTTCTTTTTTAGTTTTTAATTACCTGAAGTGTACTTATTATATGTCCAATTCCAGAGATGGGGGAGGAATAAGGAGGGGGCTATGCGAAGCATAAATATATACTATATAGAAAGAGTAGTATCTAGTATATAAACCTATCCCTTAGAGAGAGTAGCTACGACTACTCTCTTCAACTATTCATTACATTACATTACTTGATTTAAAAAAGCGCGAAATTGAAACTCTGCCTTTGGGTAGGAGTTTCGTTTTATGCCGTTACTTATAAAAGGAACCAGAATGTTAACTGTCACTCGTGCACTTGAATTTGTTATTGACTTCTACGTTAAGTACTACCCGGAACGAACTAACCCGGTGGATTGGATTAACCAAGCACGGGAAAGAAGTGATGGCGTAATGATTGCAGGCAGTGGTATTTGTTACCAAGTCGCTAAGGCGATTCAAACGGTTATGCCTGAAGTTAAACACACCTACCTGTGTCTGGTTGCAAGCTGTGGGAACAACGAGTTCGGCGAGTATCCACTACACTGCGTCATTCACCATGAGGGTAGGTTTTACGACACTATGAATTTGGGTGGTGTCGATGACATGCACCGGTTAGGATGGTGTATCGCCAATGACGTTCAGGATGAGGTCTTCTTACCAGAGAACGCAGACGACTTTGAAACGTTCGATCGGTGTTATCGCGATCTTCCAGTGGATCACTTTACCTACGAGTTAATGCTCGCTTTAAAAGCATTTGCCTCGGATCAGTAAATTTTCAGATATATATAATCGAATTGATAATAACGAGCAATCATGCTCATAATTCACCTGCAAAAAGGAAATTCGATTATGTTTAACTCTATCAACAAAAATACCTGGACCTCTGGCAACGACGTTCTGTTTGCTACCCCTGAAGCTGCCAAACGTTTCGCTACTGAAGCGGGTGTCGAAGTGGATGTAACTGCTTCTGATTACCCAGCTCGTGGTGTCGTTACCGCTGGTCGTATGGATCTGTCTTCTAGCGGCGCTATCCGCATGGCTGTAGAACAGCTGCTGATGGGTCAGTCTAAAGAAGAAAACGAAGTGTGCACCAAACAGACCTACACCAGCGTGTGTGGACGTAAGAAGTTCCACTAAGTAAACACCGGTCGTAGAAGTATCGCGATGGTGTTTTTTGGTACTAGTGGGGAAACACCATCTTCATGCTAATCCATGAATCCCAACTCTTAATTAAAGGAATTAGAATATGTTACTTACTCGTGTAAAAGAAGCGTACTATCGTGGTGTCCTGCGTCTGCATACCTCTAACCGTGAGGAAGCCTGGCCAGTGATCCTTCGTACCGATGGTATCTTCGTTGTTAAGCCGACCTTTGCGATGCCTAGCAAAGCCGGTTTGCCTGCCATGGACCCTAAAGTCACCTTTGTTAAAATTGCTGACCTTTCAGATGAATTCGATATCCGGTTCTGCCCCGAAGTTACTTTGGCTAAGACCACCATCCACACTATCCGTGATGCAGTAATGTCCTACCTGGCTAAACGCAAGCTCGACCACGACGTGGACGAAAGCTCGCTGTATCATGTCACTCACAATGGCGAATCTGGGGTTATCGCTAAGTGCATCCCAGAAGACAACAAAAATGCATGGATTGAAGTGGAGGTAGTTACTCGGTTGGGCGTACCGTACATTGTATCCAACGGGGGATTGTCTAATCCGGCATTCGTTAGCGGCGACACCATTATTGCCATGAATGCACCGCTGCTCGATACGACGCTCAACACTACATGGACCTTCGCTGATGAAGAAACTAAGAAGTGCCTTTACAAGCTGGCGCACCTGAGTGAAGCGGGGCAGTTTGAACCGTTCTCGCCGACTGCCGATGTCTGCACTACACTTGGGGGTGATAGCCGTAAGCTGTTAGTTTCCGTGGTCTACAGTGGGGACGTTAAACCAGAGGGGTACGTAACGTATCCTAAGCTGGAACTGGTGTCACGCCCAGCAGATGCTGAAGATGGGGCTAGTGAAGAGATCGGGTACCTGTTAGCTGGCTTTGTACCACCGTACGGTAGCCGCAATATCCAACAGGATGGCAGTGGCAGCGAGCACTATAAATACGTGCCTATTGGCAATACGATCATTGCGATTGCTGAGTTGGCTGCGTTAGTGGAAGGACGTGTGTGGATTGAGGATTCTCATCTGGTCGCACTGAAACAACGTGACCTTAAGGTGGCCCGTTTAGCCAAACGTCGCGTTGTGCACCAGACTACACTGATGTCTACGTCCGGCTTCCCCATTAGTATCCGGGTCACGACCACTGAAACTGATGGTGTTTTCGCCGTATGTCAATATCGTGAAAGTGCGTACGGTACCACCGAACTGAATCCTGACGATCTGTATCACATTGGCGACCTGGTGTCATCTGGCCCTAACGCCCTCACGCTGGTATACACACCACTGACGGGCATTGTTCCTAATCTGGAACAGTTAGCCATGTCCATGTCTCGTCCTGTGTATATGTCGCCAGATGCCAGTGCCGCTAATGAAGATATTTCAGCGCGCACTAGCGGTTTTGGTAGCATGGCTCGTGCACAGGGTTATGGCGTTACGCAGCATCCACATTTGGGTGGTTGGACTAATGAAGCGCCACAGCAGGGCTACGGCTATGCGTCGCCGTTGACTAACCATGGGTCTCCTCGTGGTTACGACAGTTACCAGAGTCATATCGCATGCTCACCTGTTGCTAACAGCTTCTACAGTGAAGTGGAGATCCCATTCAAGCATACCTCACGCAAAGTACGTTTCCTCGGCAATACTGCCGCTCACCTGGCTAAAGCTGTGCTGACCAATCCGGGTGATATCTACCTGCTCGATAGTCATGCCTGGAAACCGTTGACCGAAGACAGCGTGTCTGCGATCGATGCCATTCTTTCTGCGGTTGGCCACAGTATCCCAGTAGAAGGTCTTGTGGATACTTGGGTGTCTGGTGTATCGGTAAGTGTAAGCTTCTTTGGCAACACGCGCCGTACCACAATCAGTATCCCCGAAACCGATGGCTTTATTCGTCAGGTTGTTTTGACGACACCGGCTGCTGCTTTCGTTGACATCAAGAAGTACCTGTAATTCAAACCAAGGGGTAGGAAACTACCCCATCTTATTTCTAAAAGGAGTATCCCATGTCTAAACGCTATTCACACAGTTCCGTTCTGAATGCAAAACAGTTATTAGTTATCAGCCTGAGCTATATTCTGGCCATGCACATGAAGAACAGAAAAACCCTTGCTTCGTTATCAAGAGAGATAGGTTGCAGTGTAAGCCTCTTGAGCAGAATTAAGAACGGCCATGAAACTGGCTATACCTTGGACACCGCCATGACCATTGCTGATGCAATCGATCTCGACTACCGCATACTGATGACCCGTGAAAACGGTGTCTCAGCAACCCACACCGAAGTAGAAGAACCGATAGGTTACTGCCTGCGCAAAGGACTGACTCAGCGTGTTCGTTATGCCAAACAATACACCCAATCGCTTCACAGCTAAGGATAACAGATGTCGGGATCACTACGCATCATGGTTTTAGAATCACTGCAACACGCATCTAAGTACACTGGCGGTAGAGTTCGCTTTGATGTCTTTGCCCGTAACACACTCACACACTCGAAGGCGTGGGATGATTTTCATCGACATGTAAGTAAGGGTGACATTATTACCTGCGATGGTTTGGTCTGGCTACCGGAACATCATAACACACCGCTGGTGGCATCGGAGTTCATGTGGAACGATTTGGTTAGTCGCTGGACTGCGACACCCATCGAGAAGACGGTGGATTCGTTTTTCCACTACCAGGGACCAGGCCACATGATGGACCCACGTATCGCGCTGATGGCATTCGGGCGGTACGCTGGTCTGAATAAAGTTGAAGTCTGCCATGCTTTAGCGACAGCGATTGCGATTAGGACTGACCAACCCGACGCTAACCCGTTGGAAACAGTCACACTCAACCTGACCAAGTTGTTTGGTATGAGTGTGGCCGACATCAATACCGACTACCAGTCAATCGTCAACTTCGCGGTGGTGGCTTTCCGTAATGGAAGAAGCGACCATATTAAGAAAACGCTTAAAACCATCGGCGTACAACGCGAACAGTTATGTGATGAACTCGAAACCTTAAAATAACCAGGTGGGGACTTCGGTTCCCACTTATGCCCTTAGGAGGGTAAAATGAAAAAGTTCCTTAAAGTAATCGCTGCTACATCCGTTTTACTCACCGCTGCCGCAATTGCAGACAGTGGTCCAGCCTATAAGCTAAGTGCCGAAGTCCGCTCTGGTTCTTACAACGAATGGAACGAAGTCACTATTGTCAGCACAACTGACAACCTCGTTATCGAGAAAGTTACAATGAACCGCGATCACTGTCGTGTGGGTGTTCACCCAATGACCGGGAAGCTTCCCTACCCCGTTAAGTTAAATTACGGCGACTCTGTGAAAATCGATTTCTTCGAATGTCCGAATATGCTGGACGCACAGGTCTACACCAACCAGGGTAATAACAACTGGACGTTTAAATAAGGAGCCAGAATGAGCATTAAAACACGCGTAGCTTCGAGCACCATCCTCTGTTGTGCTAAGTGTGGCGGTGACGTCGGTACGATTGACCACCTAGCCGATCGTGAAGCCTTTAGCACGGCCTGGTATTGCGACGACTGTGGTATCCGTAACCACTTCACAATTAGCGGTGGCGTTGTCACTGAACAGAACCTTGGGCGTGAACCTGAGTATGCGTTCAAGAAACTACTGTTGGCGGAAGCGCGGAAGACTAACCCACCCCTCCGTTTTATTGCGGAAGGTGTGTTGATCACTAAGGACCCAGAAGGTAAGATCACTCTCGACGATCTGAACAATGCCAAGTTCTGGTTAGAGGAAAATACAGTTGTCACCAACTGGCTCCGTGTCGAGGCGGTGTTCGAAGGCGACGACTCTGGTCTCTACGATACTTTCTCACTGCTGGCCGCCTGGGGTCCTGGCGATACGGATGCGCTTACCTCTCCGTCACTACCAGACAACAATGAAGCGGACAGCATGGAAGCCATCATCGGCGGTGAGGACATCTTCGATGGCGATGACCACGAGATACTCTACCGTGGCTTCCTGGAAATGTTGTCGGACACCGACACAGCGCGGGATGTCCTCTTTGAACCAAGCAACAGTTCGGCTGACTGCTATAACGCATTGAATGAGTGGTGTGTAGCATACGGCAGTAATCCGCGTGCCTGGTACCTGTTGGCAAATTACCATCGTAGCATGGACGACGACGTGCGCGAAGGGATGCTCTCATTTGAGAATGACACTTACGACTTATTGATTGTTGGCCGTAACGTTATCTTCAATGTAGCGACAGGCGATCTTAAAGTCACAACCAAAGGGGACCTGATCGGTGGCTGATAAATTAGTAGGCCAACTCCTCAACGACTTTGTTGACGTATTCCAGGTTATCACCGGTACTCGGGATCGTAAGAAAGCTATCTACAGAATCAACAATGGTTTCTGTGGGATGGCGACAATGGCCGTGGGTAATATTCTTATTCACGGTTATGACTACGATCCCAAACGTGTGGAATGGCGGTCACACTGTCTACATATGTGGCTCCGTGTCGATGGCGTAGATTACGACACTATGTTTCCACAAGGCTACCCGCGACACCCAACTGAGGAGTGGTTGTTAAATGAAGCTCGTTATAACAACAGTGACATGGGTGACACAATCAGCTCAAAAGAGGACAACTCTGGTTACTTCCAAGGGCAACTCTGGTATGCACAGTTATTGTTAGAGGTGTTCTACGCGCGTTACGACATTGAACCACCGGTATACGTTGTTGAAAACCGCAAAAAGTGGAAACGCGAAGGCGATACGTCCGAGTGGCGCATTAACAGAAGATACGACTATCGGGTTAAATTGGCCTACCGTCTTCCGTTAAAAGCACTAACTCTCCCAGTAGAACCTACTGGGGTTTGGCCAAACACCCATTATCACTTCGGCGAATTCGAAGAGCACTACACTCGTAAATTGCGAGACTTCGACTTTGATCCGCGTGGGGTTAGTAAGGCTAAAGCTGTCCGTATTGGTAAAGCGTTAGCTAAAGAGAGTCGGGTCAAAGGTATTCACGTTCGTCGGCTCTAGGAGGACATTTTGTATAAGTGCACCAAACGGTTCTCACACCATCTTCAAAGTAACATCGCTGTTGCGTTGGAGGCGATGAGTGTACGACATAAGCAATCTGACATCGCTAACCTTTGCGGTTTATCAGCGGCCGTTGTTTCCAGAGTGGCCTGTATAAAAGGGTCCCTGGATGCAGCCATGTTGATAGCAGAAGCAATAGACCTTCGTTATACTTTTACGATGACCAACAATCAGATAGAGTATAGCATCGAATCCCCCGAAACGACAATCGAAAGAATGTCACAACCCGACTACAAATTAAGGAAGGCACGCCGTGACCGCGACTAACAACTACGAAACTCGTGACATCGAAGAACTGGACAGCGTTGGCGGTTATTACATGCGTCACGTAATGGCAATGACCAGCGAACGTCTGGACAGCAAAAGTAAGATCGCTGCTGAATTAGCGTTTCGTGATTTTACCATCGACCAGATGCAAGCCGAACTCGATGTATTAAGAGAAATGGTCGAAGCGTCCGGTCAAGATCTCCCCCACTTCAATAAGGAACAACCATGAAAACCGTAATTTCAATTTCCGCTGTTGCACCGACCGAAGAAATGCGTAGTCAATTCGATACCACCAACCCAATCGAGGTTGAAGAGATCGAAATTGATCGTGCATACGCCCGTGTGGATGCCGCGTGGTTAGACGAAGACGCAGATAACGATCTGACCAGCTTGATCGAAGAACTGGAGCAGGGACAGTGTCTGTCTTTGGACGAAGAACAAGTCGCTGTGCTGTTCGCTGATCTCGAGCGCTCCATTAGTGAAGAGAAAGCTGGCTCTGCGGTGTTGCACCAGTGGGATCGTTTCCGTGAGGCAGTAGAGTCTGAGTTTAATGAATCGCCAGACGGTTGGTTGGCAGAGAACATGCTGCTGCTGACACTCGTTCGGGCATAAAAACCAGGGGGTCCTTAGACCCCCATCACTGTTAGCTACTTTAATAAGGAATAAAATCATGGTTTATAACAATGGTCCTGAAAACACCGTCCCTAAATTCGATCCGTTCGCGGGTGGTAAGTTCCTCGAAGCCCTGCTTCCTGAGGAAGCCTTTGTTGTGGCACTTTATGCGCTGGGTGTGCCAATGCACATGTTCCAATTCGCCACAGCTATCGCTGAAGTTACGGGCACTTCTGATAAAGGTAAAATGTTCAATGGTCCGTTGATTGCGTTAGCGGCGTCCGATCGGGAAGGTCGTGAAGAACTGTCTCCATTCGCCATCTACCCAAAACAGCATTCGCCAAGCGCCTTTAAAAGCTACCCGCGTATTGTTGAGTTGTTGTCCGACGATTCCAAGATGGAGACTATCCGCACGTCGCTAATTCCATACCATCTTAATTTTATCCAGGCATTAAGAAACCCATTCTTTGCAGCGATGGACGTTAACTCACGAGCGCATTGGTTATTGCGTGCCCGTAAAGGTAACACGGCAGAGGTAGCTAAGATGTTGGGTGATTACGTCTTAGCCGAAAACCCAACCCGCCCATGGGACGTGAGAATCGATGAGTTGGTCGGTAAGAAGTTCGCGCCTTTCTGCCCAGATGTAGTTGGTGCGCTGAGTAACGAGTTTCATAAGTACATCAATGAAAAGGGTCGACTCAAAGGCATGTCTAAATCGGATATCATGAGTGAGATCCAAAATCATCATGGTGCACTCACTAAACTTTACCAGGCACTGGGAGAGCAAAATGGCCAACGGAACTACTAGCATTGACAACAAATTAACGACAGCACGTAAAGAGCTTGTCGATAAGGTTGTTGCTGAATCTCGCGGAATGCGCGTTCGGTTAGCGAATGTCGTGCGAATCATCAACGGGTTCGATTGGGACCTTTTCGATGAGGCGGTTATGCGGGGAGAACTCAGATACGACGGCGAGTTCGTGTGGAAAGCTGACGTCTATCAAGGCGATAACGTCACCGTGGCCATGGCAGTGTTACATAACAGTAACATTACAATCGGCTCGCATAAAGACCCGATCATGTTTCTGCGCATTGCGGTAGTCTCGCTTCTCACTGTCGAAGAGAAACTAAAGCTACTGATGTGCTACGGTGTAACCAACTCACCAAACGGCATCATCGCTGCATTGGCCGAATACATCGATCATGTATACGCCAACAGTGAGCCGACCGAAGTGATGCCTGTGCGCTATTACGTTACTCAGGCATTGGGCGATATGTCACCTGCTTCAGCCGAAATCGCAATGAAGGTCGCTGAAGTAATCGGCATTCGACCTGACAGTCGCTCTGATGCAGCGACATATGCTGAATACGTTGCCGCGCGCGTTAAGTTCAAAAGTGCGGAAGCTAACTTCAAGAAAATCGTTATCGTTAAGGAAGCAAAATGACAAAGAATTACATCAAGCTCGTGTATAACCCAGATCTCAATAAAGGTCTGGCCTTACCCATCGAGTCAGATATGTTCGAAGGGACCATCATTGGGTGGGTTCTTCGCACTGGCGATGGTACTGTGGAATGGTACTTCGACAAAGACGTAGCATACGCTGCATCTGAGATCCCTACCTTTATCGGTGGCGTAAGTAAGTGGCTGATCGAGCACGGTCTGGTTACAGCGTGTTGGGAAGGCTCTAACGAGTATGATCAGGTGTTTGCACGCATTGAACATAGCTTCCTGACCTGGCTGGTGAAAGGCGACCCTAACGTGCCGCTGATTCCATACCCATTCTTCCGGGATAGTGTCAATGAGCTTCTTCAGTTCTACCCGAAAGACTTCCGGTTGATGGCGGTGGGTGAAGAGCTGGACGACTATACCAATGAAACCGGATTGGCAGAACTCGATCACTATTCACTGTTGAACATGCTCTGCCACTTCCACTCAGAAAGTTGGGTACATAAGTGTGAGCGCATGACCCTGATTGCGTATCGCCATCAGATGGATATTCACCCGTATGCCGTGGCCATCACACCACATGTCATCTCAGAACTCCTGAACGACAGATCGTAATACACAACCCCTGCCGAAAGGTGGGGGTTTTATGACTCCTCTTTTTCTTTCTGTTTTTAAATATACATTACCCTAATGTAACGAACGACTACTGAAATAAGGAATGAAAATGTTGACGAATATTGAAACCAAGCAGTCTATTCTTGCCTACGGTAAGATGACGCTAGGACCGAGTAGAAAACCGATTATGTTTACTCGTGACGCAAAGGGTGAGTTACCGACCGGTTTACCGCCAGGGTATGAATATTTATCTGCCACTCTGCAAGTCTCCGTCATTGAGATCGAACAACAGGCGACGTATGAGAAATTGGTTACGGTCGGTTTCTCACTGGACACCGATCGTGAAGCTGAGTGTGTTGCTCGACCCATCGGCATTTGGCACAAAACTAAACGTGGCTATAAACCACTGAAAGCTCGACTTCAAATCGAGCCTCAGTTGGCATTGGTGATCTCCGATCTCCTGGCAGAGCAAGAGGAACGCCTTAACAGTGGAGTGCGTGTCACCAAGGGACGTGGGCGAGAACAGCGTAAGATAGAGCGACTCGCTGAAATGTGTCGCTTCACCGATTGTCGCTGGGAACGTGATTCCGAAGGCAGGGAGATCTACGTTAGTTACCAGCATCCCGACCGTGACTTCAACCCATACAAAAATGAATTCTGGGTGTGGGAAATCATCAAACGTTGCAGCATCGAGGTTAGCTATAAAAATGGCAAACAGATACTCACGTATCCAGGTCATACAGAGACCTTCACTGAGCCTGGCTACGGACATCGTGCTATGCGTGAGCACATGTGTGACTGGTTGCTGTCTTTGAAAAAGTAAGGACGTAGTTATGGACGTAAATGCAATTACGCCTGGGGCAGTATTGGGCGGATCTAATTTACCATTCACTGCTCTAGGTTCAGAGTACGAGTTGATGATCAGTCGTCACTCAAATCCAGTGATGGTGATTCAAGGACCAGGCAGAACAGCATTGGTTAAGTTCTCAATGGTCAACGGTATTCGGGCTTATAATCGTCTGACCATGCGCGGCAAACAACCTGTGGTTGAATTTGACATTACCAACCATCCGAAGATCGATAGGATTTTCATTCGTTGTGCGCTGTTAGAAGAAGCAGAGGATCTAGTTGATCTCCTGCATACCCACATTCTGGAGCGCACGTCAGGCGCGTAGGGGGACAGTAATGCCAAACTGGGTAGCAAACAGGATCTACTTCGATCCGGCGAAAGGTGCTACAAGAGAGAGCGTTATCCAGGCCATGGATTCATCCGGGTTCAGCGAACTGTTGGCACACGGCGTGCACTCAGCCAGGGCGCTATTCCTTCTAGTCTTCTCAGGGGTTATTCGCGTTCGTGGAGAGTGCTACGGTCACGAACCTTTTAGCTGGATGACTAAATACGGCGGTGCTCGTGTAGACTTCAATAAGCCTATCGACGACGAGGCGTCAGATCTTGCCTTGGAATTAACCGGGGTATTTGATACTGACAAATTAACTCGATTGGTTGCCTTTGCCAACAGTCGTCGTTTCTTTGATACCATCGACACACTCGTGGAGTGCGTAACTGCTTCGGAGTCCTGGAAACAGAGTGCCGATCTTTTCAAAGAAGTCTATTTCGATTACTGTGCCGATATGTTTACACGAACAGATCAAACTAACACCATTAACGATCGCTATTTCGGCTGGTTAAATTACTACTACCGGAAAGATGAGGAAATCCCGGTGCGTGTAAAGGAACCCACGGACCCCGATGGCTATCACTCTATGTTGGAGGTTATCCCGCCTGATGTCTTACCTGAGATAAACGGGTTCAATGGCCACATGCGTGCGCCTGATCCGGATAACCCACTTCGGTTAGGGCGGTTAGGCAGTCGTCACTCCAGCTACGGTAGTTACGTGTCTAAGTACGGGACTAAGTGGCCAGGATTCCAGTTCCATGTTAACGTCGATGAAGACACTAAGATGGTTTATCTGGACTTCGACACGGCCTGGTCTCCACCTAATGAAGATTATTACGATCTCCTTAGCGAACGACACCCATCCATGACCGAAATCTACTACGCTGAAGCGGGCATGGCATTTTGTGGGAGTGGGTTGGTGTTACATCCGGGCACGACGTTCTGGCGCAGCGCCGACCTGAACTTCGAATATAAAGATCCGGATAACGATGATTACGAAGTAGTATCCATTTCACCAGAGTGGATCGTTGATAAGGTAGGACATTATGGTGGGTGAACAAGTAGCACAGTTTAGCTTCTCTCCCTTCCCTGGGGAACGTAGAACTTTGGTATCTTTGGGTTTAGTCGGTGACGGCTATCAGCTTTCAGAGGTCACCACCGATAAAGCATTACCAACAGTTACGCTGCACATGGTCGAAGTTATGTCCACGTTCGGCACACATACAGAATCGTGTGAGGTTTTAAATGGCGAAGAAAAATAAAGGCAAGAAGACACCAAACGTGTCAACAACCGTGGTTGACGTTAGTGCGAATACTAACGAATCTTTAACAATCCCGGCAGCTGAAAAGGGTAAGGTGCCGGAAGCGGGCACGCTGCCAGAAGGCTATAGCATCGATCCCGAAGGCTTTGCTCGGTTCCAGGCTGACGCCGAAGCGGGTAAATTGCGACTGCCGGACGACGAACCTTCAGCTGAACAGATTGAAGCATTCGGTGGTCAGCAGAAATGGGAGGAGTTGAAACGCAAGGTCAACGATGTACCTTTCGAAACTCGCACCATTGCTCTGTCTACCCCGACATCCAGCGCCGTGTCTTTGGAGCAGGCGTATGGTCGCGTGCAGCCGCTTAAAGATGAGTCTCTCTGGCCGTCTGATGCATTGGCAGAAGTCGCTGCGGACTTTGGCGTTGAACTTACTGCCAAAGAGAAGTCAGAAGATCCGATTACTCTGTTGGACAGTGAACTCGAGGCGCAGGGAACTACGCTGGTTGACGTGCTGAAAGGTCGCAGTGGCGAACAACAGTACCAGGTAGCAGATACTGCTGAAACGAACTTCACTGAAGCTGCGGAGGTGCAGGAAGTTCCGGCTGAGCTGGAGCTGATTGAGCGTCCTAAACCAGTGGCCGTCTTCGCTACCGAAGAACTGAAGAAACTGATTCCAGACGAATTCGGTCTGGTGCCAGGCACGCTGGTGCTGATCGCGTTTAACGCGGGACAGTATCGTCTTCAGGACATTACTGCCTGGCTGGATCGTTCGCTGGAATGGGTTGACAATGAGTCACCCGATTTCATCTTCTACAATGCCTCAAGCGATCGTAGCATGATCCGTAACCAACGCACTCAGGCGGTTATTGACAATAAGGTCGCAATTGGCATTCTGGCCTGCCAGCCGCACTGCTTCATGATGGAGCCGCACCATATTCCACACACCATGGAAGCTGACGTGGTTCTCTCCATCGACGCGCTGCGCGTTACTCGTGATAAGTATCGTGGTATTACTTTTGACCACAGTCTCGAGCGTTCGGTTTCATTTAAATAAAAACCCAGGGAGACTTCGGTCTCCCATCTTTTGCCCCTAAGGAATCAAAATGTCAGAACAAACTAAAATTGAGAACGTGGGTCCAGACGAACTTCACGCTATTATCATGCACGGGCAGATGGCGATGTGGGATACTGATGAGGAAGGCGTTCAGTTGCCTTACTGCACCGTCCCACTGGATACAAAAGCTATCCTTCATTATTTCTATACTCAACTACCCGACGAACCGGAGGCTGAGCACTACCGTCACTGTCAAACCTGCGCGCGCTCTATCCTGTTAGCTGGGAACTGGGTAGTTGCTAACTATGACGGTACGTTGGATAGCGTGATGTTCCCGTCGTGTGAAATTGCGGACAACTTCAAGAACGGTTGGACTGAGTTACTGGAGAAAATGAACACGTTCATTACTCGTCGCGTAACCGCCGATAACATGACCGATACCGCTAAACCGCGTGTTGTCAAAGGTACTGTTTGTCGACCACTTGATGGCGGCACATACCCTCGGTTCACCCGTGGTGATGACCGGCGGCATTTCAACGTGTTTACTACGCCACGACAGCTTGAGTCGTCCCGTACGCTCTGCAAAGCTAACGATCGAATGTTTGCCCTGGCTAAAAAGATAACGGCCTCTAAGGGCCTTACATCGACAAATATTGCAGGGTTGATTGACCTGCATGGTCGGGACCATAACTTCGGTCATGATGTTTACACGGCCATTAATGCGGCAAGCATTGTGTTGTGGAATGTAGACCAATACGCTGATTGCGAAGAGAAACGCAATAACATCCTTACCTTGGCCTGCGGGTATAGTGAAGGACTCCAACGGTTCCCGACCGAACTTCTGGATATCCTGGACGCATTTGAAGAGCACAGCGATTATGAGTTGCTGTTGAAATCATTGAGTGCAGCACAGCTCTAACGGCATAAACCCTCTACCCTTTGCGGGGTAGAGGGTAACTATGCGCTATTTTATTTTTATCCGCCTGAACGGATTGACGTGGCTTGCCAACATACCCCGTTCATGGGCTTCTGGGTGAGAACCAAGTTTCTTAGTTTTCCACCCTAAGTACAGCCTGAGGTAGTACTGGTAGTCGCCTACCTTAACGATCGGCAAGAATGCAAAGAGACACCAGGTCTTGGGAGTGAGTATGAACACATAGCCTTCGCTCACCACTGGTGAACCTGACTCTACGCCCGGATTACCCCACAATCGGAACGGACCACTGAATTCCCGCCCACAGATCCAATAGTCAAAGTTATATGCTTTGTTGCGCCAGAGCCACGCGACCCGCTGTACATAGGGTCCTATCTTTGGATGTGCGGCTACAAAGTTTTCCCAGCGCCGGATATGCGACGGTTCCCCGTAGATCGGGTTGTCGTACGTTTCCAGCCACCAGAATATCCACGGCAACCTCTCCCTTTTACGGAACAGAACTGCAATGGGAACGAAGGGGTAAGCAAGCAACCCCGTGACCACAGCCATTATGGCTAATGGTATCCAACTTAAGTACCACAGTACTCGCATACGCCCTCCTCAGGGTCAGTGTAATTACAGATACACATTATTAGAGTGAGGGCATAAGAGGAACACCCGAAGGTGCTCCCCAATTGTCTTCGTGTGGTGGCGGCTTCCCGATATCTCAAGCGCCTGTCATCAGGCAATGATCACAGGAGCCGCCCCCTACAACTGGTCAACATCTGCATTGCTGCTAGCGTCTGCTGCTGCATGCGTGTTGTGTCAACCATCGAGAGCATTTCTCTCAAATCATAAACCAATAAAGTAAAAAATTACTTATTTAACAGAGGTATAGTAAAATGTGTCGAGAAGCCGAACAGTATCACCAGGAACTGAACGAGCGTCTACCGGACTTCGACGAACGTATGGCGTGGATCGAGCAGCAAGTAGAAGGTGCCAGCGATTTCACGCGTCCATTCACTGACCCAGACGAACCCGACAACTCAGAATGGTAACGATATACACAGTTCAGATTGCACAGTGGAGAAAGTGCAAGGAGCTGGGTATTGAGTTAATCAACACGACTGTAAAAGATGGCCTTCCTGCGTTTGCGCCTACTTGGAGCATCGTAATGGATGTTAAGTCTGGTGTGATATCCGAAGCCGCTTATACAGAAGTTTATCATGAACTCATGCGCCAGTCCTTTTTGAAAAACAAGGACGAGTGGCTTGCACTGCTATCTAAGGATAAGATTGCTATTGCCTGCTACTGCAAGGCCGGCAAGTTCTGTCACCGCCACTTACTGGTGGAGTACCTGATCGCAGTATGCAAGGCGTATAAAATCCCATACACCTTAGGAGGTGAAGTGTGAATAGACAACTTGTGGTTTCAACGATCGGGGTTGCGATTGCAACGACACTAGCGTCATTAGCAATGTACGCTGTCACCATGATCGATGACGAAACAACTACGCCTAAGGCAAAGCCGGGCAATGCATCCGACTCAACTCAGAGTGATTGGGTGGATGTAACAGTAGGGGAAGAGCTGTTCCCGCAAATCGATATTGGTCAGTACACTGATTGGTCTGAAGTTGATGACCCGACTGAGCCAGAAATCGACATCATCGAAATCGTTGATCGTAAACCCGCCGGCGTCAATGTTGAGCTACAGGTTGGGGTTTCCGAACCCGACATCCTCTTCTGGCCTGTCCCCAAGAACCAGGAAGAGCACGCAACGATGAACAAGGCACTAGCGAAGGTAGGATTGAATTCTGATATCATCATCATTCCTACGACCTACAGTAACGATGTTCTGGTGGTCTTGTCCAAGCTAGTGATGTCTGCCAACGGATACTTGATTGAGTTATCCTCATTCATGGAATTCGTTATCAACGGGCGCTTTGACTCAGGCGATGTGTTCTTAGAACAACACACCGGTCTGTCGTTGGAGCAAATGGTTGGAACTGAAGCATACGCTAAGGTGCGTGCGTGGGCGCGCGCGCCTAGCTCAATGTCACTGATAGGTAACATGAACGTCATCTACGATTGGCTTAAATATAAGTCAACGCTACCCATCGAGATGGTAGATACGATGACAATCCGCGATGTAATCGCGTTGATGACCGTGTGCGACAATAAGTCTCGTGATGTATTGAAGTCAGCACACTACGTGTCCAAGTACCTTGACGGTAGTCGCATGGCAATTGCTGATTTTATATCAGTGGTGCGTCGACATACCAACAAAAACCCGGCTGCTGTAGCAATGCGGAAAGCGGGTATTCGTGACGGAGGTGTATTCGACTATTATGGCGATTCTCTCAAACACTATTCGCAAATGGAACTCGTGTCTGTGTTACGGACATTAGGTAAGTTTGCGGTAACGGATAATCGTGCTCAGGCTGTGATGAAACGCTTTGCGAGTACAAAGTAATTCTTTACTGGCCTAGCATGATTCTATGCTTAATTGCGACACGCTCTACTCGAAAGGGTAGAGCGACAAAACAAACGCCAAACAAAGGGAGAATTTTACTATAAACTAATTAGATACGTAGTATCTATCCTTTTAGTTAGTCACTTGTTGACTAACGGTATGTCTGGACGTTTAAAGGCAACCCATTCCATTTAGGTGGCCGTAAGCCACCGCTAAAAGGAGTCATAATTTTGAGTGATTACAGAACCGTCGTTATTGCTGACAAACTAATAATTCGACTCCGCATTGCCGATGCCCAAATGAACTACACGCCGGAACTACTTCGTGCCTGTCTGGTTTCAGTGGTTCAAGCTAGTGCTGGGGTACAGATTCCCAATTGTAAGATTGCAACAGCTCAAAATATGGCAGAGGTTGCTTACTTCGCCGGGCTGCGTGACTTTCCGTTGGATTTACTCGCTGAAGAGTTTAAGAAACATTTACTGGAAGCCACGAAATCAGTTAAACATCAATTGCGGGCACAACAGCTAGCCGGAATTATGACTATACGGTTATCTACTGCCCTCAGTGTGCTTGAGGCCCAATCGTGAACTATCTTGACGTAAATTCATTCAATGCTGCTCGCTCGCTTGTTAAGCATTGCGAAAAAATAGATCTAATCGGCATACCCGACGAATCAACGATAGGCGTTTGCCTTGACAAGTTAGAGGTCGTGGGTAGCTACTGCAAAGCTAGGTTATTAGCCGCAGGAAAGGTCGAAGGGGATCTCCCCGACATTATCGGTGGTCCAGGTATGGACGAGGGTAAGCCTATTGACTTATTAGCAAAAGACATCGTCACCGCAATGTCTCGAGATAAGTTATTGGACGTGGTTAAATACACTGCGTGCCTTGTGGCAAGACTTACTGCTTATTATCGCCACAGAAACGATTTTGAGTGTATGCGTAAAGTTCCGGTATGGAAACCAACAATTTAAGAGGTTAGAAATGCAAGACATTACAGCTATAGCTATGGGTGGACCATTTGGTTTCAGTTCTGGTTTTATGGAATCCCCGCAGATCGACACCCAGGTTAAAACCATCGTTGGGTCGTTATCTGGCTACCGCGTGATTCAGGACCAAAGTCGCCCTGAGTACGCCGCTATCTTTAAGGATGGCGAGTGTGTGGGAGAGATGTCCTTTGGTGTAGCACAACCTATCCACCGGGTTAGTTACAGAAACGAGTTTGAAAATGGGTATGCTTTAGTATTCCAGGCCACCGTTAGCAGACCTAGTTCGCATACCGCGATGACCTCAAGTATGTTGTCATCCCAACCGGTCACATTAAATATTGAAATAGGGTTAGAGAACGAGTCTGATGCCTTCAATATCTATCACGAACTTGTTGCAGGTGGTAAGACACCACTTTTACGCGCTGAGGTACTGGTTGATAAAACAGGTGGTCTGTTGGCGCGTTTGCAACAGTCCCATATTGAACTGTTGCAGGTTGAGTCGCTTTACGATAGCGAAGCATTTCTCGAAATCGATGGCATCGAAGATGCGGTAGTGTGCAAAGCAACCGATGAGTTTATTGGCTACACGGTCAGTGCTCAGGACGAAGACGACCCCGGTGCTTTATTTATGCGCGTGGTTACACCACGTCGTGAGTTAATCGAAGCTATCCTTAGCGAATAAAACAAGGAGTGTGCCATGTTACGTGACTCAGAGGTGCAAGGTATTCGCAATGCCACGTATCAGATTTTAATGGCCGACACTCGCTTGTGCGACGACGAAGCGGAATTGGTCTTAACACGAATCAGTGTAGGGGAGTTTACTGAAGCCTTCAGCATGATTCGTGGTGCCACACCCTTTTGGAATCTCGCCGCAAAACGTCGTATTACAAAAGCGATTCGTCGTTTGCTCGTACCTGAGTATATGACCGATCTCATCGCAATACGAAGACTGGCTGGACTGTTAGAGGAAGGTTTCTGCATGCGGAGAGACTATGTTGTCTGGGATGAAACCTCAGATTTAATCTCTACCATGAACTGGTTGATGGATCACGATAAAATCAACTACAGTCTGTGGCGGAGATTTCTCCATTGCACCGGCATAGCAGCAACTACCAGTTAACCCAGTTTGTAAAAAATTACATAAATGCCTGTATTATATGGAGAAAACTGTAATCCCTCAATTGCAGTAAAGCGACCTCACGCGCTGACCCTCACCTCCATTACTTACGCTGCCGCTAGGGGTACCCTTAATTGGGTACCCCTTATGCCCTTTCTCAATTAAGGAACCAAAATGGAAACCAACGAAGATTACTTAAAGATCCAGCGCAAAATGGCTGAGTTAGTTCAAGGCATCATTAACGAATCGAAAGAATTGAGCTACGAACTGCCAGAGAGTTATATTCGTGTAACTCCGGTGCGCGAATACCTTAACGGGTTGCTGTCAGCGATGGGTTTGGTTGATCGCGATATCGACGTCGATGTTCAGGACAGTTGGATTGGCGACATTGTAGTCCTGAAATTCGATAGCGTTCTTCAGTTCACCCTGATGAAAAGCGAAGTAGTGAGAGCACTTACCTATTCGAAAGTAATCAGTCTTGGTACGGGACTGATGGATATCCCGGACCATCTCTATACCGATCATGGTGTGCTGGGTTACCTGAACGATCTCAGTGTGGTAATGCAGCTCTCCCCCAAACACCACTTCACTGATGAAGAATTAGAGGCAAGCATCGAAGCCTATAAATGGTGGGGTGAAGGTACACCACTGTGTGAGCACATCCGCCGTGCGGCTACGGCTTACTTGCCTGGCAACGGCTACCAGCGCGAGGCGATGTTGACCCGCGCATTTCTGGCGTACAACATGTTGATCAAAATGGAAAAAGACGAAAATGGCGAAAAGCTCAGTGTCCCTGTCAATGATACCGTGCGGGTCTCTGAGGGAGATTTCGGCGGAAACATCTAGCGGTGCCATTGTAACCCTAACTCGAGAATACCACGTATACGGTGATGTTGTTATTGCTGCTTTTAAGAACTCGGTGGTTTTGTTTGGGTTAGGTGACTACGCCGATAAGTGGCGACGCGATGGTCTGATTAAGATGTGCCTGCGTAAATACGCCGAGTGCCATAATGACGAACTCGTATGGTACCAGGACGGTCAGCTGGGCTTTGGTGCCAACCGCGCCAGGAACGTTCCATTAAAACGTGGGATATATATTACCATTGGAGATAGGTGGATATTTACATACCGCCCCAATGTTCATGTTAAAAGCGGTCTAGTCTTTGGTACGGATTCGTTTGCGCCAAAGACAGCAGCTATTACTAAAACCCACGAACCCATTAATTTCGATATCCTGCTGGATGAATGCCGGCAAATAGGGAGCATTAAATGAAAGTAGTTGACGTTGTTCTGAATAGCCTTACCCCAATCTCTCTGAAAGTTCTGCTGGAAGATGCGACTGCGGTAGAGATCGTTGAAGCAGCTGGCGGCGAAGCGCTGATTCAGATCGAGCACGCTAAGGTTGAGCGCTACACCGTTCTGCACGATAAGCCTGAGTTCGACCTGTCTGAGTTCTGGCGTCAGATGTATAACTTCACACCGCGTCTGCTGATGATCCCTAATGAGCAGGCGTTCACCGGCTTCACCGCCGCTAAGTGGCAGGTGTTAGGTGTGGTCTCCACGGTGGCCGACTTTGAAGGTAATGCGGTTCTTGCTCGTGTGAACATTGTACATGAGTATGCGTCGAAGACCTTCATGCCTTCACTGCGTAAAGATATCAAGCTGACCTATCTGTTGGTTGATCAGGCTGAGCCGTCACATCTGTATCACTTCGCAGACATGATGGATAAGATCGCTGAGCTGGGTGAGCAGTATTCGTCACAGTTCCTGGTTGCCAAAGGTACTGATGCCATGACCATCACGGTTAAATACAAAGGCATCCGTGACAATCGCCATCTGGAACTGAACAAAGTTTTCGATGAGATGTTGGGTAAACGCCATGTCGAAGAAGGGCAGTAAGAAGAAACGCACTGCCAGTCCTACCGGGGCTAAAAAGCCCCGGATGGGCCGGGATGAAACAGTGGATGTAGTGAACACGATCGGGGACATACTCAACATCATGAGTTTGGCTATCCTAAATGATGCAGACGAACAAACCTTACGGAATTTGGCTATTCGCAAAGGTAATGAAGCTGCACACCCTACCGTGAAGAACATTTGCTTTAATATAGCCACAGCCCCCGATATTGAACGTTCCATAAACGTACTGCGCGCCCGTCTGGGTGACGCGTTAAATTAACTCTAATAAGGAAGTAAAATGAAGAAGTCACTGATTGCTCTGGTTGTTCTGTCTCTGTCCGCTACCGCTTATGCCAATGAGTGGAAAACAATCGATACCGGCACCGTCGGCGTTACCAGCGATAATTCTGGCGCACAATTAGAACTAACCACGGTCGTCAGTGAAAAGAATGACCGTGGCTTAGCTTTCTATTATTACCCAGCAAACCAACCAGCACGTTGTGATTTTGCACAAGACGTCTACAAGTCGTATGTCGTCAATGGGCAAGAGATCGCCTTTAAGAAGTTCTGTATGGAAGGCAAGCAAAATACGGCTTACACTCCAGTTGACTATACCAGTGCATCCAAACTGGTTGCGCAGTTAGTTCGCCCAGAATACAGTGTTGTAAACTTCGACGGTCAGACCTTCTCCACCGTAGGCTTTGGTCAACAAGTTGAAAAACTGTTGGCAGACTAAATAGAGGGGACTTCGGTCCCCTCTTATATTCCTTTTTCATTTTGTACTATATTACGACACAGCGTACTTAATCGGAGGATATGATCATGTTATTTTGTTGCGATAATTGTGGATGCGTAGACGACACGGATTTAGCTAGTCCTGATGCAGTGGCGTTGCCTCCAGGAACGTTCTTATGTTCCCGTTGTCGAGACAACATTGTGGACGGTGAGCAAGTCCCAGGTGAGTGGCATGGTCAGTTCCCCCGTGAGGAATACGATCCTAAGTGCGACATTGTTTGTAATAGGGCAAACGGCATAGGACTCAGTTAATGCTCTACGTTACTCGCGGTGATGCGATAAGCGTTGCCCAACAGTATCGAACTAACTTCGCCCATGGTTGTAATTGTTTTTGTAAGATGGGCTTAGGGATTGCACAACAGGTTAAGCGAAGACTACCTGCTCTGTATGAAGCAGACATGGCCACAAAACGTGGAGATAAGAATAAGCTAGGCACATTCTCACTGTGTGATTTCGAATGGGGAATAGGCTACAACCTATATACCCAATACACGTATTCGCACTATGACGTATCTGCACAGCTAGGTAGAATCTACGAAGCTGTAGATGCAGCATTAGCTCACAGTCTTGAAGCTAACGGTCAGGTACTCACTATACCAATGATCGGTGCTGGTGCGGCGAAAGGATCTCCCCGTGAGATTATTAAAATATTCCAAGAGCTTGCTGTGGGGCCATATGACCTTTTGCTCGTGGAATACGATAAAACGATCTCCAAGGCTGCGGAACCCGTACCTTACCATAACCACCGGGTGGCATAGAAAATCGCTCCTGATTAATTTCAGGAGCTTTTATGCCGGTATTTATTTACTGTTAACCCCAAATTTATGAGTAAGAGGGTTTTTAGCATTTTAAACTTGAGGATAGCGTCGTGGGTGATGATAATAACGTGTCGAGTTTGTTGATTGACTTGACTCGACTAACAGCAACGTTTTACATTAAGCAGTTGCATTGGTGCCAATACAAACATCTTACACCACTCACTCGTGAGGAGTGCGAGAAATGGGGTGCATTGGCTACCGACGATTACCTGAATACGCTCATGCACTGGGCTGCCGATTCCACACAAGCCAAAGATTACTTAGTCGATCGTTTACCTTGGTTTCAGGGTGAGCAGATTGACGAGTTCCGGGCTGCGGTGTTAGATGACATCTATTACGTATTCGTCAAACAACCTATCGTTAACTACATCGGTTATACCTGGTTTGTTTGGTCTGTAACAGAATGCGCTGGTGATCTTCTGCTTAATAAGGGCATGGATTATCGTGTGATGGAATGGTATCGCTTGACTGGCACGGAGATGCCTGAAGAGGAGTAACCCGTGGAGCTAGATCGTCGTAGAGCCATTGTTTATGACGTTCAAACTCTAGTGGATAACTTTTATAAGACGCTTGGCAATGCTGGGATACCAGCAAGTATAGCAATACCTGATGCCGTCATCACGACAGCAACGATGAATCAAGTATTGGGATACTCACCTTTTCGTGGAACCGCACAGCTCCGAGTAAAAGAAGAATTGATGGTCTTCGGCGTACCGCCTCTGGTCGTTGAAGACCTCTTTTCTAAATTATGCGCCAGAGTAAAAGAGCAGATTGAAAGAGTGGCAAATACAACCATTTTTCAGACCGACTACTATTGGAAGTTTGTCGACAATGAAACAACGATTTTAATTATCGAGAGGTAGTATGCAGCAGAAACCGGTTATTGTGGTGCTAGACACTGCCTTGATGGAAAGTAAGCTAGAGCAGGTTAATTTGCCGGTGGGATTTGACCACGGGTGGTTAATAGCGCTGGCTATCGGTATGTGGGATCATGCACAGTCGTATCCAGATGCAGAAGATGATCTGCGTTGTTGGCTACGCATGAGAGTACCACGCGACCAAAACGATGCTATCTGTCATTTGGCAGGTTCAATGGGGGCGTCTTACGAGACAGCTCTTTCTGCATTGTGCGACCACCTTGTATTGATTGTACTGGAACTCGTAGAGTGCGTTGAGTATCAGTATTCTCGCATTTTGGGTAGTTTTGTGTATGACGGCGGTTGGACAATCAGTTCCATTAGCTTCTTCGGTGAAAGCGTTATCTTGCGTTACGACCGGACTTACATCAAGGATATACTCAGTGCACAAGAAAGCTTACTGTTTAGACTTGACCAGCTGTATCGACCACACTTGCCAGCTCTTAAATACTGAGTTCCCCGATAGCTACGTTGAGGAATTTGTAGAGTTGGCGGTATTACTTAATAGCGCCAGGATACGCGGCGAGGAAATCGTCGATATATCAACTATGCTACGTAATTCGTTTCGACCTTTTGTTGTTGAAGAACTCACTAACCGTATGGTCCAACATTTATACGGGATGGTGTTGCAGATATCCAATAACTGTTGGCCTGTCTGCCAGGGTGTTATGAGTCCCAATGGAAACGAACGAGTAGTCGAAATATTGGTGATGCCAGACAAGACTGTAATGGTCTTTGTGGAGTAGCAAATGAACCCAGGATTTTTAATGATCTATAGTTTGAGGTTTCTGGGTTCAGGTCCGCATTTTGACGAACTTGCCCGGTACTTCAGTTTTGAGCAAATCATCCACTTTGCGTTCGATGGATTTTACTCCATCAAGTATGAAGAAACGCGAGACCAGTGGCTTGAAATAATAGAGTGTAATGCTACCGAGATACTCGAATCGGATTACAGTCGCCCTAAGGAAGTGAACGTAAAACAAGTATCTGAATTTATACAAAGCCAATTTAATATGTACGTAGCCTGGCTCTCTAGGTACGTAACCCTACCTAATGAGTCGTCGTTTGCCTGCGTAGAAGAAGTATGGTTCGAAGGTGACGACGTTTATATACGAGGCTACGATTATGCACGGGAATTCAGAGGAAAGCCTATTGTATCCACACCATGACGGACTGGGGAGACGCACTACTACGCCCCTTCTGTGTGTGTTTGAAATGGGTGGCAATAGTGATCTTTTCCGAACAGTTGCAAACAACTATGAGTTGGATGAATTGTCATTAGCACACGCATGTTTAGCAATGGCCCTTGATCGTATGTATGGATGCGGCACAGGTGTCATAGAGAACCGGGTTCGTCAGTGGTTAGAGGCTGACGACCGTTCAGAGTTCGCTCCCGGACAAGACCACGATGGTTTGTTCGCCGGGTTAGTAACTAACATGAGTTACCTTGCCGATGTACTGCATGGTGTGTTAACAAAAACGATTGATCCACGTAGATATGAACTAATACGTGCTGATAGAGTACAGATAGTCGGTACCGACTTGTATCTGTTCTTGTCAGTGGTGGAGGCATTGATATGAATTATAGTGGTGGGTATAGTTACCGGGGTCTACCAGAGACCCTGGCCACCATTCAAGAGAATAGCCAACCTGAGTTTATGATTGTTGGTCTCGAGAATGTGCACACGATCGCGTTGAACAGGAACATCGGATTTGTACAAATAATGTACAGCGCCGAAGAACTCGTTGAGTACGCAATCAATGCGTATACGGCGCAACAAGAACGACGTCCTTGCGGAGCACCTTGCCACTACGTCAACCAGAGCTATGCTGGTAGTCAAGATGACCGGATGCTTTTCGAGGAACTGTTAATACAGCTTACGACCCAGATTGACATTAACGTAAGAACGGCGTACATGCGGGCTAATGTGCAGCGCCCAATTATCGGTTATGTGTATAAGGACCAGATGCTGTTTATCCGATTGGGGTAAATATCCATGTTATTCATTTTTGGAAATCAGAGACTTGATGACTTAATTCCGTTGACACTCCAACGTGTTTATTCGGAAGAGCCACCCGACCCACACTTAGCCATTGGTTACATTGCGAGAGCATGCAAGGAACTGTTGAACTCGGATGAGTCAGAGGGTTGCGATATTTTCGATGAGTTCATCATGGACACATTGGAATCCATCCTGAATGAATTCCTCCTTAAGTTAACAATGCCATTTGCCAATATCCATTTGCACGGGGATTCGACGAATCCTTATGACTATTTCTTAATTTTGGAGATTAATGATGGATGTGTTAGGCAAAGCAAATATCCGCGACACCGTGAACTTCTCTCTGTACCAACAAACCCAGAACATCATCCGCACAGATTACAGCGGTTGCAAAATCCTGGGTATCGTTGATGCAGACTCGGTTAAACAAGCGGGATTTGATCCGTACGCTATTCACGCCAATGTTTACGGTACACTGCCTGCTGGTACCCCAGCTAGTGCCGATGACTACAACTGGTTAAAGGTTAGACTGGCCAATGGATCGGTAGACTTCGTAGGCTTACCGTACATTATCCCAGCCTCGATCACCGTTATCGATAATAACACCATGGCGTTCTACGTCGAGAACTGTAACCAGGACGTCATCAACGCGATTACAGCAGCAATTGCTACCACCGGTAATAAAGTGGCAAAAGTTGTTACTGTAAATTAACTATTATATGTGTTACAGTCTGTGTCAGGGGCGCTACGGGTAACGGGGGACCTTAGGCTGTACACATTCCTTAAATAGCGCGTTTCGACGGTCCCTTCGGGGACCGTCTTTTTATGCCTCTTTTCTTTTTTTACTTTCCTTGCTGATGGTATGCGTAGTAAACAGTGAGGAAAATAAAATGCAGTTATTTACACAACCACAAGAGTCATACGGTCGTGACCTTGATATGGTTAAGCACTACTTGCACGACGCAGCTTCGTATCTTTCTATTAAGAAAGGATTACCGTACGAAGAGTGCTATGAGAAAGTCAAAGCGGCAATTAGTCCTGGTGGTAGCCATGAGTTTAAAGATCCTCGTGTTCTGTACCTGGCTAAAGAGACAGAAGGCAACCGCGATGTGTATACAGGTACCGTATCGGGTTATCTGCGTACCGTGAGTGAGCGCAATTGCATCATGTCTCCAACTATGGCAGTTTACTTTAACCCCGCTGAGAAGCGTTCACTGCTGGCCGAATATATCTTATTGAACTTGGCCAAACGTAAGGATGTTAAGAAGAAGATGTTCCTTGCTGATATGGCGGGTGACAAAGCAGGTAAAACTTTCTTCAACATTCTGCAAACGACTTATAAGGTAAAGAACAACAGTTTGTCAGGTGCTCACGCATCGGCATCTACCCCACTTTACAATAAGTCCTCACACTCAACTCTGACTTCAGTGTGTCGTTCTGCATCGGGTACCGCTAACGCCTCTAACGAGCGCTTCATTACCGGCAACCGTCATTACTACAACCTGGATATCACGCTGAGCAATATCATCTCGATTGTCTCTAACTCAGACTACGTGAAGATCCAGCGTGCAATGGATGAGTTCAATCTTCATTATCCCTCTGTTGAAGAAACCCTGGCCACCATTAAGCGCTCTACCGATTTGTATTGGCGCGCTGATGACAAGTTTGCACAAGTTGCTGAACTGGTTAGTCGCTTGTCACCAATTCAACGGGCTGCGTTCTGTTATATGGGCGACCTGTGGAACCTGAAAGAGTTCAACCCGGCGTTCATGCGTGAGATGTTAACGCGTCTGATTACTAAGCGCACTGAGCCAGTAGAAGATCCGGTGGCTGTTATTAAAGCGCTGGATGACGACCAGTTTGCATTGGTTGGTCTTTACTGTGGTAGCATCTTGAATGGCTCGACTATTTGGGACGTGGTTAAAGAAGACGGCGAACGTTTACAGAAAGTTGCTTCTATCGCTAAGGGTGTAATGGATGCTATTGCTTCGTATGCAACCTACTACGCTGCTTTCATGGTAACTGACAACGTTCCTGCCTCACTTGCAGACTTCCCGTCGTCTGTTCGTCGTACTGCGGTCGTGTCAGATACTGACTCAACCATCTTTACTGTACAGGACTGGGCAATCTGGTATCGCGGTCAGTTGGACTTCACTGAAACATCTAACGATATCGCAAGTATCGTGGTGTATTTCAGTTCCCAGCTGGTTAAGCATTACCTGGCAGTTATCTCTGGTAACATGGGTATTGTTACGGAGAAGATCCACAAGGTCTCCATGAAGAACGAATATATGTTCCCTGTATTCGCATTGACACCGCGTGCTAAGCACTACTTTGCATACATGTCAGCGCGTGAAGGCAACGTGTATACTGAACCTGAGCTGGAAGTCAAAGGCGTAACGCTTAAGAACTCCAAAGTGCCAGACGAGATCATGAATGGCGCTACCCAGCTTATCCGTGATATCATGGATACCATCCTTCGCGGTGAGCAGATCGATTTGCAGCAGATCCTCAAAGATGTTGCCGATCGTGAGCGTGAGATCCAGAACAGTATTCTGAACGGTGAGACTCGTTACTTAACCACAGCACAGGTTAAAGCTCCTGAGTTCTATACCAAACCAGAAAGTTCACCGTATGCGTATTACGAGTTGTGGGAGCAGGTATTTGCCGATAAATACGGCCATTCTGATCCACCTCCGTTCTTCGCCATCAAAGCATCAGTAGCAGCCAATAACAAAACTGGCTTCAATGGATGGATTGAAGGTATCGAAGATAAGGACCTGGCCGAGCGTCTGAAAACCTGGGCAGCTCGCTACGACAAGACATCAATGACAACGATCATGCTGCCAGCAAACATCGTCATGTCATCTGGTGTACCACCTGAGATCACCCGTATCATCGACGTGCGTAAAATCATCTATAACACGATGGAGGCGTACTACCTGGTATTGGAATCATTAGGTTACTATATTAACGTTGACGACCGCATTAGTAATTTGATATCTGATCGCCATTAAGCGACATAAAGCCCTCTCTACTCCTTTGCGGGAGTAGAGAGGGCAGATATCTATTTTGTCCACACCGCAACTTGCGTGTCGAAGTCAAAGCGCAAATCGTTGCGTATGCGACGGGGTGCTGCATCTAACAGCCTGTCGTTCACCACACGGTTCACCAAACGCCAAGTGTAATTACGCTCCATCTGGTTCTGCGTGTTGTTAAAGAGAGCAGAAAGATTGAGTGCAAAAGACGTATAGGGAATGTATGCTGCCTCTAACGCCCACTGGTTCTGTCTGGAGATAACAGTATCCGGTGTCTGTATAAAGGAGAGCATAGACTCGTCTGTGATCGTAGGAATACAACCAAAGATCTCATGGAACGTCATGTGGTTAGTTCGCATGTCACTCAGGATAGTATCGATGATCCGATCGATGTTAGTGTAGTTGGTCGCAATGGCAATGCTATTCGCTCGCTTCTCTGGGGTCACCGGAACATTGTTCAGTGTCGCCATGATACGGTTAAAGAATGCCACGTTCGTCTGTGAGGGCAAGAGAGAAGGAAGAACGTGTTGACCAATAAACTGTTGGATACGTTCAGCTGTGCCAGCTTCCTTTTCAACCTGCGACTTACACCAACCCCAGTACATTACCGCGAGTAACGGGATGTTGATACTTATAATGACATAACCATCCGCAACGTCAGGTACGTCCCCGTTGGGCAGTGCCATATTAAGATCAGTTAAGGTGTGACGTAACACTTTAAGAGGCTGTTGCTCAGACCAATTGTAGGCCGCGTTATATGCATCAAAGTCATCCGCTACGGAAAGCAGATATTCTTTGTCGCGCAGTCCGTAGAACCACCCTGGGTTCTCTACACTGATTGTGCCGTTAGTTGGTGCAGCAATACCAACACCCATGCAAAGCTGAGGTGACATGTCAATAATGGCATCTCGGTATTTTCTTACATCGTCGTACAAAGGTATGGAGAAACTGCCAACCAACTTAGAAAGAATGTGTTCCGATTTCACCGCATAGCCACTGGTTCTCCAATGACCTTGCAGTCTGACGACATTCTCTTTCCAACGACGGCGTACGGCTTCAAACCCCATATAGAAGTAGCGTGGAGCTTTTCTGGGGTTTGGCGTTTCGAACAACGTATACATGAAACCTCCACCTTAGGTAATTTTTTACACTGACTGCTCTATAATATAGAGAGCTTACTGACCCGCAAGGTCAGACTCTTCTAGGGTTATATAAGTCATTCTAAAAAAGTTCTCCAGATTTTGACATATACTATGTAGAGAAATCTGCGGGTGCCCCTAACCGGGCACAATGCCCTATGGGGTAGTTCCAAAGATTTTTCAAGTATATATTACCTTAGTGGTTGGTATAGGACTAACCGAAAACATTGCAATGTTTAAGGAATGAAAAGATGGCACTTGTCCACGATAAAGATAAAGACCAATCTGAAAAGCCGAAAGTTGAAGAGCCAATTAAGTCTGATGACACCGGACACGTTGGCAGCTTAGGTTCAGCTTTTCTTGATGCGGTAGCTAAAGATAGCGAAACGCATCTGGCGGAGACTGTAGTCAAAACGGCTACTAATCTCAATCAGCAGAAGGCTGCTGCACAACAGCAACCGAAAGAACCCCAACCAGTGGAAGGTGTGTTGGTAGACCGTGCGGAACATCACACTCCGCATGCTGAACCAGCGCGTCAACACCGCGAAACAATCCAGCCCGCTCGCGTGGCACCCGTAGCATCACAAAACACTCAGAACACATATAAAGAGGAAAAGAACATGTCACAGAACTTCGGAACTTACGGTCTGGATGACTCTTACAGCAACATGGATCGTACGCTGGGTCTGAACTCTGGCGCGGTAGACGTCAACGAGTTCAAGAAGATCGCTGAGAACATCATCGACAACGATCCGGCCAGCTCTAAATCAGGCGCATACGGTAAGCCGATGTTCCTGACTCTGGAAGCGGCAACTCTGGGTCTGCCATGCAACGCCCTGGGTGTTGTAATGCACGCACAGAAAGACGGTCGTCGTATCCCACTGCTATTCACCCTGCTGATGGAAAGCGCAGAGCCGCTGGAGCGTCGCAGCTACAACATGGGCAACTACAGCATCCAGATCGCATCTGTAACCGGCGATATCTTCAACGATGCGGTAGCGCAGCTGATCACCAGCCACGTCCAGCGCGTGCTGAACACCAAAGAAGCAGTACTGTCTGCCGGCGTTAACGTCGTACCTAAGTCTCTGGACCTGAAAGATCCGGAAAACGCTAAGTACGTTCGTAACCTGCTGTTCTTCGCACTGGGTGCACTGAACACCGCCGCTGACGTGCGCTTCGGTTCTCAGAAATTCCTGAGCCTGGTTAAACCTCTGGGTGATGGTCGTTTCGAGAAGATCGCACAGACTCTGCATGCTCAGGCTGTCTGGGGTGCTCGCGCAATGGAAACCGCAGCTGGTCTGCCAATCCGTTCTGACGTAGTGCTGCAAACTACCATTCGCTCTGGCAACAAAGCGACTGCCAACCTGACTCAGAACGTAGCTACCCGTCCGGTAACTGCACTGGCCGCGTTTATCGATCTGGTGTACGCACCACCTCGCATGGACAACAACGGTCAGCAGACCTACGCAAGCTACGGCATTCCGCAGAATGCGAAAGTAGTATGGTTCCCACGCATGGTCATCACGCGTAACCGTCCAATGGGCAAAGTCATCAACGTCGGCGAAATGCTGCTGACTCTGGCGACCTCCACTGTTCTGGGTTCTAACTACAACTGGATCAATGCGTTCCAGCCTAAGCGCGGCGTCGAAGATATTCACGACATCGGTGCTCTGGGCTACGAGCATGAGTTCGTACCTGGCCAGCGTGCTAAGATCGATACTCAGGATAAATCCTTCAACCTGCCTGACTTCCTGAACCACACTGTGGAAGATAACCTGCTGTACAGCATGGATATCGAAGAAGCTGGCGACCTGACCTGGATGGAAGCTGCGCTGCTGGCGTGTGCGGACAAAGGTCCTGAAGGTGAAGCTGCTCGTTCGTACATCCGTCGTGCTGCTGATGCACTGACCGGCAATGCGTTCTCTCGCCACTTCGGTGAGAACAACAAGATTGTTGCAAACGAAGTAACCCGCGTACACCTGGGTCACTATCCGGACAACGATCAGCTGGTTGACCTGCGTAACATCGACCACCTGGCAGTTCTGAACCAGACCGGTAAGAACGGCAGCACCATTGCTCAGAAATGGGCTAATGCGATGGCGAGCTACAACGGTAACGAAGCGCTGTCTCTGGAAGAGCGTGAGAAGATCATCATGGAGCTGGTACCTAACGCAACCATCACTGGTTACGCTAACCGTATCACTTTCAACGCACACTTCCTGTACGCGCTGGCTAACGCAATCGCTGAATG